TAATTAAGTTTTGATTGATTGTTGTTGTAAATTTAATTACGCCTGGTGGATATCCTGTTTGTGGAGTTTGTCCATCAAAGGATACTGCATCACTTGATACGTCTCCTAACAATTGGAATGTCGTTGGGCTTGAAAGTTTTGCGGCTGATCCGGTAATGCTTCCTGATAATGATCCTGTAAATGCACCGTTAAAACTTCCTACAAACTCTTGTGCATAAATGTTTCTAAACCTACGGGTGACTGAACCAATATCATACAATGCATCAGCTGTATTATTACCGGGTAATATTACTGCGGCTGTTGTAGGGTTCCCATCAATATCTAAATAATTAATTAATGTTTGACCGTATGTTGAAATATCATCTGTAAATGTAGATGTTGAATTAATATTTAAAGTAGTTGCTGTTACTTCGCCGTCGATTGTAGCATCTCCGCTTGCTATAATATTGCCAGTAACATCTAATGCTTCTTGTGGAGCAGTATTGTTAATACCAACTCTGTTAGTGGAATCAACACGGATTACGTTTGTAATTGTACCGTTTGTTTGAGTTAAACGTATATCAAGATTACCACCACTAGCCTTAGAGTATAAAACTGCTGAGTTTGATGCCGCATCAGTTGCAACGTTAAAACTTAGGTCACTTCCAACTGTAATGCCGCCGTTAGCTCTTACACCAATTGTAGCATTTGTAATGCTTGATACATCTGTTCTTAAAAAGTTTACGGCAGCAACCGTTGCGTTATTGATTACTAATGCGTCGGCTTTGCTGGCTGTTCCCCAAAATTTTGTAGGTGAACTTGTACTCGTAGTATCAACTGTACTAATGTTTAAACCTTGACCAATCGTTTCAAATCCCGTAATTAATAATTTAGGAGTGAAAGATTCTTTACTCAATATTGCTAATCTATAATTATTAGCATACAATGTCATTACACTATGATCAATATTATTAATATCAACAATAGTTTCTACGTCAGGACCTGTTTTAGCTCCCGAACTATATTGAGGGCCAATTAATAACCAATTTGATCCAGAATACACATGGAGTTGTTGGGTATTTGTATTAACCCATAAGTCTCCGACAATACCAACGCTAGGTGCAGTTGTTGCTTTTTTAACACTGCCGGCTGCGGTCCACTGTGTTCCATCATATACTTTTAATAAATTAACACCGGGACTATTATCATACCACAACTGACCTTCAACTGCATTTACTGGTGCAGTGTTTTTTGCAAAATTTTCTAATAAATGTAAAAAGTTTTCACCAATGACCCTTGAATATCCTGGATAATTCTTGCCCACAAATGTAACACTTGTATCTGTATTAAGAGATTGGTCTTCTACAATAATTGGTGGCTTACTTGGATTTGTGGTTTCTGTATGTTGAACTTTATAGCTCATGTTATACTCCAACTAAGCCAGTTAAGCTCTGAATTCGAACGGTGTAATCAATTTGTATTAATCGATTTAAACTTTTTAATACAGGGTGAAAAACAACGTGAGTTAACAATAGCCCATCAGTTGTTCCTGTCGAGTCAAAACTTTTTAAACCTAATTCATCAAAAACAAATGAACTTTCATTATTATTAGTATTATCAAATGCTTGTTGGCCGTTTGGTTCGCCGTAGTCTAATAAACAAGTAATAAACACGTCAGTGTAGTTTGTACCAGTAACATGTCGAGTTTCTATGTAATTTCTTGTCGGATCAGAATTTGTGCTAGATCTGTCATCTACAACCTTAGTGTAGCTTTCATTATATAAACTGGCATTTGATCCAGAACTATTGGGAGTTAAGTAAGTAATAATACCAGTTGGGTCAACTGCTGTTCCGCCGTTACCAAATGCCATTTTATAAATAAATCCCTGGCCGCTGTTAGCTAAACTTTGTGCTAGTGCAATACTAATATTTTCATAGTGGACAGCATTTCTTTTATTGATAAAAATCTCGCCAGACTCTGGATCATGTATTTTAATATGACCTTCTAAGTGTATTCCCGTTGTATCTTTACTCTGCATAATGCTCTCTCTTTATAGTATATTTATCTAGTGCCATAATCTGCTAGTTTAATTGAACGTTAGCCCCTACTTCTTACCCGTACACGAGGGTATACAGCACCTGTTGCACTTCTAAGTTTATAAGTATTTTGGGAAGAAACATTGCCCGTTAGCTGTCGTTCTAATTTATAAAACAAATATCTGTTATTTGATTCCGAACCCAGTGATGTATAATCGCCGGCGCCGCCGCCTGTTGACGCTATCTGTGATTTTTTAGAAGATGAAATTAAGTATAATAATGCTTCAGCGTGGGTTAATGTTGGTTGTTGTTCTAGCAAACAAGCAAGGCATCCAGTAACTTGCGGTCCTGCCATGCTAGTTCCTGAAATAGATCCTAATTTATAACTTGAGTTTCTTGGATCATTTGCTAGTGTAATGCCAAACTCTGATGCGGCAGTAGTATCGTATACTGCGCTAACAATGTTTTTACCTGGGGCGTAAATAGATACTCTAGATCCATAATTAGTAAAATTTGTTTTATATTCTTGCGTTACCGTATCGGTTGCCCCTACCGAAATTGCATTATCGCTATTTGGTGAAGATCCTCTAGAATGATAATATGTGCCGCCGCCAATTACCATACTATTATTATAATCTTGAGATGATGTTATTGCAGTTGGCCAATAGCTGTTACCTGCACTAACTACTACTATCACTCCATCAGCAATTGCATCCTCAACGTCGGCATCTAAAGCGGCATATCTTGCAGGCATTCTGTAAAGATAAGTGCCGGCGGGCACTGGTACACCGTTAGCTTCTAAGGTAGTTTTTTTAGTTGCATCTATTCCTGTAACTGCTGTAGTATTTCCTCGATAAGTTGCCGATGTAATTCCGCTGAGAGAAATGTTACCATATGAATATCCCCAACTATTATTGCACACTGTCGGATTACGTCTTCCAGTAGCTGGATTTATTGATTTCTTTTTATGAAACTCTCTTATATAATCAAAGATGAATACAGACCAGTCAATGGTGGAGCCAGGTGGGCCGTTGCCGCCTGCATAATTAAATTCCATATTATAAATGTTTGCATCTCGAGCCCATCCTTGGGTATTTCCTGCACAAGTTCCGGCAGTATGAGTTCCGTGATTACTAGAAATACTTGTGTAGCTATATGTGCCAGTAGTAGAATATCCTAAACTTGCACTATGTTGGAACCAATTATATTGTATAGCTCTTGAGCCACCCGTTCCATCAGTATTGACAGCAAACTCCGGATGGTTAAAATTTATGTGAGCATCAACTACTACAACGTCAACGTTTTTACCAGAACTGGTTGTAGAAACTGTTTGCGTTGTTTGTGTAAATGCGCCATTGGTTCCCCAATTAGATAAAGGTGTACCGGCAGTAACTCTATATAATCCCCAATTTTTATCGTTAGTATCGATAGTTGCACTTTTTTCAAAGTTACCAGATTGTGTCCAATGTGGTAGTGCTTCAAATCCTAATGCACTTGGCAATTGTTCTACTGCCAATACTCGCGGATCGTTACGCAATTGTTCGGCTTCGTCTTCGGTAATAAGAAAATGCGTGTTCCTACTAATTTCTCTACGTTGAGTAACAACAACTTGTCTATCAGGAATATATAAATCGCCGCCTAACGTTTCCATATCGTCAAGCAAAGATGTAGCATCTTCCATTGTTTTAGCAGTTACAATATATTCTATTAAATCAGACATATTAATCCTCAATTTTTAATACAGTTAATGTTACTGTAATTGTAGTAGACGATACACCCTTATTAACAATCTTGATAGGAATACTAGTTGTTGGCGTTCCTTCATTACTAAAACCAATTGTACCCGGACTAATTACAATAGTTTCTGCTCCAGTTGTAATAACTTCTGCAACTACCCCTGATCCTGGCAACGGATCAACTGCTTCCGATCTTGACGAATCTGAAGTTCTAGCCGCAGTGTCAGTATATAATGTTACCCAAGCCGCAGAACTAGTTTGTATTTTTAATAATGCATATCCCTTAAATCCAGTTATTGTATATGTTCCGCTAGATCCTGCTGTTAAACTTGCGCTAGTTACACTAGCGGTTGTCCTTGACGTTGTTGGCACACTGGACGATATGACCCCATCAGTTATTGAAATACTGGTTCCGTCCACCTTAACGCCACCTAACACACTTGTTGTTGCTATCGGCAATGTGTAATTTGTGTAGTTGGCAGTGATTACACCGTTAGAAATAGTAATAGTACTTCCATCAATCTTAACTCCGCCTGACATGGAGGTAGTAGCAACCGGTAATGAGTACTGCGTAGATACTAATTGATTACTGCCATTTAATGTAATAGTACTTCCATCGATCTTAACTCCGCCCAATACAGTTGTACTAGCAGTTGGTAATGTATACGTGGTATAGTTAGCAGTAATTATTCCGTTGGTAACTGTAATTGTGGTGCCGTCTACTTTAACACCCCCTAATGTTCCACCACTACCAACACCTGCTGTTGGTAATGTGTAGACAGAATCGTACAACTCTGTAAAGTTTTCGTTGATCTTTGTGCCGGCAATACGAAGAGTATCTCCATTCCCGTCATTTGCCGATATTCCTGTTTGAATAAGTTGTTGCGCCATCTTTTATCCTTGATCAAATGTTATAGTTGTGCTGTCAAACCCTGTTGATGTACTATCAAAAGAAGTTGTAATGATTGGTGTAACAGTACTTATCTGTTTCATACTAGTATACCAAATGCCGGGCTCAGCTTTTAAGAATCCAGCAACCTTATTATCAGTATATAAAATATTTCTTGTTGAGTCCCACGCAATGCCGGTGCGTTTTGCTACAGTAACTCGAGTACCAAACGCAACAGGCACTGTTAACTCAACTGTTTTTGTTATATTGTTAACTGTAAACTCTTCGTCAAACTCAACATCACCTTCGGGACTTTCTGGATGAACATCAACACTATAAACTTTGTACGGATTTTTCTTTAATCGAATCCCACCTGCAAATACTTCAACAGCTGATTTTGCTAGTTCCAATGATTTACTTAAGGACATTGATGTTCCTAAATATTCCCATGTTGTATCAAAGTTTCCAGGAACAAATGTTAAGTTTACAGTATTAGTTCCATTTGATATAACGTTGTCAATAGTTAGAGTGTCAGTATAAGGTATAGTTTCGCCTGGCCCGATATCTTGAGCAAATGCACCTGCGTTGTGTACTAATGGGGTGCTGGTTCCTAATGTTCCTCGGCGGAGCTGACGTAAAATATTTCCAGTAATTTCAAAATACTCAATGCGTTCGCCTCGTATTTCAACTACGCCAGGTTTATTATTTAATTTATTAGGCAAATCAAAGTTAGTAGCATCAATTAGGAAAATTTCCACATCATTGTATTTTAAATCTCGTAACAGTTGCGTTTGTTTATTAGCACTCAATCTCTTAAAGTGTGTTCTGTTTAACATATCTTTAAATTGCATATATGCAATTCCAGATACTAGCACATTGTTACTATATGTCATAATGGAAATTTCATCGCCCATGTTGGGTTCATCTGCTAATTTAACAAATTGTTTATCAGAAGTAAGTTTAAAATCTATACTTGGTGTTAATAATGTATTATTTTTAGTTACCCAAACATAACGCTCATCAATAACTGCTCTATCTAATTTAATAACACCGTTAGTAACTCCAACATAATTGTAATATTCTAAAGTATTAGGAGTTGCTACAATATCAGTAGTTGCAGTTACAGTAGTTCTCTGGATATCTAACACGTCATGTTTATATGAACTAATAACTTCAACGGTATCAGATTCTGTATATATTTGGTTGAATACAATTCGTGGTTGGGTATTATTAACACCTGGCAAATATATATAACTTTGTCCTAAATTATCTCTATTTGGAACTATACTTACAACCAATGTCTGTCCTAAATATAAATCTCGTACACGGCGGTTAATTTTAACATTTATTATGCTTAGATCAATTGTAAAATCTGGACCTAAACGTAACATGACATCACCAACATAAACTACAATGTCTGTAATATTTAATGTATAAGGTTTAAATTTATTTTCATCAATAATGTAAGTTAATTGTTGTCCATTTTTTCCGCCAACTTTATAATAACTGTTGTTTGCCGCTGGTAATATTTCTTGGTTTACTCTAACAATCATATTAGATTCTACAGGTTTAGAATCACCTATTTTATTTTCTAAAGAATAAGTCGAAGTACCTAATGGGGTGCTTAATGGAGGCGGACCAAGATTTTCTCGACCGTCAGTAGCAATTTTTTCAGTTGTTGTTATTGCAAATGTTTGTTCTATTCCGCTAACCACAATAAAATTAATTATTGAATTAGCTGGTGGTGGAACATTAAATCGTAAACCTGTTCGTTTATTACTTTCATAACTTAGATCTGTTTCAAATAATTCAACTGATGTAGGAACCCCGTCAATATATACCAACGAAGTAAGGTCTGACAGCCACGGCGCTTTAGTAATAAATTCTTGTGTAGTGCCATTACCAACAAAATAATCAAGATCTAAAATGTTTGTTCCACTAAATCCAAAACTATAAATTGTAACAATTTGTTTTGCTGCCGGTGCAACATTGAATATTATCTTATCGTTAACAAAATTAACATCGTAATCACCGATAGTTGTTGGCGGTGGGGGTGTTAAAATTGTGCGGCGTACATCTTTAATTTCATTATCTACTTTTACAATTACTGCTTGACTGCTGTTAATTTGTTGACCAATATTAAATTCGTATGTGATTCCGTCAGCAACATAGTTATTAACTTTAATATTCGCTGAGCCAGTTGTTGGCCTATCATATACCTTAATTGAAACTGCATCAAATACATGTCCCGGAACAACTTCTTCAGTTGCCGGACTACTTGTTGGTGTTACAAAGCCGTCACCGTCGACGATGATGTCTTCTGCGCGAAGACCGGTTGCACTTTGGTAAGCTAAGTCGCCGCCAATTAATGCTGTGTCATAATCATTTTCTTGAGGTTTAATACTACCGTCGCTAGTATTTTTACGTAAGATAAACTTATCACCTGCATTTACTTGGTAAGAACCATCAATAGTAATTGTATCGTCTTCGTCGTTTCCAACAAATGTATCAATAATTGCTGTCGGAGTTATTAATCTCCACTTGCTTGATGTATCTGTTAAAAAGTCCTGGGACGAGGTGTGTACTGTTTTACATACATATCTATTTGTTTTAACAGTAACAACATTGCCAACTATATAACTATTGCTTGGTAGCCAATCACCTAAACTAACAGAACTGTATTCTGGATCATCTAAACGAATAGAGTCTAGAGGTGATGTAATTATTATAGTAGAATTATTGGTAGCGGCTTCGGTAAGTGTTAATAAACCAATAACATTAATTGTATAGTCAATATTCTTCACTAACGGTTTTCTAAATGTAATGTTAGTTCCACTGGCAATGTCATCAAACAAAATTTGATCTAATTTCAGCGTTGTGCCATTAACAATACTTTCTACTCGTGTACCATAACTAAACACTCCGGATAATGCCGTTGTTACAACATCCCCTTCTTTAACTACGCTAGTGTTAGGAATGATTAATGTTGTATTACCTTTAATGTTTAATGCGGTAGTAGTAATTGTATAATCAACATATACTGATAACGATGTAGCATATGGATCGTATTGGTAATCGAGAATAACACCATTTGACACATATTCTACGCTGTATTGTTTGATATAATACAAGTTAATTATAGTACCAGCTTTGGGAATATATGGTAATGTAAAGGAGTGTGTATTGGCTGCAACTGTAACAATGTAATCATCGAACGTAGAGTCTGCACTATCCCATTTGTCATTATTAAATGGTACACTATCCCATCCTTCAGTTTCTACTAGGCTTAATCCGTTTATAATTACGCCGCCGTAATCAACACCTGTCATCAACTGAGACAAGTCTTTACCAATGTCACCCGATGATGGGTTATAAAAATATTGGATACGATCAGCGGCATTTAATAATGACCAATCTTTAATGTAATTTACAACTACAACAATATTTTTCTCAATGGCCTTGTCAAAAGTGATTGATCCTGCATAAGATGTATAACCTCTAGCTGTTGATTTTACTATTTTTAATTTATAATCATCCCGTAACACGCTTACACCGTTAACAGTAACTACTGCTTTACCGATCCTTACGTCAGGTGCCCACTTTAATGGAAATTGTAAACGACTTCCGGTTCCTACAAATGTTTCGGTTTCTTCTAATTGTGTGATAAAATAATTTTGTGTTAGTCGATCAAATTTTATTTTAATTAAATTAGAACGGACAAGGCTATCTCCAATTATTGCAACTGCGGTAGCTGAGACTCCGCCTTCTGCTAATCCACCTTCTATTAGTACAACGGGTGCTTTTAGATATCCAGAACCTTTTGTTAATAAAATTATTCTATTAACTTTTCCATTGGCTATTAATGCTCGAGCACTAACACCGCTACCTGAAATATTTGAAAATCTTACAACTGGTTCCATACGATATCCAGAGCCGCCATCAACTAATTTAATTTCAGTTACTGTGTATCCAACATTGTCAACCCAGTGCTTCCACGGATATTCTTGTATTAATGCGTTTTGTTCTACTTGGATAACATCATCTATTACTCTAGCATCAATTACTTGTAATGCACCGTCATAGTATACTGGTTGTATATCAAAATCAGTTATAGACAACTGACTCTTATCAGTTTTAGAGTAAGAACTAACATATTCTCTAACTTTTGTTCTATAAGGTTTGACTTCGGAAACATATGATTCAAAATCTGCTAGGTTATCGCTAGAGTATGTTATCGGTTGTTTAAGTTCGCCAACATTGTGCTGAGCTTTTACAAAACTTGTTTTAAAAATCCAGTCAATATAATTTTGTTCAACAAATGCATACTTAACTGAAGAAAAGAATAAATCTAAATATTGCTGGCGTAGTGTATCAATTAAAATATTATTTTTTAAACAAGTTAAAATATTTCTAAGCTCAATAGATGCAGAATTGTCAAATATATTTCCGTCATACACTGAACCATCGTATCCGTAACTTGTGTTAGTAAAAGTATACAATGAAGAATTAAATTGTATAGTTCCGTTTTGAACTCCAACAATTTCGTAACTTTGTGTCCAATCTACTGACATTGAGTCGGCATACTTTCTTAGCAATAGCCAGGTGCCTTCACTTGTAGAATTTATTTTAACTAGCTGTCCAATTGAGGTTTCTACTGCATTTAATTCTACAAAAGTTTGCACTGAATAATTTACTAGAGAATATGCATTATATCCCGTTGCATACCAGTCAATGTAATTCCAGTATTTTCTAGTATCATAGCTTTGTGATCGAATTCTAGACCATTGGAATGTAGAAAGATCATATGAATATATACTCCATGTGCCTAATGCTTGAGAATCAGAATGCACTAATGCACAGTAGGATCTCAATGTCATAATTGTTGCATCAGTATACCCTTCACCCGATGTGATGACTGTTACACCTGTGACTTGTCCTCTAGTGTTAATAATTGCTTTTATTTTAGCCCCTACGCCGTTGCCTGATATATCAACATATGGTGCGTTAACATAACCATTACCTTTTGAAACAATAGTAACTCCAGTTATTGCACCATTAACAATTATTGGTATTAATTCTGCTATTTTAAATCTTCCTACGTTTGCAAAACGTAACTCAGCATCGGTATCAAATACTACATCATATAATCCTAAATTGATATTCGGCTCAAGGTCATGCGATTCTAATAAACTAATATTCTTTTGGCCTATGATCTGTTCGGTTGATAAACCAATGTTTACTTTTTCAAATAGTTGTTTTAAGGCTTCAAATCGATTAACAAACATACTCTGGCGAGGTCTATTTTCAACACCATATTTAATTTTTGGTGCTAGCACTGGATCAGGTACTAGTCGTCCTTGCTCGTCCTTACCACATAGACTATCAAACCATTTTAATTCAATGCTTTGAGGCAATATAGTAGTTGGGTTTCTACTGATAATTTTCCACTGACTATGTACGCTTTGATTTTGGTGGTCAGCTATCCAGTATTGTACTGATAATACCACATTATTGTCTTCTAGCAACGGACTAACGTTTACAAGGCTAAAAGAATTAGTTCCAGTAATTGCTAAAAACTTATATCCCTGTCCACGTGGGTTTGCAATTAGCTCTGATACATCTTGTGCAGATATATGTCTAGTAGCAATGTTTGGAACTGTTGCTTTATTTTTAACCCAGTAGAAATATGTATTTCTAAATGACTTGCTTACATTATCATATTTTTTCTCAACACTATACACTGAATTATCGTATAAGGTTGTGCCGCTGATGCCAAGTGTTATTCCAGTATCAGTGTCAGCTTGTGCATTCCAACCTGCTGGCAATAAAGATGATTCTACCCACTCATATATGTCAATGCTCGAACCCGGAAACAATGTATTCCAAGAACTATTTCTATAAACAGTGTCATTGTCGTGACTATCTAAGAATTTAACAGTACTTAGATCCCACCATAATGCGCCAACATGCTCTTTAGTCCAAGCCATACCGTCATCAACATTAACTGCACTATTACCAACACTATAAGTTGCTGGGTCATAAAATGTTTTATATTTGATCTCTTGTTCAGAAATACCTGGAATTTTTCCTTGTACTGGATCTATAACATCAAGGTATGTAATTAACTTGTTGGTTTCTTTATTGTATAAGAATGCTGATTTAATTTTAGTTAAATCTACTTTTTTAATTTCTTTATGTAAAATTTCCCAACTGTATCTATTTTCATACTTGCTATATTCATAGATTACGCCGGCAGCTTTTGTACGGTCAATTGCACTAGGTGCACCAACAAATACATGGTTAGCTCCAATTGCTACGCTGTAACCGTATCGGTCATCGGCTGTATTATCCATTGGCAAACTTTCGCTAAACACCCAATTATTGTTGTATCTGTCATACACATCAACACGGCCACTATCTTTGTGTTGAGTTGAGAATGATGTTAACTTGTCATCAAATATTGTTTCGCTAGCATCAAAAGTTGTCGCCACCGATGTATTTGCGGCAGCACTATAAACAACCAATGTATTATAATTGTTCATGAAGGAAATCTTGCTACCAAAATATCCTGCATCTTCAGGTGCAATATTTGTTAGTGACTGGGTAATGGTATACTCATCATTAGATTTTTTATAAATGTATACTGCACCTTGATCTACCTTAGTATTGTCTGCTAATATTGATGAAATTCCAACGTACTCTGCATTATCAGAAATTGTTAAACTATATCCAAACTCTAAATCATCACCTGTTATAGTCTGATCATGTATCGGCATTGCATCTGGTATGATTTGATAAACAAATACTTTTTTATCCTGAGGTGCTGAAACTACTAGTGTAGAAGAATCATTGCTAACATCTAAACTAAAACCAAATTGTGATCCAACAGTTTCTCCCATAGAGAATCCAAATAAATCTTCGTAACTCCAATCAGTTATTACAAATTTCAATCGGCCGCTTGGCTCCGAATCTGGTGCGGCACTTAGCTTTAGTAGTGTAGGACTTTGTACTTCTTCAACAACCTGCCCGCGTGTAAATCCTGCGCCAACTACTTCCATTCCCGGCGCAACACCGGCAGTAGTGGTTACTTTAATTACGGTATCCAAACTACCTATTGGATTATACAATGCAGTTCCGTACACAGTTTGCCCGTAAGTAAATTGATAAACGCGGCCTGTTTGATTGTCGTTCCCAATTGCCGAAACAAATAACACAGAATTACCAAATGATAGTGCAGATCCAAATAGCTCATTGTCGGTTGGGTCTGGACTTACAAACGTGTTGACTAAAGAATACACTCCGTTACTATCTCTTTTATAGATAGATACAACTCCTTGTTTTGTCAACTCCGACGGAGTTCCTAACCTTCCTACTGTGCCGTCTTCGTTAGTTAATACATTTGAGGCAGTTGGGTTTGCTACTGCAAGCCAAGTACCATCTGAGGACATTGCAGTAATATCTGAATAATAAACCCGATCCCAATAATCTAAATTAGTTGCCGGCGGAGTATTTAATGGTACTGTCTGTGTTGGAACGTACCAAGAATTTATATAAAACACAATATCGTTTACAGAGTATACAGTAATACTGTTCCATATTTTTTCATTATCTGATATAACCGGTTTAGCAATTGTCTGCTTTTGAACCCAAGGTACACTAGGATTATCTTTGCTAAAAATGCTAATCTCACCAGTATTTGTTGATACTGCCGCCACTGATCCGGCTTTGTTTAAACTTATTGTTTGACCAAAGCCTAACCCTTTAGTAGGTGCTTGAGATTTTAATTGTGTTTTCTGATATACTGGATTATATTCCCAAGTAGCCCATAGTCCATCACCGGAATTGTCAGTCCATAATAACTCACCGGTGTTAATTTTTTTAGTGAATACTGTGTCCGCAAGATCGATTGATCCTACTCTCTTTGATTCTAATATAAACACTTGAACACTAGTACCCGGAACAAATTCCTGCCAATCAGGTTGTGTATATTCTAAAATAATTGTGTTAAGGATAGAACTTTTAACTTTATAAAACCCGTTAAACGATACATGTTCAATACCTAAGTAAGTGCCGGGCATCAAGGTTGCTAACTTGTTAATTTCAAGGATTACTTCTTGGTCTGCTCCAACATGGGTTGCATTTACTACTTCAAAAGATGCAGGAGTATATCTAAAGACATCCCAGTCTTTAGGTTTAGGTGCAAATCCTACCCAAACATAATCACCATTATTAATATTTGCAGTATCTTCATTTGCAATATCTTCTATAGTTTTTAAAACTGCACTAACTTCATTAGCTCGAACATAACCAGGACTTCGTAAATAAGGATTGTAATTTTTAACAGTAGCCCATGGATTATTGTTATATCCTACTGGCTTTAAATAAACATCATTAAAAGTCTGGCGGATAATAAAATCAGATAATTCAGGATCGATTGAGGTTACTAGTTCAAAACCTTGAGGATTGTTTTTAAATTGTGATTCGTCTAAAATAAATTCAATATTTTCAAATGCAGAGCTTGCGCCATACTGTCCAACTCGAATTGCCCACTCTTCGTGGAATTTTAAACTTTCTTCGCCTTCAACACTCAGTACATCAAACAATTTATTTAAAACGTTTTGTGTACCCTTTTCAATAATCATACCTTGGTAGAATTTAAATTCACTAACATCATCTTTAATAATGTTTTCAAGGTATTGACGTTTTTGGTATCCAATTAAATGCTGAGCCATTTTTTGCTGGCCTACATCAAAATTGTCACTATCTAGACTATAAAAATCGTTAAACTGTTCTGCTTTATAGCTCCAGTTAGGCAACAAGGCAGGTTTAGGTTTGCCTGCTAGTTTAATCCAACTAACATCATTAAATTCTGCAGTTCCCGGAACTTGAGACTTAGCACTATAATAAAATTCTTTATACTTAACAATATCACCCAATGCATAGTCAGTCCACTGTGCCCACTCTTGTACCTTAGCTTGGTCAAATATAAATCCAGGAGCATCAAAAGAACCGTACCAGCCAGTACTTACATAACTAGAAACTGTTATGCGCTCTTGTCTATATCCGCTTTCTGGATTGTAGATTGTATCGTTAAACATTGTAGTATTCTTAAGAAGAATAACTTGTTCTTTTTGCACAAGGTAAAATGATACACCAAATATACCGTCTGAACCGTCTGGGGTATAACTTACCGCATTATCAGATCTGTAAGAATTTAAAAAGGTAGGGGCAATTGGTGATCCGTCAACTTTAAAAATTTCGTAACCGTTAAAAGCACTTTTAATATCATCAACTACTGTATATGGCACTGAGAAATTAACACTATATGCCGCCGGACTTAAACTAATAACACTACTACCAACAGTAGATAACCCATCTAACTTTTCAAAATCATCATCTATAAAGATTGAAGATCCAGGACTAAGTCGAATAGCTTGATAGTATTCTCCATTGTATTTTATAATTTCTTGATACTTAGTTTCTACATTTGGAAGCCAATCTTGCCACTTGTCTTGACTGCTAGCCCAATTTTGAGTTGTCCAGAATAGGAATTCTTTTGCGCTAGTTTCCCAATTAGTTACAGCTTCTAATGTTGTGTTAAAATTATCAAATATAAATCCTTGGTCTTTTAAACATTCGCCGTAGCCTAACAAAAAGTCAACAACTTCTTGTACAGTTCTAAATTTAGTACTATATGGAATTGTTATTACCGTTGTTCGATCCCATACTGTTCTAAGGGTTGCTTCTCGACCGCCGACAACAGGAAGACTTGCTAGCGCCTGGTAAAATTTAGGTTCAAATACATCAATAGTTAGGTGAGTTGAATTTGCTCTATAATAGCGATTGTTATACTTTACAATTTTACCGGATGCATATTGCTGGTTAGCTGTCCAAGATGAAAATTCTTCAGAAATACCACCAACATTAATTGTTGGGCCATCTTTAAGATATGGATAATATTTAAAATACGGTTGTGTTTTGCTGTAACCTTTTATGTCGTATCCGTTTGGTAACCGCGTAATAATTACACCGCTATAAGTAATTTTTTTAACAGGACTACTTATATTTAAAATTACATCAAAATCTTCTTGCGGTATAAAAATTCCGCCGGTGCTTGTTGCTGATTTACTATCCAGTAAGAAATTAAATTTTTCTTTACTAGTAAACGCACCTAGTCGATAACTTAGTTGGGGGTTAATATTTTTTAAATTATACTGAAATGCATTATATGATCTTAAATTATCACTGAGTATATAGTCTACAATATAATTAATTAAACCGGCAGTTTGCACTCTACTTGTACTAGAATAAATGCTCGGTAATACTACAGATGCTGGAGAGATCCTTAATCCAGTATCTTTATAAACTAACTGGCCTGTTAAGTTTCTAATAATTCTTGATCTATCTAATATTAGTCCTATCACTTTAGCTGGGGACAATAGTAGTATAGTAGATAAAAATCCAAAAGGATAATAACTGCTTCTGCGCCATGCTGATTCAACCGGGCTTACATCACCAAATACATAATCAGCATTGTTTTCAATTCCACTACCATTAGCAATGCCTGCATCAATAGGACTAATTATATTCCCGTTTTCGTCAACAGGAATATGATCTAGTAAAAAAGGTCTAACATATTTTGTTAATTGAACAACCGGCTTGCCTGGTTCTTTTACCAATCCCTCACTAAGGTCTTGCCATAAAATCTTGTTATCACTTGTATATGGGGCTGGGCCATACACTGATGTCCACCACACTGGCTCTAAGGTAAACCCTAACATCTCCCATGGTGCATTATTAGGGCGGTCAGTGTCTAGCATCCATCGATATACTCCTCTCCAGTAGCCAGGAATTTGCCTACCATCTGGTGCCGCATACCCCTTGTGATTATAAGTTAATGGATTAATTTTATCATACGACAACGGCTTAGTAAAATCTTTGTTAACTAATCCCGTCCATTTAAAAAATTGTGGGGCTAATGTTTCGTTAAAATCTGCTAAACTGTAATTAGTTGTTCTAACATAACTAGGATCAAAATCGTGTATGTTAAATATAGTTGTATCGTATTTTACTTTGACATTATTAAAGATACGCTTTTCTAATTCTAAAATTAAATCGTCACGGTAATCGCCATATGATAACACTAAACTGCCATCGTGGCCTTGTATCATTGTTCTCGGTGTTATAAGACTTGTATCAACAAAAATCTTTGGTTCATACTTTGGCCATATTCCTAATTTAGTAGGCGTTTGTGGAATAAAGCATCCGTCGGTATTTTCATATTCGTAAACAGTAATAGTATCGTCATTTTGTAAATTAACGCCATCTGTAATTTCAATATACCCTTGATCGTTAAATGTATAGTCCTTATCAAATAACATCTGAGTACCATTTAAATAAACATATACTGCTTTATTTGATAATTCATCTAAATTAAATACTGCACTTAATGGATATGTTTTTATCCTATAATCAATTACTGTATAAGAATTATATATGTTGGCGCCTGAACCAACCATATCACTAAAATAATAAGCCGATGTCTTTGGAACATCTTTGTTAATTTCTTTTAAAATTAAATTAACTTGGGTTATGGGGTTTGTATCGTGTATCCCAATTGTATCAATGATTGATATAAAGTTTCTTTTAAATTTATTATAATCTTCTTTAGATTCATCTAGTGCTTTAATAATGTTATTTTCTTGGCTTGTAATGTGATACAATGATAAGCCTAGAGGTCCGCTATGTTGTACAAATTTTGTACCGTAAGCAGTAGTATTACCTAAGTCTCTTAAGTTACCTGCGCCAGGATAACTACCGTTAAAGTTATTTAGATTATCAACAATTGATCCAACGTGGTCAATTACTTCACCTAATGTAAATTCAGTTATCTGATTATTCATTGGGTTATTTTGTAAGTTTAACGGAACTTCATAATAACCATTTTGATTAATTGGTTGTCTTGCAAAAGTTTTAATTGTTAATACATCTGCTGGCTTAATATTAGTAGTCAATACTACTTTCTTATAAACAGGGCCGGAAACAACATCCCAGAATTCTTTATCTAAACGAATACCGTTAATGTATACCTTAACTACTAAATCACCTAAATCATCTTTATTGTCAAATGTGTCAATATCAAAATTATTTAAAATTTGTACTTGTTTGCCACTTATTGTCTTGTATGTATTTTTATAAATTCTAACGCCAGCTTGGTATTCAGTGACTTCTGATTTTTTCCATCCGTTAGTATAACTTATAATACGTGTTTCTGGAGAGATACGTGTTAAAAATCCAATGTCGGTATTAACCGTAATAACATCTACTAATTGTTTGTATCGAAAAGTGTCAGTTAGTATATTAAAATTAAAAACAATGTCACCAATATTGTTAATATTTTTATAAGAAAGTGCAAATCCTAAATTAGTATCGCTAGTTCCTGAACCAACTTTATAAGAAAATAATTTAGTTCCTACAAATGTTGACCCTTCATATATACTAGTATCTCCGTAGCTAACTTTATTGTTATCTACAATATCAAAGAGAGGGGCTTGATTTAAACTAGTTTTTTGTTGTCCTTTAATCCATGTTGATCCGTTAAACCAATACGATTGTCCTTGATTAATAACACCTTGTTTAATAATTGCAACTTGATACTCAATTGGTTCTTCTTCTAGAACCAAATGGATTTGTCTACTACCAGAATTTAAACGCTGGACGTCAATAAACTCAACACGGTAAATTTTATTTTTTACAAACTCGTCAGTATCAGCCGTAAATAAAATTCGGTGGCCGTTAACTAATGGGGTGCCGTCAACATTGTAACCAAATGCACCTTCAATTGTAGAAAACACATCTGTAGTATAATTATCAATTAAATCAACATCTATAGTTGCAGTTAATCCAAAATTAAATAATTTCAATCCTGCTTCAAATTCAATGATAGGTCGGACTGCTCTAGCAGTCTGGTCTAAATTTGGTACTTTGTTGTTATAAGTAGAACTTGCATTTATAACATCTTTATGGAACCAACGATTGTAACGTGTCCATGGATTTCTGTCAGGGCTTGCTCTATTAATTATAATATAATCGCGGGTTCCAGCAAATGCAGTTGCATCACTAAACGGTAAATTATCAAATGGTGTTGTATCAAACAACACCGATTCAGATGTAGTATATGCACTAATTAATTCTAAATCGGATTCCTTAATTAAATTAATTTCTGCGCCAACACCCTCAACATAAAATTCTCCGGACGCATATTTTTCAGGGCTAACGTTTCCAATAAATTTAACTTTCATGCCGTTACTAAGTGGCGTGCCGTTAGGAAGTGTATATGATTTCTTTCCTGAAATTTCAGTGTCTACATTAATTCTAGTGTTTTCGTCAATTGTCTTAACATGAATAACTCCACCTAGATTAATGTCGCTTTCGCTAACATAGTATAAAACAGACGGAGCGTCATGAGGCATTGTAAAAGTAATTGTGCCTTGCTCGACTGCAAAATTAGTTATTCCGTACGGTTGGTATCTATCTAACGTGCCGGCGGTTCGCTGTGTTTTAATACTAAAAGGATTTCCGGGGCTTGCAATGTCAAACGTATATGTTTGTCCCTTAAATAATGTTAGTGTTGGATTACGGGTTATTCCATTAGGTGTGAATATGTATTCATAACTATCACCTTCAGACTCAAGAGTTACTGTGTATGTACTAGTGATGGCCTGTTGTTGTCCTGCAACGTTAATAACATCAGGACCAAACGGTAACCAGTAGTAATTTTGAAAGTTAACAAATTTATCCCAGTCGATGTGTGGATCCCAAGAATAAAATTCTTGTTCGTTTACAACTGAGTGATTCTTTGTATTACTACCAAAAACAGTGAGTTGGTTAATATAGTCTTGATAATCTTTAAAAAACGTTACATTGTCTAATGTATCTTTTACAACTAACCCTGGCTCTAATTGATAATTTTGCCTGTTAGGAGTTACTGCATTAATAAAAATATCATCAGCAGTAGATGCTTTAGCATTCTGTCTACCAATAAATCCATTAATCTTTTTAACTGTACCGTTTTGTATTAACTGATCAACAGTAGCTTGCGTAAATTTCTTATTCGAATCGGTTCTATAAAATCGAGGAAGGAAATTTGCAGATTGATTTTTATTGTTTGGATTAATACTATCAGCCATTTGTTGATCCGTAGGTTGAGCTTGTTACTGTTTGTTGTCCGCTTGCTGTTGAGTTAATCAGTGTTCCGCTAACTGATTTGATTGCACTAGATGTAATTCCTGTGATAATATCAATATCGTTTACTGATGCTCCGTTAACAAACAACTGGTCATTTGCTGATTTAATTTCAAATAAACTACCAAAATTAAGACCAGACTGTCTAGGTACTATAACAAAATTAGAAACATATGGGGCTAATTGATTTACCACATAGGTTGATAATTCTGTAAAATAAAACGTATCGCCAAACTCCCAATTTTCTAAAGCAAAAAATTGATTAATAGCTGTAATTGCTCTTGACTTAATATCGTTATCTGAAATTACTTGTCCTGAATTTTTTACAATTTTAAAAGATACTCTCACATCTGCATCTGCAAGTGGCCCAAATAAAATTTTATAACTTACTGGATGATACACTATTTCATCGCTGATAGATTTAATAGGATCTAACGTAGGAGAAATAATATCTGATAATTCATCCGAGCTCGGTGGTAGTGGCTTAGAAGTAATTGCACCAGATAGCCACTGCCTAAATTGTGTGTCGTATCGTTTTGTTAAAACATATATGTCAATGATATTACTTGCGCCCGGATCAACTCTTGATTCATAATCTGCACTATGGGTGTATTGGAATTTTAAATTATCTCTACCAACAAACACTTTATAATCTAAACTTGGAATTAATTTTCCAAGTGTTAAATTTAATTGTTTAACAACGCCAGTATCTACAAAATAAAAATACTGGCTATCAGCCCAGTATGTTAACCCGCCAGTAAATGTATATGCATCATTTTCAGTAGGTAGTATTTTAACTTTATCATTAGAATTATTAACATACTTGTAATCTTCTTGCCCTTGGCTAATTAGATATTTCTGTTGTAAAATATATGTTCTTTTTAAAATAGTTAGGTCTGTTTCTGCCACAGAAGGTGGATCAACAATATTTAAAAATAATTCTGGATCGTCAACAACACTATTATCATCACTATCAGCAAACGATACTATTAATTTTTTAGTATCAACATATCCGTCTATACCAATATATTCTGAAACAACATCCCATACTAAATTATTAGTAAAAGAAAGTGTATTTCTAGGTTTAGTATTAATACTCAATATATTGATGTTATCTTTAACAACTGAATTAGATCTACTATCATAAATTTTGTTGTTGCTGTCAAAGTAAAATCGTACTTGGGCATCGCTTTCAAATAGGTAGCGTTGCTCTCTACTAGTAATAGTGTAGTATTCGTTATCTGTTGTAAACAATAACATCCAACTGGCATCTTGTTGCTGGTTGGAAATGTCGCCTTGTTTACCTAAACTAAATTTTGAAATTATATTTAAATTTGATTCAAACACTATCTTCCAGCCTGGAGTAGGAGATGGCGTTGGATCGTATCGAATACCAAACGGCTTGTTTGCAAATATTAAATCAATCATCGAAGTAATTGTTGTACTTTCAACAACTGTTCTCCATTTAGGTATAATTTGTGTTATTACTGATGTTGACGGAACTATCCTATTTAATTTAACTGGCCCAAACCCACTAGTAAGCACTCCCTTACCTGCGGCTGTACCGTCGTCGGCAACAGATATTACTTCAGCCCATATATAAGAACTTGTTTCAGGCGCTGCCGGAATAGTTATTGTAACTAATGCATTATTGTTTGTTGTATCAAAATAATATCCAGTCGGTGCTATGAATTTTACCAATGCACCGGGCATTAAGTATTTTAAATCTGTTGAAGTGTAAGATCCAACTTTATAAATTGTGCCGTCATTAGCATCTCCGATATGGCCTGTGGACATTCCGGTATCAGTTGTAATTTTATTCCAAATAATATTAAGACTAGATGTAATATACACCATGAACTTTGAATAATAAAAGTTTCTTAAATTTGCACTATCTAAAATATCAAATACTGTGTTGTATATAATACCTTCAATGTCTGTTTTATTAGCGTATGAGAATCTAGTTTGACTATTAAATTCTTCTTTATAAACTACTCCGTCATCGGCAAACAAATTTGTTGAACTGTATTTGCCTGTTGGATCAACAAGATCAAAGTATCGACTAATACCACTACTTGTTCTGTTAACTGATTTAATTTTTGCTACTTGAGTTGTTGCAGATAACGGACTAATATTATAATCTTCGCCTGTAATCATACGATTTTGTGTATAATATGTTGCGGGTGCATTGGCTTTAATACTGTCGCTGGGTTCAGATACATCTGCATTAGCAACACTTGATGCCAACGCTAAAGAAACTGTCAATGTTTCTAATTGATTAGATGCGCTGTAATAGGGAATTGATATAGAGACGCTACGTATATCCGGAACATTAACAGTATATGACAATCCGTTACTAATTCTATAGTATACTCTAAATGTGCCTAATGGTTTGTTGCCGAATGTCCCGTCACTGAACGCTAAACTAACTGCATCGCCGGCTCGTGTAACTACACCATAAATATTTCTAATATTTTTATTAACACTATTGTAGATGACATTATTTCCTTCAAAGTCAGGAACTTTAGTCCATTTTTCTGCTTCAAGGCCATTCTGGTCTAGTCGATATAACCAAACATCATTATTATTAATATTAGTTGACTCAATATCAATCGACTCGTTAGAGTTTGGTTGGTTAACAGTAAACGATCCAGTGTTTAATGTACCTTGTGTGAAATTTAAAAAGAATCCAGATGATCGACTGCCGGGGCCGCGGCCGTCATCTTTATAAACACATGCTAAACGATTACCGATCTTTGGAGCTTCTTCGTAGATATAATTTTCTCCAGCAAACGTAGTGCTAGTGATTTCAAAATTCATTGATCGACCCGATACAGTTTTTGTAAAACTATACACTGGAACATCAGTGTTTGATCCATTAAATCTGTATTGTTCTGTGGGAATATTATAGATAGTTGCTTTGTCAGCAGGATTACCAAACTGTTGAGTTTGTATAAATGCAGAGTTCATTACTTTAATAAACTGATCGTACCAATTATCATTACTTGGGTCATTCCATGTAATTACTTGATTAGATAAATTACGACCGTTGCTATCAATCACGTTTTGTGATGTTTGAACAGTAGCAAACTTTAACAATCCCTGAGCTGGAATATTACGCTTTGCATTATAACTAAGCATCCTTGCTAAACGCAATACTGATTCGCGGCGTTCTGCTAATTCTAAGAAATTTTCACGAGCATTTAAGTCTACACGGAAGGCAATACTTTGCCCAAGGAACGCAATTAAATCAATAAGCGCAAGATATTCGCTAGATTCAATATAATCGTTATAGTCTTCAGGATAATTCTGACGGATATAATCGATCATAGTGCGACGCAAATTTTCAAAATCATAGCTTTGGAAATCTGCGTTACGGAATGATTGGTAGACTTTTTTCCAATCTTCTGCTACAAGTAATCTGTTTTGTCTATCAGTTGCGCTCATGGGGTATCCTAATATTAATATTTATCGAATAAAATTATGTGCATACATTATAGTGCTAATAAACCATTTGCTTGGTCGAAGCGTAGTTGCATTGCTTGACTAATATTATAAGGTAAGTAGGTTAGTAAACACTCAATTTGAATGCCGCTTTCGTATGCCGTTACTGTCACTTGTTCTGCCCTAATTCGTGGGTCATAGTTGATAATATCATTAACATTTTCAGTTATCAACATTTTCAATTCTTCTGTTAGTGGCTCAAACAATAAGTCCCAAATAATAGTGCCAAATTCAGGATTCATTAACCGTTCAGTTTGGCGCACATGAAAATGGTTCAATAAATCTTGTTTGATCAAACTAAGATCATAAAGACTAAAGTTTTCGGCGTCGGCGCTGATAGTACTGAAACCTCTATACATCTGCGAAGTAATGTCCTCGTTTCTATTAGCGGCTGGTAATACAATTTTGTTATATAATGATGAATTTGACATAGTGTTATTCCTGTGGTTCTGGGCCTTTTACATTAGCAAAGGTATCTGTTTCAGTTGTATACTTTCCAAATTTTTCAGGAGTTGGAATTTTTGCCTCTACTGGATTTGCGCCGGCTGCTGGAACAACTGCTTTTGTTTTTGCTGGCGTAAATAGCGCCGGATCTAAGTTTTCGTGTCCCTTCCATGGTTCTGCAGTCGGTATTCGAACTGCTTTAGGAGCCTTAACTGCTTTGGCGGCAACCGGGCCATTCATATTAATAGTACCAGCGGTTTCAGTGTGAGTGCCGGCATTAATGTTGCTTGCACCTGCGGCTGTTATATTTGCCGCGCCTGCTGAGTTGATATTAAAATTACCAGTTGATGACAAGTTTGTTAAACCGGTAGAATTAAAATTAATATTACCTTTAGCTGTCATGTTGATATCTCTATCAGCAGTAAAATTTATATCATTTTCTGTATGGACACTTACACTGTCTTTAGCATAGATATCAATCTTTCCATTACTTGTCATTTCAATCCAAGTAGTGCCTTTGGCATTACCAATGTAGATTAAATCTTCTGAATTGTGAAGTAAAATCTGATGTCCGGTTCTAGTACGGATACGGAATAATTCGTTATGAGGAATTCCAGGATCACCACCAGAGTTACCTAACTCTTTACCTATATATTCTGGCGGTCCAGTTTCTGCAGATGTCTTACGAATAAACTTATCATCGCCGTCATCCATTACCAGCGTTGTTCCGCCTAACCTACTTTTAGGAACGTTTGCTTGTTCTCCTACTTTTCCTTGTTTTGCACTAGGACCTTTTTTATCTACTGGGCCAGGAGTGCTAATTCCAAATACTGCGCTAGGAAATTCTCGGCGAGCAGAACTAGTAGTAATACCTCTAGTATCATCTTTTAACAATCCTTGTGTTTCTAAAACATCAGCAATACGATGGCGAGGTTTTTTAATTTTTGTGGCATCTTGTACTTGCGAATTTGCTTTTTTATTAAATTCAGCTACCGGTATTCTTCCACCGCCCTCTACCACGTACTCAGTTGCCGCAAGACCAGGAACGCTAAAATTCATGCCTTCACTAGGAATACATCCAAACCAGTAAGGATCAGCAGAGTTTCCCCTTACATAAATTACCATAACTAGGCTACCTACATCAGGTGGCACAAACCACATGCCGTACGACTTTTGTGTTTCGTCATAGGTGTTATTTTCTGTTTGTGGGGTTCCAGAGAAGGTTGTTCCAAAAAATGGAGTTAACATTTTTGCCCTAATAGGTTTACCTTCGGCAGTAGCTCCGGGACTAATATCTCGTAATATTTCAACTTCAAGAGACCCCATATATTTGTCATCTAAGTGGCCGATTACCCTAGCAAGGTACGGGCCTGCATTTGGGGTTGGTTTCGCCGACCCTGCATATTCTGAATTTTTTGTTTGATCACTCATGTAAGGCCTTTATTCATTTGGATCTGGAGGCGAAGGTTTCTTATTGCTGATAGAATACGTTTGCTCTTTTGTGCCAACATTTGGATTCTCTTGTTGTGGCATGCGCTGGCCTTTTAACGTCTGTTTAAAAGACCCGCCTAGGAAAGTACTTGTAACATTTGTAACTCTATATAATCCGCTAAATGCTACAACTGGTGCTGAGTTATTAGAAAATTTATAAAGGCCAGTTGCTTGGTTAATATCAATGGGAGTTCTAAAATTAACAGTAACATATACTTCACCGTTTTGATAGTTTACTGTTCCGTCGGAATTTAAATTTTTAAATGATGTAGCTTTAGATGTGTAATTACCCTGGCCGCTTTGTGCAATATAATAAGGATCTCCCCATATATCCATATTCAAACTTAACATATCATTACCCCTAGTTATTGCATCATGAAATATCCTGGCAGCACGAGTAACTTCATTTTCCTCTCCACCTCCGCCCTGCCCGTCTGTAGAGGTTATATTTTTCTTACGGTTACTAGTAGTTGGTATAACGCCTAGTTTATCAGAAGGTAAATTTCCTTTTGGCAACTCAATGTCTGTGTCTTTTTCAGATGTAGATGTGCTATCAGTTTCTGCAGTTTGTACGCCCTGACCTCTTTTAAAGTTATCAGATGCAAGCGATGATTGAAACGCCGCATTAAATTTAATATCAAATCTTAAAACTTCTGTATTCTTTCCAGTAAAAATGTAATTATATTCTTTTACTGATTGCTTTTTAAGATTATCAACACCCGGTGGGGCTGTATTTGGAGGATTAGTTGATGCAACGCTAACTTCGTAAGGCAATACCCTATAAACAATTAATCGTGCCTTTGTACCAGTATTCAAATTTTCTGAGCCGCCTTTAGTATAAATTTGAGTATCAATGTGCCACCACTGTCTTAATCCTTCTGCATTTACTTGTGCTACATCAAGTGCTTGGGTTGGATAATCGCTTTTTAATAATACTTGGTTAATAGCATTAGGAATATCTGAGTCTTGTGCAAATCGAAATTCACCTTCAGTTATAGCAGATTTGGCATTTGCCCGTATCCACACTTTATTGGTAGGATCCCATACTTTTTGCTCTGAGCCAAATGCAGGGTCGCCTTGTTTATCTAATCCGTATCCCATGCTTGCTTTACCTAACGCATTACATACGCCGTCTGGTTGTACTAGTGTGTTATTAATTTTACTTTTAGAAACTCCAAGTTTTTCTTCTAAACTTCCGCTACCGCCAGTTGATGTTGTTGATGTTGATGTGGTAGCTGAATCTGTTGATTCAGCACTATCGCCGGCGCCTGCAGGAGTTGCAGAGCTTGCAGGATCTGTTGGAAATAAAATAATATACTCGTCAGGTTCTTCTACAGTACCATCTTTTTTTAACTCTAATTCTCTTGCATTTAATACTGATTGTAAACTTTTTGGTCCAGTTTGCAAAACTTCTTGTACTGTTGCTCCTTTGATTGAGGTGTCTGTTGAAAGATTTGCAGTTCTTGTACTAAACGCACTAGCGTTCCATGCAATACCACTACAAGCATATTTTGCACCTTTTTCACTAACAGTCATTGCGGTGTTTGTTAATTTTAAAGGAATATATCTTGTTGTATTTGGAACTGTAACCATCGACCCCGGGTTGTTTCCTCGAAACTCAATTTTAATAACGTAAGGTGCATCTCTGTAGTTTTTCCATCCGCATTGATAGGCGGCTGTTTGGCAGGCAATTAAAAACATACCCATGCTAAATGGTTCGGTCAAATCAAATTTTATATTTGTAACATTGCTGTTATTATTTTTGTCCCAACCCATTTGGTGTTGTAAGATTATATTATCTATAAAGAAGTCGAATTTTCCATACGCAGTTTGTACACGATTGTACGGGTCTGCATTTGCACTTTTACAAATTAATGGGAATGATTTTCCAGCCATATAATTTGTATCAGGAAAATTTATATCTTTTTCAGTTAATACTCCTAGACTTATAATATAGTTGTAAGTAGTATATTTTGATAATATATTGGGCAACGGTAGCTTACTACCGCCAAGGCTGTTTAATAAACCAGTAACTGATCCCAATGCTCCGCTAATACTGCTTCCTATACTTGACAGCGCAGATGCAGGACCTGTGTCTATTAAATTTGTTACACTATTAACTGCTCCGCTGACAGCAGTTGTAGCTGATGTTACTGAATCAAGTATTCCCATATTATAATCCTAACACTGATCGTAAATTACTTTCTTTAGGAAGATATATTTTCTTTCCGGCGACAAAATCAAAAATTGGATCTTGTAGTACATCCAAATTTCGTTGGATAAAAACCCACCATAGTGCGGCATCACCATATAATGCATAAGCAAGTAAATCTGGTCTATTATTAAACTTAGCATCTATAGTGTACAAAATATCATCGGTGGCGGCTGCTACTGGTCGAATTTTTAATACGTCTAGATAATTTTGTTTAATAGAAGTTGTATACCAAGGACTAACACTTGAGTAAATTGTAGACATATTATACGTATCCTGTTGCGTTATTCATATAACCGCCTTGAACAAATCTATCAAGACTAAAGTTACGTGCTGAGTTTCTACTGTAAGCAGGCATTAGTGTCACTGTAATTGAACTCTTCGTCGGAACGTGGGCAACTCCGCCACTAGTGCTTCCACCTACTCCAAAACTACCTAATAGGCTTGCTACTTGCCCCACGCCGCCTGCTATACTACTTATCGTGCTTGTGATAGGGCCCAGTGACGGTAAGGCTCCGCCAAGTGTATCTGCAAGGCCGCCAATACTATCTGCAATACCTGCAATTTCTCCAGCGGCACTACCAACTACATCACAACTAATATAGTCACACTCTTGTGGAAGATCAAGACTCATAGATTTAATAATCACAGGAACATTTTTAAAAACATACGCACCATAACCATTAAGATTTACTATAGGAGGAGGGTTACCTGCTTTTGGATCGTTTCCGCTAAACATTTTTGAAACGCTACGTAGATAGTGTACTACAGCAATCCAATATAACGCTTGCGAACTATCCTCTACGTTAAATGCTCCGGTAATTTTAATTTCTCCAGGATCACTATTTTGATATGCTTGGAATGTATAATTACTGTGTATAGTTGGAATGGCAGTATATTTGGCACTTGTGCTCATGCTAATTTGAGGGGTATAAGGAAATATTAACCCGCCCGCTTCTTTCAATGGTTTTAAAACTGCACTACTTTTAAAACTAACCCAGTTAGGCAGGCTTAGTCTTACACGCCAATCATTTGCGCCGGCATCGCCACCACCAAAACTTGAGAGGGCACCCATGACATCACCGATCGCTTCTGCTCCTGCCGCTAGCCCTGTACCGCTTAGTAGATTGTCTTGTAGGCTACCAACTCCTAAATTCTTAACCGTATTAACGGCGCTTGAAACTGCCCCAAATGTAGCAGTTGTTGCCGAAATAGTGCTTGATAAATTTTGTACATTCAATGCCATAATTATGTCCCTTTGGCAAGTATTTATTTGACTTTATTAACCGCGTAGTTTATAATAGTACATCCGGAGAAATCATTAATGACAGCAAAAGTTAATTACCTAAATAACAAGGATATGTTATTAGAAATACACAGATCAAAGAGTTCATATTGCAGTTTTACTGATCCAAAATATCATCAATACGACATTATTTTACCAAATATAGACAAAATAAACATACGTACGATAGCCGAAGCTAAAAGAAATCAGGCAAAGAGAATAGGTGATTTAGAATACAGTACTCGTAAAAAAGCAGGCGAAAAAGTAAAACAAGCTGACTGCGAGGTTGATTATAAAAAAATACAAAAGACTGATGTAGTCTTTAGAATTATGACGTTTGACCACATTCCATTGAATACTATACGTAAAAAAAATCCTAAAACAGTTGCAGACGGACGAGATAAAGTTAACTTTCCACCATTTCAGCATTGGAAATACAACGATGAAGATGAGCTAATCTGCGTAGGCAAGAGTCATTGGAAGGGTACTTTAGATAAAGGTCATTTTGATAAAGATGCAGGCCAAATTACTCCAACTTTAGCACGAATGATGTTAAAATTATGTGAGAGGTATGCTACTCGCGGTAACGTTCGTGGCTACACTTATAATGACGAAATGAAGGGGCAAGCTATTTTACAGTTGACACAGATTGGTTTACAATTTGATGAAAGTAAATCGGATAATCCATTTGCTTATTTTACTGCGGCTGTGACTAATAGTTTTGTTCGTGTTATCAATATTGAAAAGCGTAATCAAAATATTCGTGATGACATCCTTGAAATGAATGGCATGAATCCTAGTTACTCAAGGACGGGTGCAGGAGAACACGAAGCGGCATTGAAACGTCATAATGCAGAAGGCACTGATGAGTAATTTATTTAAAAAAGTAGCGTGTTTTACAGATATTCACTTTGGATTAAAATCCAATAGTTCGACACATAATCAAGACTGCGAAGACTTTGTAGATTGGTACATTGCAAAAGCCAAGGAGGAAGGATGTGATGTTGGAATTTTTATGGGCGATTGGCATCACAATCGTAACAGTCTTAATATTACTACTATGGACTATAGCCTTAGAGCCCTTGAGAAACTGGGACAGGCTTTCGATAAGTTTTATTTCTTTCCTGGTAATCATGATCTTTACTACAAAGATAAGCGGGACATCCACAGCGTTGAATTCGGAAAGTATATTCCTGGCATCATTGTGGTACACGAGCCCACTACTATTGGTGACGTTACTCTATGTCCTTGGCTCGTTGGGGACGAATGGCGATCAATAGGCAAGAAAGGTGGCAAGTATATATTTGGGCACTTTGAATTGCCTAGCTTTTTTATGAACGCAATGGTACAAATGCCAGATCACGGAGAGATCCAACTAGATAGTTTTAAAGGTTATGAGCTAGGATTTAGCGGACATTTTCATAAACGCCAACAACAACGTAACATGATTTATATTGGTAATGCGTTTCCGCACAATTATGCAGATGCATGGGATGATGACCGCGGTATGATGACTATGGAATGGGGTGGTGAACCAGAATATCATAGCTGGCCTGCACAGCCTACATTCCGTACAGTTAAACTAAGCCAGCTTATTGACGAAGCCGGTACAATTATTAAACCTAAACAACATTTACGTGTTACACTAGATATTGATATCACGTATGAAGAAGCTAGTTTTATTAAAGAAAAATTTATTTCAGATTATGAAATACGTGAACTTACATTGATTGCTGAAAAGAAAGATGCAGAAATCAATACAAGTATTGATATTCAAGCATTTGAATCAGTAGATCAAATTGTGTCTAGTCAGCTTATTAATATTGACTCTGACCAGTTTGATAAGAATACGCTTTTAGCAATTTACAATAGCCTATGATTAAAATTAAAAATTTAACTGTTAAGAATTTTATGAGCGTGGGTAATCAAACCCAAGCTGTAGATTTTACAAAAGAGAACTTAACACTTGTGCTAGGGGAAAACTTAGACCAAGGCGGAGATGATAGCGGAAGTAGAAATGGCACGGGAAAAACAACCATTGTAAATGCATTAAGTTTTGCCCTGTTTGGTAATGCACTTACTAATATTAAGAAAGATAATTTAATCAACAAAATTAATAATAAAAATATGTTGGTTACACTAGCTTTTGAAAAAGACGGCGTTGTCTATCGTGTTGAGCGTGGGCGCAAGCCTACTCTTATGAAGTTTTATGTAAACGATCAGGAACAAGAAACAGAAGAAACCGACGATGCTCAGGGCGATATGCGTGAGACACAAAAGGACTTAGATGACTTGCTAGGTATGAGTCACGACATGTTCAAGCACGTGGTTGCACTTAACACTTATACTGAGCCGTTTTTGTCTATGAAGGCTGCGGACCAACGTGCTATCATTGAACAGTTGTTAGGTATTACCTTGCTCAGTGAGAAAGCAGAAACACTTAAAGAACTAATCCGACAAACTAAAGATAGTATTATACAAGAAAGTGCAAATATCGAAGCGTCAAAAAAAGCTAATGAAAAAATACAACAAAGTATTGATGCATTGTTAACAAGACAAAATGCATGGAACCATCAACACGATCAAGATCTTGAAAAAATTGGTCGTGCTATTATTGAATTAGAAAATGTAGACATTGATACAGAGCTTGCTAAACATGCTAAACTTAAAGAGTTTGATGAAAAGACAGCCAAGCTAAAGAGCCTGAATAAGGAGAGAGCTACGTTAGATAGCGCGACAGCACAAGCGGAGCGAAGCGTAAAAAAGTACTCTAGCGAGCTTGCTAAATTGCAGGACAAAAAATGTCACGCTTGTGAACAAGAACTTCACGATCATAAACATGAAGAAATGACTGCCGAAGCTACTAAGCATCTTGCAGAATCACAACAGTATCACAATAAAGTTGTTGCTGACCTAGCTAAAATTACAACAGAAATTATTGCTATCGGTGAGCTTAGTGGACGGCCCGAAACATATTATGACACTGTTGAACAAGCACTTAAACATCAAAATAATCTTAAAACATTAGAAACAAATCTGACTATCAAGGCAGGTGAAACAGATCCGTATCAAGAGCAGATCGATGAATTAACAGACACCGCCATGCAAGAAATTACATGGGATCGTGTTAATGAACTTTCTAGCTTAAAAGACCACCAAGAGTTTCTATTGAAGCTACTAACTTCAAAAGACTCGTTTATTCGTAAGAAGATCATAGATCAAAACCTAGCATACCTTAATAATAGGTTAACCTATTATCTTGATCGCATGGGACTACCGCATACTGTTGTATTCCAAAACGATCTCACTGTTGAAATTACCCAACTAGGACAAGATTTAGATTTTGATAATCTAAGTCGAGGGGAACGAAATAGACTTATTCTTGGATTATCATGGGCATTCCGCGATGTATGGGAAAGCCTATATCAAAGCATTAACTTGTTATTTGTTGACGAGCTTATTGATAACGGATTAGATGCCAGCGGTGTTGAAAGTGCGCTCAGTGTACTTAAAAAGATGGGACGTGAACGTAAGAAAAATATTTTCTTAATCAGCCACAAAGACGAGCTAATTGGTCGTGTTAACAATGTACTTAGAGTTATTAAAGAAAATGGCTTTACATCATACGCTACTGATCTTGAGGTCACAGAGTGAAAGCAATTGCCTTAGTAGCTCATCCGGATGATTGTGTTATATTTGCCAGTGCGTTTATGGATGCACATCCAGAATACGAATGGAACATTGTGTATCTAACCTGTTGGCGCTGGCACAAGCGTGGTCGTGAAATTGCTAGGTACTGGCGGCAGCGTGGTGTTAATACTGAGTTTTTAGGATTCAAAGATCACGGCAGGGATTTAGGTACGGATAGTTTGCTCACATGGGATAAGTTTGATGCTATCAGGGCTCTGCGTAGAGCAACAATAGGCTACGATTTAATATTAACACACAATGAAGAAGGTGAATACGGTCATCCGCATCATCGTGTAGTACATGAATCAACACAGGCGTTTGGCTGTAAGAAAGTTTATTTTTCATTAGATAAAACTGATCTAATGTTACCACTGAACATAGGAATGAGTGAGCTCCCTAGACATAGAGAATCAATTAAAATACATGCAACAGATGGCGTTGCGTACTATAAGGTAGGATAATGCACCAGGACGAGGAATTACACTCACAACTAATGGATGCTTTTAAGGAATACTTTAAGGCAAATCAACGTTGGCTAGCAGAAGGTACCAAACGTGCAGGGATGGACGTTCGGTTCTGGATGAGTGAAATTCGTAGGATATGCTCTGCTCGACGTATACATGTGCAAGAGTGGCGCAAGTGGAAAGACGTAGACTGGGAAAAACAAAAGGCAAAACGTAAGGCTCAAAAGGAAGCTCGGGAGGGAACTGATAGTGATAACTAACTTGCATGACGTGGTTATATCAATCCCAAACCGTAGAAATTTTACCCGAAGACTGTATAGGATTCGTGTATATCATCACCAATATAACTAACGGGCGCATGTACATAGGCAAAAAACTTGCTAAATTCTCTAAAACCTCATATAAAACTGTAAAACTTAAAAACGGCACTAAGAAAAAAAAGAAGATTAGAAGTAAAATTGACAGCGACTGGCAGGAATACTATGGTAGCAGTCCTAATCTTCAAACAGACATAGACGCACTAGGCAAAGAAAACTTCACAAGAGAAATACTGTTTTACTGCAAATCCAAGGCAGAATGTAGTTACATAGAGGCTCGCGAACAATTTTCACGTAGAGTATTAGAATCAAATGAATATTATAACGGTCATATTCAAGTACGTGTACACGGTTCGCATATTAAACGACTCCAAGAAAACCAGGCAAAATAACGCCAAATAAGCCCGCACCGGCGATAGTATAGTGCCCTAAATCCGCTCTGATGTGTGGCGGCAAGGAACTCTAATTGGCGTAGAGTAGCAAATCACTATCCTTTACAGGACGTTGATCGGATATGCCTAAATTATAACCGGTTTGATTTGTAAGTGTGTATTTCCAAGGCTAAAAGAGGGTTAACAGCCCACGGCTCTGCATGTGTTAGTGTATGTGTAGAGGCCCGCCGTCATATAAGACAGCACGATTAGGTACCGGATGACCGCCTAAGCTAGCAATATGCTTGTAGTGCAAACACTAAGTGAACTGCTCAACTCAGATAATGTTCAATTTTAGCCCGCAAGGGCTAAGTGTGACTGAACAATCTAGATAATATCTTAACGCTTCGCGTTTAATAATATAATTAAAAGAAAGACAGTAAGTTCGAGCGTTAGCGAAGAACAGAAGAACGCAAGTTCTTCTTAAAGTAGTAGATAAATATCTTACTGAGGAAATACAAATGAGAATTAACGACCTACTAACAGAACGTGAATTAAAAGAGTTTGGGGGAATTATCCCGGCTGCTATGAATATAATTGGAAGAACGGGTGGTAAAGTACTAGAACCTGTTGGTAAAGGTATTTTAAAATTAGCTCAACGTGCTAGTGGTCGTGCAGATGATGCCGTAGCTACAGCAAGTAAAGGTGGTAAAATTCCTAAAGGAAAGATTGCAGATGTAGGTGGAAAAGTAACTAAGGACGGATTTGCTACCTTTAATAAGGCCACTGGTCGATTGCTATTAGTGTTAAAAGGTTTAGGACTAGGTAAGATGGCCTATGACTATTGGGACGACATGGAAGATGCTGTTGCAATGGTTGAAAAAGGCGAGTGGACCCCAGAGAAATATCAGCAGTACCGTCAACAGCGTATGGCAACACTCGTTGGGCAGATTGCAGCCTCAACAGTTTTATTTGGTACACTAAAGTTAGCCACAGGTTGGACACAATTAACTGTAGGTATGCGACTAGTCCCATATGCACCAGTTGCTAACCTAGGTAAACTATTAAGCAACTTAGACAGCGCCGCTACCGTTGGATTAATGGCCTATTTAAATACAGAATCTGGTAAAAATACTGTTGCAGAAATCATTGGCGCTTGTATGATTGACCAAACATTAGGTGATGCAGGTATTGCAGTTGTAGATAAGTTTAAGAAAATATTTGGCATCAAAGATAACAGCCCAGCAACTCCAGATAATTCAGCAAAAGCAGATGCTGACTCCGCCGCGGACACACAAGGACAAACTGCTAAAGATTCAACTAGCCAAGGAACAAATCCAACAGCTGGTCAAGGGCCTGCTAACAAACAACTACCAATATCAGCAAGACCTGAGATTGTAACTTCTCCTACTGGTCGTGCTGAATTTAAAATTGATCCACGATTTGCTAACGTACCGCAAGCAGGAAGAACGCTAGCGGATATGGAAAAAGAAAGACAGAAGGCAAAGTAATTAGATAAACGGCTTGCCAGTTGATTTAGCAAGCTCTATATTGCTTTCAATAGTTGCATACATCAACTGTCGATCTTCGTAACTCCACAAGTACATGAGATCGACAGCAGATACACCACCCCTCATATACCAACTTACTCTAAACAGCTCTTCTTTGAATTGTTTAACCTGCTTGTCAAGCCTAATCAAGTACTCTATCGTATCTTCAACCGATAACCTAATTAGGCGTTGGCGAAAAAATCTGAATGGTCCAATTCAATAGATATTGTGTTTTCTCCACTACATTCAGGACAAGTAACCGTCTGCGGTGGATTTTTCCACCGATCTCTGTTTTCATCGACTTTAGCACGGACTTTGTCGATAGAAACTTTATCTGTATTAACTAACCATTCGTTAATAAATGCTTTTTCGCTAACTACTTGTCCATTTGCTTCAACTGCTTCAATACTAGCACTATAAATTTCATTTTGCAATAGAGCAAATTCAACATATATTGCTGATATTTGTTTTTGTCGATCTTCATCGTCTTCAACCGTCGCAATTTGTTTTAACTTTTGTTGTAATTGAAAATTCTTAAGCCCGTAGTCTGTAACTTGACGATACGTTAACGGTTGCAATCTAACTACTACATCTTTTAATACAACTTGATTGTCGTATTTGATATCACCAAAATGTTCAATTAGTTTAGATAGTCCTAATTCGTAATCGCTTTCTTCTTTACAATGATTGCATACATGTGTAATTGTAATAACATCACCGTAGGTTGCAATACGAATTGCAGTTAGCAATACTTCAACATCAAGATTGTTTATTTCCCATGCGTTTTTAACAATAGGGCAACAGCTTTCTATAACCTTAACTGTGCTTTCACCACTGATTAACGCATCGGGTGTTTTAATTAAAATTTCGTCCATGCCAGTCATGCCGTACACGGGTGCATTTGATGTATTACCTTGTAGTACACCTGGTTTAGTATAAGCACCCTCAGAAGGAAACTTAATATAAATTTTTGGTTGACGAAAGAATTGCTGTAGTGGATTTTGGGCCATTTTAAACTCCGGATAAATATAACATACGCTTATTTATATACGTACTTTTTCAGGATTTAATTTATGTCAGGTGCCAACCCAATTACCTACGATCAAATGAAAGATTTGCTTACTGGTCAAGCAAGTACATTTGCCTCCGCTCTACGGAACACTCCTGGCGGCAGCAGTCCGGGGGGTAGTGGCGGCGCCAGCATAACCGGAGCAAATGCCAAAGATGTTAACGGGGCTGTTGACAGTGTAGTGAAAGGATTTGAACGTGCCGGAAAAGGTGGTAGTGCAGTTGGATCAGTACTAGAAGGGGTTAGCGCAGGATTAGGCAAGATGACTGGTAATGTACTAGGAGTCCAGTCTGGTTTTGATGCCATGAAAAATAGTTTCATGGGCACCGTAGACATGCAAAAGGCGATGATTGGGTCTGGTATGTTATCTGCAGGTCAAACTGCCGACTGGGGTAAGAAACTAGCTGAAAGCGGAGGAAATGTCCAACACTTCCAGACGCAGTTAGCAAAAGTACAGGGATCAATGACTGGTTTAGCATCTAATAACGTAGATGCAGCCAAAGAGCTTTTAGCATTCCAGAAAGATTTTAGAGAGTCTAAACCTGGCAAGATGTTTGAAAGTATGGGAATGGTTCCTGAACAGATCAATGAGATAGCTACTAATGCTCTTATAAGAAGTCAAAATCTTGGATTGCAAGATGAGAAATCAAGAAAAGAAGCTATTAAGAGTGTTGGTGAATTTTCAATGGCAATGTTAAACAATGCTGCCGTTACCAATAAAACTACAGACCAGCTGATGAGAGAAAATGCAGTTCGATCAGAAGACTTGGATGTGAATTTGGCATTGTTGTCCGGCGGCAAAGAACTGAATGACTCGTATAGAGCATTAAAAAATGTCACCGGGGATTTAGGAAGTGAACTTCAAGGTTCTATTGACGAAATATTTGCCATGGGTGTAGTGACTGAAAAAGCCGGCAATAATTTAAGTGCTATTGGGCCTGCAGGTACTGCATTAGGTGAAGCCGCATTAGCATTAAGAAACGCTAAAACAGAAGAACAGAGAAAAGAAGGAGAACAACGACTTCAACTGGCTAAAAATAATATGGATGCTTACATGCGTCAGCAAGGTCCAGGCGGATTTGCCGCGCAAGCACAGTCTCAAAAATACACTGATGATGCGGTTGGCCAATCAATGCGTAGAATTGCAGGACAAGAACTGTCACGTTTACAGTTGCAATCAACAGGCGCACAGCAATTAGGACAACGAGGCCCTACTACAGCAGGCTCAGTACAAACAGTTAGAGACTTTCAAGCAAGCCAAATGGCTGCAAATGCTTCAGGTCGAACACCAGACGGAGCAAAAGCACCAGGAACTGAAGCATTTCAAAATATTGTGGCTGCTGATATTGCCGCTAGAAATAATTTTAACAAACTGCAGGCCGCAGGCTATGAGAAATTTTCAGGTGCAGTAGACAACTTTAGTAAAGCAGTATTAATGATGCCAGGCGCCAAAGCCGCAAAAACAGGACAAGAAGCAACTCCAACAGAAGTTAGAACACCGGTAGAAAAACCAACGCCTCGTGTACGTTTAGGAGGTAGTCCAGGTTTAGATGATTTACTTGGAAATGTAAAACAAGAAACACAAGGTGTACCTAAAGGTTGGATGGAAGCCCTAGAAAAATTTGATCCTAATGGGGAGATGGTGCAATTAGACGGGGAAGAAGTAGTTTCTAATAAAAAGCAATGGACTGCTATTGGTGAAGCACTACAATCAAAAATGTCCGGTGCTTCTAGCAAAAAGAAAGAATCAACAGCTCCAAAAGATGCCGCAGGCGGAATGCAAAATCAACTAGATACAGTTGTTGGTAAATTAATTGACGGAATGCCTGGTGAAACTGGAATTAACAAAACTGGCGATATTAAGATGCCTGATTTTAGTAAAATGCCAGATATTACTAAGATGATGGGTGATATTAAGATGCCTGATTTTAGTAAAATGCCAGATATTACTAAGATGATGGGTGATATTAAGATGCCCGATGTTAGTAAAACTCTAGAAGGAGTTGCTGGTAAGTTTGGCCCGGACATGTTTAAACCACTTACTTCCGGAATGACAGATATGTTTAAACCGCTGTCTAACATGTCAATGCCAAGCACAGACGGTTTATTTGGCGGCCTTAAAGGTATGACTGCTGGTCTTTCATCGGAATTAGGTACTAAGGCCGCCCAGACAGAAACAGGCCCAGCGCCGGCAACACAAGAAGCGGCTGTTCCAACAGGTTTACCGAATCAAGATATGCTTGCAGGGCTACTAGAAAAGTTAAATACTAGCGTGGCAGGAATGGGTGGACTATTGCAAGAAGGAAACCAAATTGCACAGAGCGGAAATAATCAATTAGCATCAGCCGCTGATAATAGATTTACTATAGGATAAACAATGAGCTGGAAAAAATTCTTTACACCAGTACCAACTGGCACTTCTTTAAGTCCTCTTTCTAGTTCAAACTCTTTAGCTAAAGCAGGTCCAGCTAAATCTAACTATAGTAGCTATCTCCCCGATGTATATTCTGGCAGTCCTAATAGAATTGAACGTTATCAGCAATATGAAACTATGGATGCTGATCCAGAAGTTAACGCGGCACTAGATATTCTTGCTGAATTTTGTACACAAAAACTAAAAGACGGCAAAACTCCATTTACAGTACAGTGGCGCCACAAAGCCACTAACTCAGAAATTAAAATTCTAGGCGAATACATGCAACAATGGTGCAAACTGCAAAAGTTTGACACACGTATTTTCCGTATTATGCGTAACACGTTCAAGTACGGTGATGCATTTTTTATTCGCGACCCTGAAAATCAAAAGTGGACTTATGTAGATCCAAGTAAATTAGTTAAGGTTATTGTTAACGAAAGTGAAGGCAAGAAGCCTGAACAATATGTTGTTAAAGATCTAGCACCCAACTTTATGGATTTAGTTGCTACACAAATAACTCCTAACATCAATACTAGGCAAGGTGGTGGCATTGGTGGCGCAAGTCCGTTTGGTGCAGGTGGTGCTCAAAAGGGATCAAGCATTCCTTCTAGCAGTAGTAGGTTTGGAACAACAGAAACTGAATATGCTATTAATGCAGAACATGTTATTCATTTAAGTTTAAGTGAAGGATTAGACAACAACTACCCATTCGGTAACAGTTTATTAGAAAATATCTTTAAAGTTTACAAGCAAAAAGAACTACTAGAAGATGCGATTCTAATTTATCGTATACAACGTGCTCCAGAGCGTAGAGTATTTCATATTGACGTGGGCAATATGCCAAGTCACATGGCTATGGCATTCGTTGAGCGTGTCAAAAATGAAATTCACCAACGCCGCATACCAAGTCAAACGGGTGGTGGACAAAATGTCATAGACTCCGCTTACAATCCTTTAAGCATCAACGAAGACTACTTCTTTCCGCAAACTGCTGAAGGTCGTGGATCAAAAGTTGAAACACTACCAGGCGGTACTAACCTAGGTGAGATTGATGACTTAAAGTACTTTACTAACAAATTATTCCGCGGTTTACGTATACCATCGAGCTATCTGCCAACAGGCGCAGACGATAGTCAAGCAAGTTATAATGACGGCCGTGTTGGTACAGCATACATTCAAGAATTACGTTTTAACAAGTACTGCGAACGCTTGCAAGCTCTAGTATCACATATGTTTGATGAAGAGTTTAAGATGTTTATGTACAGTAAAGGTTTAAATCTTGATGCAAACTTGTTTGAATTAAAGTTTAATCCGCCTTTAAACTTTGCATCAACACGTCAAAGTGCGCTTGACGCAGAACGTATTAACACATTTAACACCATTCAAGCAGTTCCGTTTATGTCAAAACGCTTTGCTCTTAAGCGTTTCTTAGGTCTAAATGACGAAGAAGTAGCAGAAAACGAACGCATGTGGGCTGAAGAGAACGGAAAAGGTGAGCCTACTTATACTGATGCCGCCGGAGAATTACGTTCAGCAGGTCTAAGTGCCGCAGGTATCGAAGGCGACCTCGGAGCCGCAGGCGATATGAGTGCTCCGGAAGACATTGAAGGTGACTTACCTCCAGGCACAGAAGGCGCCGCACCACCTCCAGTTGGCGGGGCCCCTGCAACAGTACCAACTGCATAAATACACGTATGATACTTCGCGAATTGTTTTATATTGATCCTGATACAAGACGGACAGCAAATGACTTACGTTATTCGCCTGACCGCGACTCTACCACAATGCATCGCAAAGATACTCGTAAGACACGATTAACACTTCGCCAAATTAACGAATTAAGAAAGAGCAGTGAAGCTCATATACTAGATCAAGAAAGAGAATTAGGTTTTATACATAGTATGTACGCGGCCCCAGCGGCGCCGCCGGCATAAATAACACGCATTTTTAAAAACGAGTCGTTTTGCGGCTATATTATACCACTTTTTAAAGTAAAGTGTAAATATAATACAGCCTTGTAACCATCAATCACAGGAGATAAACAATGACTGATCGTACCCAATTTGAAGCCATGCTAGAGGCGTTGATCAATGAAGATCAAGAAACAGCAAAAGAGATTTTCCATAATATCGTAGTTGCAAAAAGCCGCGAAATTTATGAAAGTCTTTTAGATAGCGAAGACGAAGAAAAAGAAGAATCCATAGACGGCGAAAACGAATACGAAGAGTCAGCGGATGACGAAGAAGATGATACCGGAACCGACGATGCCGCAGATGATAGCGAAGACGACGGCGAAGATGATGTTGGTGGCGATGCTACAGACGACATGATCGGCGACCTAGGTGACGAAGAAGACGGTGAAGAAGGTGAAGAAGGTGGTGACATGGAAGATCGTGTTATGGACCTAGAAGACGCACTAGACGAATTAAAAGCTGAATTTGAACAGCTAATGGCTGGCGAAGAAGGCGAAGAGCACGATATGGGCGGTGACGAGTTTGGCGCAGAACCAGAAATGGGCGGCGACGAGTTTGGTGGTGCAGATGAATTAGATAACATGATGGAATATGTTAACAAAATTAGCCCTCCAAAGCACGGCGACAATGGTGTTAATACACGTTCAGCTGTAGCTGGTAAGAACGATATGGGCGGTACAACTGCTAATATTGCTAAGAGTTTCTCAACAGAGAAAGGCGGCACACAAGGCGGACTATTAAAGCCAACAACATCTATTCAAGATGGTGGTAACATTAATAAGCCAGGTGCAAATGCTGGTAAAACAGCATTTAAAAAGAAAGAGCCAGGTCACGGTGCAGAACGTAAAGGTTCCGCTGACACAGCTCCAGATAGAAAGAGTCTAATTGGATCACGTAAGTAATCTATGAAATACCTCCGAGAGAATCTAAGCTTCAACGAAGCAAACATGATCGTTGAATCTGATGATAAAGATGGTAAAAATTTATACATGTCCGGGATTTGCATCCAGGGCGGTATACGCAACGCTAACCAGCGTGTTTACCCTGTGAATGAGATTGGCAAGGCTGTCAAAACCCTAAACGATCAGATTCAAAATGGTTATAGTGTTCTCGGAGAAGTAGATCATCCAGACGATTTAAAAATTAACCTGGACCGTGTATCACACATGATAACAAATATGTGGATGGACGGTCCTAACGGTTACGGTAAACTTAAAATTTTACCTACACCAATGGGACAACTGATTCGCACAATGCTGGAAAGCGGAGTGAAATTAGGAGTTAGCAGTCGCGGATCCGGTAACGTCAAAGATGACGGCTCCGGTGAAGTATCAGATTTTGAGATCATCACAGTAGATATGGTGGCTCAACCTAGTGCTCCAGGAGCATATCCTACACCAATTTATGAACACTTGATGAATAGTCGAGGGGGATTAAGTGCCTTACGCATAGCGCAAGAGGTCAAAGGTGATCCTAAAGCACAAAAATATCTCAAAGAGAGCTTATTAGGTATAATAAGCAAACTCCAATAATAAGGAGAATCACATGTTGGATGCACTAAAAAGTTTATTTGAAAACAATGTGATTTCTGAAGAGATCAAGGAATCCATTGAACAGGCTTTTGAGAGTCGCATTAGCGAAGCTCGTGAGGAAGTCGCAGTTCAATTACGCGAAGAGTTTGCTCAGAAGTATGAGCACGACAAGAACACAATGATTGAAGCTGTTGACCGTATGGTTACAGATCATTTATCTGCTGAGCTTGTTGAATTTGCTGATGACCGTAAACAATTATCCAAAATGAAAGTCAAGTATGCTCAAAAGATGCAAACAGAAAGCGCAGTATTGAAGCAATTCGTTACTCGCCAACTAGCATCAGAAGTATCCGAGCTACATGAAAATCAAATGGAAATGGTTACTAAGTTTGGCGCATTAGAACATTTTGTTGTAGAAGCCCTTGCTCAAGAAATTACAGAGTTTTACAAAGATAAACAAGACTTAGCTGAAACTAAAGTTCGTCTAGTCCGTGAAGGACGTGAAGAGCTTAAAAAAGTTAAGCAACAGTTTATTGAACGTGCCGCTGGTCTAGTCGATCGCGTTGTTAGTGAAGGATTAAATTCCGAACTAAACAGCTTGAAAGAAGACATTGAGGCAGCTCGTCGTAACGACTTCGGTCGTAAGTTATTCGAAGCTTTTGCTTCAGAATATCAAACTAGTTACCTATCTGAGAAATCAGAAACTGCAAAATTACTCAAAGTCATAGACGTAAAAGAGCTAGCAATCGCTGAAGCTACCCACGCTGCCGCGCAAGCATTGTCTCTAGTAGAAAGTAAACAAGCAGAAATTGCGAAACTAAAAGAGTCGCAAGAGCGTAAACAAATCATGAATGAATTGCTTGCTCCACTTAACAGTGAGCAACGTGAAATCATGAGCGAATTAATGGAGAGTGTAAAAACTACTCGACTAAACGAAAGTTTTGACAAGTATCTTCCATCAGTTATTTCTGGTGGTAAAGCTCCGCAGAAGAAACAGGCACTAGTAGAGGCTAAAGAAATTACCGGAAACAAAGTTTCCAACAGCAATCGTAGCAGCGAGAGTGATAGCAATATCGTTGATATCCGTCGCCTTGCTGGACTAAAATTTTAAGGAGAAATTAAATGTCAGAACTACTTAATGGCCGTTGGGCAGAAACTAAAGAAGCCCTATTAGAAGGCTTACAAGGCACTAAAAAATCAGTAATGGGTGTTACACTAGAAAATACTCGCAAGTATTTGATGGAATCACCTACAGCTGGTGCCACTTCTGCCGGCAACGTCGCAACACTAAATCGCGTGATCCTTCCAGTGATCCGTCGCGTTATGCCAACCGTTATTGCTAACGAGTTAGTTGGTGTACAACCAATGACTGGCCCAGTTGGTCAAATCCATACATTACGTGTACGTTATGCAGATAACGGTAACGGCGTAGTAGCTGGTGAAGAGGCACTAAGCCCATTCAAGATCGCCGCTGGTTATTCTGGTAACGATCAAGATCCAGGTTCAAAAGCTACAAGCACAGCAACTCTAGAAGGTGCGGCTGGTAAGCGTATGAGCATTCAAATCTTGAAGCAAACAGTTGAAGCTAAAACTCGTAAGTTGTCTGCACGTTGGACATTCGAGGCTGCTCAAGATGCACAAGCCCAACAAGGTATTGACATCGAAGCAGAAGTTATGGCTGCTTTAGCACAAGAAATCACTGCTGAAATCGACCAAGAGATTCTAGGTTCCCTAGCTTCTTTAGCTGGTTCAGCATCAGAAACTTATGACCAGTCACAAGTATCTGGTACAGCAACATTCGTTGGTGATGAGCATGCCGCATTAGCTGTTCAGATCAATCGCGTAAGCAACTTGATCGCACAACGTACACGTCGCGGTGCTGGTAACTGGGCAGTAGTAAGTCCATTTGCTTTAACAATTCTACAATCTGCTACTACAAGCGCATTTGCTCGTACAACAGAAGGTACATTCGAAGCACCTACAAACACTAAGTTTGTTGGTACATTGAATTCAGCAATGAAGATCTATGTTAACACATACGCAAACGATGCAACAGCAGTGTTGATCGGTTACAAAGGTTCATCAGAGTCTGATGCGGCAGCGTTCTATTGCCCATACATTCCTCTAATGAGTTCTGGTGTTGTGTTAGATCCATCAACATTTGAACCAGTCGTATCATTCATGACACGTTATGGTTATGTTGAGTTGTCAAACACTGCGTCATCTTTAGGTAACGCGGCTGACTACTTAGGTAAAGTTGATATTACCTCAGGCGCAGTTAAGTTCAGTTAATCTAAACTTATCCAAGCAATTAAAGGGCTCTTCGGAGCCCTTTCTCTTGAGTTAAATATTGTATGCTAGATCAAATTAAACAATATGACCTTGTATTTCCTAAAGAACTACTTGAAAACATCTACGAATTAAAAAATAAAAGTACTCCTCGTTTAAGAAGTAACATTTTAGGATGGCAATCTAAGCAATATTCAAACACCAAAGAAATACAATGGATTGATAATTTTTTAAAAAATTGTTGTTCAACAGCAAATGCAACTAGTACGCCTACCGCTGTTTGGTTTAATATAAGTCCTAAAAATGCTCATCACAGATGGCACAGTCATGGTGGGGCAAGTAGTATAGGTGTATTTTATATACAGATTCCTGAGAGTAGCGGAAATATAGAATTTAAACACAACGATAAAGTAATATCTATTACTCCGTACGAAGGTTTACTTTTAATTGCCCCAGCTGGAATAGAACATCGGGTACTAGCTAACAACTCTGATGAAGACAGAATAAGCATGGCTTTTAACTTTGATACCTAGCATAAATACATTGTATGACTTACACAGGGTAAGTTTTATGCGGAACAGCAACCGCGTACGGCCTAGAACGCCGTGATTTCTTAAGGAGAAAATAAAATGGCTCGTAGTTTGAATAAAAAATATTTTGGTAACCGCAACATCGGTACCACAGGCACATCAGACAATAAGATTGGCGGCGAAGGTGTAGCAAGTTACACAGTATCTAACGCAGGATCAGGTTGGACTACGGCGCCAACAGTTACACTTGCCGCACCGGATATTCCAGGCGGTGTTCAAGTTACAGGTACTACACGATATAAAGCATTATCGTTTGCCACAACAGCGAACGGCACAGGATATGACGTAGGCAATATCTTAGAAGTATACACAGGTACACAAACAACTAAAGCTCGTGCTCCAGTTGCGTCAGTTGTCACAGTAACCGTAGCTAAAGTTGCCGGCGGTGTTGATTATGAAGCTGGCAACACTATTACAATGCAAGGTGCAGGTTGGCCATTGTCGTTAATCATTACTGTTGACTCAGTTGACGGTTCTGGCGCTATTTTAACATTTACAGTTACTCAAAACGGTCGTAGAGACGCCGCTGTTCCAGCGAATCCGGTCAGCGGTACAACCGCTCAAGGCACAGGTATTGACGCAGACGGCAGCGGCGCCACGTTTAACTTAACATGGGGTGTTTACTCTTTTGGTACAGTAACAGTGGCTGGTTCATACACAGCATTTCCAAGCACAGGTGCCGCAGGTACACTAACATCAATTAGCCCAGCAACTGGTACAGGTGCTAAAGCTGATATTACAATGGGTCTACTAAGTGTTACAGTAACAGAAAAAGGTTCTGGTTATACTAGTCCAGTAGACGCTCAAGTAACATTCAGTGGCGGCACTGGCGCAGTTGCTACAGCAGTTCTAACAACTGACAGCGGCAACGTTGGTTCAGCAACTAATCAAGAAAATGCAATTATCATCCGTGCTAAAATTGATGCTGAAGCTACAGTTCGTGTTGGTGATATTATTAAACAAACTTCAGGTCGTCGTTACAAAGTTAAAACAACTGACGGTACAGCAGTTTGTAAATTAGTAGCCGACGATACTCCAGCAACGTTTGAAGCTTATATCAAAGCAACTGACGCCAATGGCAACACATATTTTGTAACTAAACTAACAGCGCACAAAGCATTGTTAACACAGTGGACAAATAATGAATCAACCTGGTTGGTGGCCAATGGCACAACAGCTCAGTGGTCATTTGCAGCCGCATCTGGTAACCGTGTACAGATTGAAAACGCTTAATTAGGCATGGGGACTTAGGTCCCCAACTTAAGGATAATAAATGTCAAGAATACTAAAAGTTAGTGATAGTAATTATAGATTACAGGTAAAGTCCGGGGGGAAAATCTGGCTAGATGTTGGTACGGCTGATTTAGATGATCCGTATAATCCTCGTGGTACTGTAGTTATCACCGGTAATCTTGACGTTTTAGGAACTACTACTACTATTGAATCAACTAACGCTAGTATTGCTGACAACATCATTATCCTTAATAATGGCGAACCAAACGTAGGTGTTACCTTAAACGGTAGCACCTCTGGTATTAGGATTGATCGAGGACAGCGCACACACTCTTCTGGCACAATATATGATGCTGAATTATTATTTGACGAAAATATTAGCCACTATGATCCAATTTTAAATGATCAGGTAGACGGAACTTTTGTACTACAAACAACTGATACTGCCCTAAGCGGCCTCCGACTAGCTAGTATTAGCCCCCCAGATTCTTACGATATGGTATTTGATATGGGTAACAGTCTTACTAAGTTAAGAATTGTTAACTCTACAGTTGGTCTAAGCAATTACGAAGATCGTATAATTGATCCAAACGATATACCTAATAAACAATATGTTAACGATTATGTGGCGGCATCTGGCGGTATTGCTACCGTTGACCGACTTTATTATCCTATTAGTGGTAGTATTACAGCGGCCACATCATCAATTAGGGCATACGGAAATCACATTGATTTTGAAATTGCACACACTTTAATAGCCTCTGTAACAGCTACTGGTGTAACTGTCAGTAATATAAACATATTTGAAGATACTATCACTAATGTTAGTATAGGAAATAATTTAATTCTAAGTGCGCTTACCGATACTCTCGAAGTTGATGCAGTATTACAACTAGACGATAAAGGGTTAAGCCCGACTGCAATATATGGTTCAACAAAAATTTATACAAAAGATTCAGATACAACACCAGCACCAGGTAAAACAGGTATATATTTTACCAATTACGGAAACTCAGACGAACTAGTAGCTAAGAATAGAGCACTATTGTTTAGTATACTATTTTAAGGAAAGAACATGGCAATTTATAACAAAGTAATTACAGCAACATCAGCAGGCAGCTCAGACAAATTAGATTCAGGTACCGGCGCTCGAGCTGTTACTACTATCATTGTTTGTAATACAGGTGTAGCTGATAGAACTTTAACATTATACGCTGTCCCAAGTCCAGGAACAACTGCAAGTTCATCAAATATGATTGTTAATGCGCTGATAGTTCCAGCGGGCGATACTGTTAGTTTTGACCAAGAAAAATTAGTATTGGCAACCGGAGATGAGGTTAGAGCCATTTGTTCAGCAAGTGGGTTAACAGCAACAGTAAGTACATTGGCGGTATAAAACAATGAGATTTTTAAAAACGTTAACACTTAACCGTAGAGCAATTTACGATAGTCGTGTGGCGCTAGACACTAGTAACAATTTTACACTAGCAGACAGCACAGTAATGACATTGCCAAAAAGCACTGGCACTATTACTTCACCTATTTCTGGAAATATAAGATACAATACCGGCACAGACGAAGTTGAAGTTTATCAAGGAAGCTCGGCAACTTGGCGAGCAATAAAATTTAAAGAAGCAAGCAAAATTATCCAGCAGAGTCTAGGGCAGTTAGATGGATATAGTTACTTTTATGGACCGTTAAATTCAATGTACGATCCAACAAACATATCAAGCAATGTGCCGCCTACAGGTGGGCAGGGTGCTGGACAGTTTGGCGGCCAAAATATTTTAGTGTTTATTGAAAACGTATTTCAAATTTATAACACTAACTATGTTGTAGATCAAAATCCAACAGCAGGGCTAGTTACTACCGCAGATTCAAATGCTGGCGCAACCACTTTAACATTTACAAGTACAGCGGCTATTCCTAACGGGTCAACTGTAACTGGATCTCCGTATTTGCTTCCAAATACAACTGCAACTGTAACTAACGGAACTACTGTTACACTAAACAATCCTGTGACTGGTGGAAATATTCTTACTGGACATGCTATAACATTTACAGCGCCAACTGGTTATTATTTAAATTTCACATCAGACCCAGAATATCTAAGTATGATTGGTAAACCTATAACTGTATTGATAGGCTTTGACAAATAATATTTCCCCATAAATACACTATAGGGGTAAATTATGGGAGCAGAATTAGGTAGAATTAGCGGCCCGCTGTTGGCGAAGAACTTACTTCGCCAAGGCGCAGATCTTGCATTTGAAACTGATCTACTCTATCTTGATGTTAGTAACGGCCGTATTGGCGTTAACACCGCAGGTCCTTCTCAACGATTAGAGGTAGTAGGTACTACTCGTACCAGTACAAATCCGTACATTAACGGTGATGCTGAACTATTTGTTGATACTCAAGCCGAATTTGACAATGTAAGATTTGTATCTTACAAAATTCAAAACGATCTTGGCAGGATTTACATTGTACCTGACCAACTCAGCAACCCAACAATAACTGCTAACGAAGTACGTACTAGTCAGTTAACCCTGTTTGATCGTGCAATTACTACTCGTAGTGTTGATACACATATCGAATTAACTGCCGATGGCACTGGCCGAGTAGTTTTTAATACCGACAGGGTAAATGTCAATGGTAACTTACACGCAACAGGTAACATTACCTGGGACGGTACTATTACAATTGGTGATAGTAACACTGACAATGTAGTATTTGAAGCCGACATTAACAGTGATTTTATACCCAACGATGATAACTTTTGGGATTTAGGTAAACTTAGTCAGCAGTGGAAAAAGTTATACGTTGATACAATTGAAGTTGATACTACAACCTTAGACACGTTGACCGTTAACAACATTGATATGTTGTTGACACAAGGTAATACTATCTATGTTAGCATTAATGGTGACGATCTTTATTACGGAGACCATTTACACGCAACTTATAGAACAATAAAATATGCTCTAAGTCAAGCCGTTGCCGGAGATAACATTGTAATATTTCCAGGTACGTATGTTGAAGAATTTCCGCTAACTATACCACAAGGTGTTAGTGTAAGTGGTGCTGGCATTAGAGCAGTTACCATTAGTCCAACCGTTGGAACTAGTGATAAAGATGCATTTTTGCTTAATGGAGAAACAACTGTTAGCAATCTAGCAGTTAGTGGAGTTAAGTACGATAGCGTTAATGATACCGGTTACGGATTTAGATTAGCACAAGGATTTACAACTACTACTCGTAGTCCCTATGTTCTAAACATAACAGTTATTAACACGGCGCCTAACGCAGGAAGAGGCGCATTAGTAGACGGCAGTGTAGCAGACCCATCATCAAACACCGCAACTATGTTATTCAGTGCCGTGACCTTTATTGTTCCAGGTGCCGACGGCATAACAGCAACAAACGGTGCCCGGGTCGAGTGGTTAAACTCGTTTACATACTTTGCCAACATAGGTATAAATTTAACACAAGGTACACTGGGTTTTGCTAGTTTAGGATTAAAATTTGGCGCAGAGATGCGCAGTATTGGATCAGCTAACGTATATGGTACATATGGCGCAAGAGCTGATGGCGCAGACACGTTAGGATACTTAATTGGACATAACTTTGGTTATATTGGGTCGGGCACTGACAGTCAAAATGACGATCAGTTAACCTTACAAGCCAATGAAATCATAGCAATTAATGGCGGCCAGCTGTACTATGACAGCATGGACCATAAGGGTAATTTTCGAGTCGGTGATGTATTTTATGTTGACCAACAAACTGGTAATGTAACATTTAATGCACAGTCAATTAGTTTTACAGCTGGCGGAAATATTACGTTTGATAGCCCTAACGGCCAAACTATTATTGATGCAACAAAGATACAAACTGGAAATATCAGGATTCACGATAATGAAATTCAGTCGTTAATAGGCCCAGTAAACTTTTTTGCCGCTAACGGTACAACTAATCTTAACACAAACGTATTTGTAACTGGAAACATTGGAGTAACCGGCAATACGTATGTTGACGGCAATGTATACTTAGGTGATACAAAATACGATTTAGTTACTGTATTTCCAAAACTAACACAAAATATCAATCCTAAACTTGATAGAACATACTCATTAGGCAATAACGATCTTATTGATCCTAGAATATGGCGCACTGCTTTTTTAACTACACTAGACATTGACGGTGTTACACAAGTAACTAACAATACAATTTCTACGTTAACTAGCGGAACAGATTTAAGATTTGTTGCCGCGGGCACAGGTACAGTTAAAGTAACATCTACAGATGTACAAGCAGATCAAAGTTTAACAGTAGGCGGAACAACGGCAACTGTTAACGGTACAACCAGTCTACAATATGTAGAAATTGGAACAATATTATCTCCAAAAACACTAACACTTACTGGCGATATTGGACAAACTGGCGATACTTATATTACTGGATTGTTTGGTAATGCTGATATTAATATTTTAGGAGCAGGATCATATTTCCAAGTTCCTAGCATTAAAATACAAAATAATATTATTACTACAATAGCGCCTGCAACTGATTTAGAAGTTGTAGCTAATAACAACGGTAGCATTATTGTTGACCAAAAGTTAAAGATTAAAGATAATGTTATTACAAATAACTGGACTGGTGCAACTACAAACAGTCAAAAAAGTATATATTTTACTCCTAATGGAACAGGCAATGTAGTAGTTAACTCAACAAAATATTTAAAAATACCCTATAGTAATGACTCAACAAAGGTACTTTCTGCACCTGGCGAAATTAGACAAAATAGCACAACTCAAGCATACGAAGGTTATTTGTCTACCGGAACTGAAAGTTTTGTAAACGTCTACAGCACTGATAAAAATACATATATTACTCCAGAATTAACCATCGGCACTAATGATAACACATTAAGATTTGTTGTTAATAACGCTCTTAAAGCAACTATTACATCAACTATGATGTCAGATGCTGTACTGCAAGTTGGTAATTTTATACTATCTGGAAATACTATTAACAACCCTGTTACAAATTCTGATACAGTATTTCAACCTACAGGTACAGGCTCTATAAATGTTAACGGGTTATTATTTAAAGACGACAGTATTACAAATACTGCCGCAGGAGCAGTAACACTTCAAAGTACAGGCACAGGGTATGTAAAGTTTACAGGAACCGCCGGAGTAGTATTTCCATATGGTGATACTAGTCAACGCAGACTAACTCCAGCTCTTGGCGAAGTTAGATATAACAGCCAAATAAACTATATGGAAGTTTTTGACGGTACTAATTGGATCCCAGCCGTTGGTACTTTAGGGGCCGCACCTCTCTCCGAAGTCCTTGATATTATGGACTTATGGGGCCTTGTCCTAGGCTAAAAAGCCCAATCCGATAAATACTATTACTGTAAGAACTGACCAAGTTTTTACGATATTCGACTGTGGTAAACCCGCAAAGAGCCTAAGTAAAATTTAGGATGCGAGCGCAAGCTCAAAGGTGGTTAACCGTGTAACACGGGGTACGAGGAGAGCTCATGGCTGTTGGTCGCATTACGGGTCCGCTCTTAAAGGCAAACCTTCTTCGAGAAGGTGTGAATCTTGCTTTTGAGACGAACTTACTTTATCTAGATGTTGTTAATGGCCGTATTGGTATTAATACTGCAACACCCGGGCACGACCTAGAAGTTAACGGAACAACTCGTACTACAAATTTAATAGTAGACAATCAAGCAGACATTGCTACATTTACAATTAGCGGCGATACAATTGCTAGTTCTAACGGAACAATTAATTTAGAACCTAGTGGTTCTAATCCAGTAGTTTATCAAGGTAAATTACTTGTTAATGACAATTTACAAGTTACTACTAACGCAATATCAACTACTGATGCTGACGCTGACTTAGAATTTAATACTTCAGGTACCGGACAAGTTAATGTTAACAGCGATATGCTTGTTAACGGAAATTTACACGCTACTGGAAATATTACAGCCGATGGCGATATTACTATTGGAAGTGCTAATAACGACAACGTTATTTTTAATGCAGATATTAATAGTAATGTAATTCCAGAAGTATGGCAAGCTGGTGATCCCGGAGTCCCGGGAAGTCATGCAATTGGTGATCCTAAATGGGATTTAGGTAGTGTTACCCAAGCATGGAAAACAGCCTACATACACGACATACAAGCAACTAATTTTAATTCAAATAGCATTACTGTTAATGGTATTGATTTAGCATTACCTCAAGGAAATATCATTTATGTTGCAGAGGCAGGAAATGATAGCAATGCAGGACTACATGAAAATAACCCTGTACTCACAATTAAACATGCTTTATCATTAGCTTCTTCCGGTGATGTAGTTTACATCTATCCAGGAATTTATACTGAAGAATTTCCTCTAATAGTTAATGTAGGTATATCTGTTCGAGGCGCTGGTATTCGAGCAGTTAAAATTGTCCCAACGGTTGCAACTCAATACAATGATGCATTTGTATTAAACGGCGAAACTACAATTGAAGATTTAACTGTTGCTGATTTCTTTAGCAACGGAAATTATTTTACAGTTACTAGTGCATCTAGCGGATCCGTAACATTTAATGCTGGAACATCACCGTTTGCACATACTTATACTAGTGGCGGCACAGTTAACGTTAACGGCACTGACTATGCTGTTATTACAGCAACTTATAATTACTTAACAGGAATAACAACTGTTACTCATGCTGGCGGCACAGCTACCGGTACTATCTTCTTATCAAACTTAACATTTAGTTGTAATGGTAGCACACGAGTATTTCCAGATAACGGATACGCTTTCCGTTTTGCTAGCGGATTAACTGTAAGTAGTCGTAGTCCATATATTCGAAACGTATCGGTTATTACAAAAGGTTCAGTAACTAGCCTAAGTGACCCATTGGGATTTAACGCAGGTAACGCAGGTAAAGGCGCATATATTGACGGGGCATACGCAAATGTACTAAGCAAAGAAGCAAGTATGCTGTTTCATAACGCAACGTTTATTACTCCGGGTGTTGATACTATCACCGCAACTAACGGCGTTCGAGTTGAGTGGTTAAACTCGTTTACATACTTTGCAACTCGCGGTATGTATGCATCATCAAATAATTATGGTTTTGCACAACAAGGTAAAACACACTTAAGAATTAATACAAGAGTGGGTACTTGGGCAGTAGGAAATACTGTAAGTTACTATGATACTAACGGCTCAACACTGTTAGCTAGCGGTGTTATTTCAAGTATTGACGGGAATTATGTAAATCTTACTGGCAGACAACTAGGATTTGAAACAATTACAGACCGTGCAGGAAAAACAGTATACGCTCAAGGCAACGCTAAACTTTCCACAGCAGTTAAGAAATTTGGCACGGCAAGTTTGGCACTAGACGGCACAGGCGATTATGCTAGTATAGCAACCCAACCAGACTTTGCTTTTCCGTCAACTATATCAAGACTACCTAAGACAATTACAGTCAACGGCAACGCCGCAGTCAGCGCAACACAAAGCAAGTTTGGCGGCAGTAGTATTGCGTTTGACGGTACAGGTGACTATCTTAGTCTTGCTACAGATACAGATTATGGATTTGGAACTGGGGACTTTACTATTGAAGGCTGGTTCTATAAAACAGCAGTATCTACACAATATTTGTTTGATACAAGAACAACCCTAACTGAAAACTCCGTTGTTGTTCAGTCTAACGGTTCAGGCTCTTTAAGATTATTTGTAAATGGCGCATTTGTATTAACAAGTAGTAATGCTCATACTAATAATGCTTGGAATCACGTTGCTATCTCTCGTGCTAGTGGAGTGACAAGATTCTTTATAAATGGTGTGGTATCTACCGCTACCTATACTGATACAACTAACTATGGAACTACAAAGCCCTTAGTAGTCGGTGCTCAATACAACGGAACAACAGCATTTAATGGTTATATTGATGACTTTAGAGTAAGCAATACCGCAAGATATACCGCAACATTTACTCCTACTACTACAGCATTTGTTGACGACTTTAATACTAAATTATTAGTCAACGGAAATTCAACCATTGTTGACGACGCTTCCTACGGAACAGCAACTGACTTTACTATTGAGGGGTGGATTTATCCTACAGCAGCCGGAACATATCGAACACTATTTGATTTTAGATCAGCCGCTATTGAAAAATCAATTTATCTAGCTATCAATACTAGCAATCAACTGTACTTGTATGTAAACGGCGTTATAACTATCACCACAGCCGCAACAGTATCGTTGTCAACCTGGACACACGTAGCATTAGTTAGAAGAAACGCCTCAACAAAAATATATTTAAATGGCACACAGTCGGGTTCTTCTTGGGCCGACATAACTGACTACGGAACAACCAAACCATTACGCATTGGTGCTGACTACAGCGGAGCATACGGATTCACTGGTTATATTGACGATGTAAAAATTAGTAAAGGTGTAGCAAGATATACGACAACGTTTACTGCGCCCACTACAGCATTGACAGGCGATTTAGGAACAGTATTATTATTACATTTTAACGGTAACAATAATTCTACAACTATTTTAGACGATGGCATTACATTCCAAGACTTAAGAACTAGTGCCGGTGGCACCGCAACATTAATTGACTTTGCCGACTACTCAGACTTCGGTGCTGAGATTCGTTCAATTGCATCAGCCAGTGTCTATGGTAATTATGGGGTGTACGGGGACGGCCCCGGTGTTATTGCTTACTTAATTTCACAAAACTTTGCATACATAGGTGCTGGAAAACTATCAACAAACGATCCTAACGATCGTATTGCCGCTAATGAAGTAGTAGAATTAAACGATGCAAAGATTTATTATACTAGTGTTGACAATGAAGGAAACTTCAAAGTTGGTGACAATTTTTATATTAATCAAAAAACTGGCGAAGTTTTATTTAACAATCAAAACTTAACTGTTACTAGTTTAACCGGTGTTACATTCACTGACGGTACACATACTACAACTATTACTTCAACTGATATTACTACTGGTAATATCAGAATACACGATAATAACATTGATTCTACCACAGGGCAAATTGATGTTACTGCTGCCAACGGTGTAATTAATTTACAAAACAATACGTTTGTTACAGGTAACTTAGATGTTACAGGCGATATTACCATTGGCGGAAATATTACTATTGGTGATCAAAGTACTGACACTATTAATTTTGTTGCTAGCATTGACAGTAGTTTAATTCCGTCACTGACAGCGTTCTATGATTTAGGCACAAGTTTATTACGGTGGAATACAGCGTTCTTAAGTCGTGCTGAAATTGACGGCGTAATTATTGATTCTAATCAAATTAGTACATCTATTGGAAATGATGATTTAACACTAACTGCCGCAGGTGCAGGAAGAATTTATATTCCAAGCAACAATGTACAAATTGATCAAAACTTAACAGTAACTCAAAATCTTACAGTAACTAGCGGTACTACATATCTAAAAAATACAACAGTTACAGGCAACATTACGCAGACTGGTAACATTAATCAAACTGGTAATTTTGTTACTAGCGGTAATACGCAAGTTACTGGTAATATTACCGGCTCAACATATTTGCAATTATCGCAAATTAGACTTGAGAATAATGTAATTTCTACAACTGTGACAGATTTAGATTTAGAATTAAGGGCCAATGGCATCGGCAATGTTGTATTAGAAGGCATTAAGTTTAGCGACAACAATATACAAAGCATTGTTACAGACTCAAATATTACATTAGTACCACAAGGCACCGGCGGTGTAATAATTAATAGTAATCAAAGTATTCAAGTTCCAGTTGGAACAACTGCTCAACAACCAGGAACTCCGTCAAACGGTATGATTCGTTATAACTCAGACCTAACTAGGTATGAAGGATATAATAATGGTTATTGGGTAAAATTAGGCGGCCTGCAAGACGTTGATGGTAATACCAAGATTATTGCAGAAGCAACCCCTGGCGCAAACGACAATACACTTTATTTTTATGCTGACGGTAACTTAACAGCAACAATAGACAGTACAAAATTGTTTACCCAGCGTTTTCAAACAGTTAATTTAGATTTATATAGCAATACTATTACACCTGTATTAGCAGATAGCAATCTTAATTTAACAACAACAGGTACCGGCGGGGTTCGCTTAGGTAACTTAAAGATTTTTAACAATACAATTACTAATATTGTAAGCGGAGCAATTACAGAATTTTCCGAAACAGGAACAGGGTATGTACGGATTGCGGGCTCTAATGGTGTAGTTATTCCAAGCGGTGATGTATTAAATGATCGGCCTGCAGTTCCTGAAATTGGAATGATTCGATTTAATACATACGACAACTTAGTAGAAGTATTTAACGGAGTAACTTGGTCAAGTGTTGCAGGTGCATCCGGCGGCGTAACGAGTTTAGAAGCAACAGAGATTGGTATTGCTTCCGCGCTCATATTTGGATAAAAAATTATGGCATCATTCTTTAGAACAAAAGTAGCAAAGAACATCGGTACAACACCTGTTGATGTATTAGAAACTAGTCCCGGCAACAGATTTACATTGATCGGTTGCAATCTAGCAAACACTACAGACGAAGTTGTGATAGTTGACATCACTATAACTGATTCAACCGCAGTAACCGGGTACTATATCAAAGGACTAGTAATAGATCCGTATACTAGTGCAAAGATAGTAACAAATGGTGAAAAGATTATTCTAGCAGAAAGTACAACAATGACAATAGTAAGCGATACGGCAAATAGCATTGATCTAATTGCTAGTTACGCCGAGATTGTTTAAGGAGATTTATTATGGCAAGCAATTATCAATTTGGCAGGTCACAAGAAGATGTATTGGGAGATACTCCCAAGTACTTTTATGCCCTACGCAGAACAGATGACGGAGTATTGTATTTTACACGAGTTAATCAACTTAGTAGAGAAGACAGTATTCAGATTAACAACGACGGAACAGCAGACGGCAACTATCCAGATTTTGAAGTAGGTGTAGATTTCTTTGAGGGCCGCGATGCAATACACGAGCTAGTTTTTGAAAATTTAAATTTTGAACAAATGCGTTGGGACAACAGAAATTTGTATTATTATATTGATGATGACGGACAACTAGTTGTAAGAGTAGATACAAAATACCAGTACCCAAGCGGCGTATAAATATACAAAATTAAAAATATTGAGGTAGATAATGGCAGATTTTAAGATAAACCGAATTAGATTTACATGGAAAGATACATGGGTAACCAACACGGCATATACCAAAGACGATATTGTTCGTTACCGTGGTAAATCATACGTATGTCTAGTTGGGCATACTTCGTCTGCAGATTTTAATACCGATTTAAATTATATTGATGTTTCTACAACGCCAGACGAGGCCGCGCCAAAATGGCAATTATGGTTAGACGGCTACGAGTGGAGGAACACTTGGTCAACTAATACACTATATAACCTTGGTGATTATATTCGATATAACAGCATTGTCTATATTTGTATTACTAGCCATACCTCAGCAACAACTATTGCCAGCGGACTTGAAGTAGACCAAAGCAAGTGGGCACGTTATGCAGTCACAGACGACTGGCTCAAAGCATGGACCATTAATACTCGTTATCGATTAAACGATCTAGTTCGATACGGCGGAACAATTTATAGATGTAATTTTGGTCATACTAGTTCATCTACTACATCGTTCCCAGGCGGCCTTGAATCTCATCAAGCATACTGGGATGCAGTCCTGTATGCCAATGATTGGAAGACTGACTGGGCTCCTTTGACTCGTTACAAACTAAGTGATGTAGTTCGATACGGCGGGATTATTTATAAGTGTACTGATGCACACATTAGCGGAGCAACTGCAACTGTTGGTATAGATCCTGACATTTTAAAATGGGAAATTGTACACACTGGAATAGATTACAAATTTACGTGGCAGGCACTGACACGATACAAGTTGAACGATGTAGTAAAACAAGGACCAGATTTATATATCTGTATTGTTGCACACCAATCGACTAGTACTTTTGATACAGCAAGTTTTAAAATTTGGGTTCCAGGCTTAGAATTTGCAAATGCATGGTTAAATTCAATAGCTTACGATAAAGGCGATGTTGTTACATATGGTGGATATCAGTATACAAGCAATGTTCAAAATAATATTAATAATATTCCGTCAACCGACCTAATCAGTTGGACACTAGTAGTTAAAAATTACAACATAATGGGCGATTGGACCTCGGTTGGTAATTATCGCACTGGCGACCTTATTCGAAGAGATGGATATTTGTATGTTGCGATCATGGATAGCGTAAGTATTGAACCTACAGATACTAGTAAATGGGAATTAGTAAATCCAGGTATGTACTGGCGCGGCGGCTGGGCCGCAGATCAAGTATATGTAGTCGGCGACGTTGTTACTTATTATTCAACTTCTTATATTTGTCTTGTTAAACATACTTCTGGTGCAATATTAGCTCCAGCACAAGATACCACAAACATATATTGGGTTATATATGTTCGAGGTGATCAGTTTGAAACATTACAATATCAAGGTGATATTCAAACCTATAACAACAGTCAGTGGACCGCAACTCCTATTGGTGGTGAAGGAAATTTATTAAAGACTAGAACACTCAGTACTAACAATTACCTGCCGATCCCGTCATGGGATAATTGGGGAATTATTGGAAAGGTCTATTACGTGTCACCTACCGGAGTTGACACTGCATCATACGGTACAACAATATCTACTCCGTGGAAAACTGTAAAATATGCGTGTAGTCAAGTTGCTGGACCTGCCACAATTTTTATTAAAACTGGTACATACGGTGAAACATTGCCAATCAGGGTACCAGCAGGTGTTGCTCTAGTAGGCGATGAACTTCGCGGAACAGTAATCCAACCAGCAAAAATTATTAACTGTATTGCTACTGCATCAAGTAGCGCAACAGGAATAATTACATTAAACACTACTGTTGGTATATCAGCAAACGATCCTATTCAGTTTGTAGTTGAAACATTAATTACTACAGCTCTTGCCACAGTTGCCTCAACTAATAAAATTACGTTAGCGTATGTTGCTAATTTATATGTAAATGAAACTATTGTGTTTAACGGTGCAAGTCTTGGTGGGCTGGTTTCAGGCCAAGTATATTATATTAAAACATACGACTCGGCAACACAAACTATTACAATTAGTGCAAGTTATAACGGCCCGACGTTTGCAGTAACCGATGCTCAAGGAGCAATGGCTGTTATAGCAGGTGGATTTGCTGGACTAACAATTGGCCAAACATACTATGTTATTGGTTCAACTATAACTCCAACAAGTTTTAAAATTTCTAACATTAACGGCGGTACAGCCGCAGTTAGTTTATCTGAGTCAACTAGTCAAACAGTTAATGTGTATGGCGGAGATGCAATTAAAAATATGTTCTTAGTTGCAAATGCAACTGGTATTCGAAACATGACCTTAACTGGTTTACTTGGCGGATTAGGTAGCCCTAATAGTTACGGAACAAGACGCCCAACAGCGGGAGCTTACGTATCACTGGATCCAGGCACTGGCCCAAATGATACATCAGTGCAAATTACTACAAAATCTCCTTATGCCCAAAACGTATCAATGTTTGGACAAGGATGTGTTGGCGTAAAGATTGATGGAACATTACACAACGGTGGTAATAAATCTATTGTTGCTAACGACTTTACAACAATTTTATCTGCTGGAATTGGTGCTTGGTGTACTGGAACAGGATCATTAACAGAATTAGTATCAGTGTTCTCATATTACGGCCATTGCGGTTACCTAGCAGAAGACGGCGGACGTATTCGTGCTACTAACGGTAACACATCTTATGGAAATTTTGGTTGCGTTGCCGAAGGATATGATACAACAGAAAGTCCAATCACTGCAACTGTAAATAACAGAAATCAACAAGCTCAGATTGCTGCCGCGTTTATTGGTGAAGCAACTAACAAAATTTTAAAATTTGAATATTCTAATGCTGGGCAAGAATATACTGGTGTAACTTATGCGTTTGGCGGATCAGGAACCGGCGCAATTGCAGTCGGTGACGAGTTCCGCGATGGTGGAGTATATGAAGTTAGAATTTTAGGTAGCGATTTTGCCGCAGGTGGATTAGGATATATCACCGCAGTTAACCAAGCACAGGCTGGAAATACTCAAACAATTACCATTGCAAGTAACGATCAAAATACGTTTGCTACTTACTATGGTATGAGATTAATAGTTACATCTGGTACTGGTGTTGGACAATACGGATACATTGCAGGCTACGATGCTGTTGGTAAAATTGCAACCATTGCCAATGAAAGTGTTACACAACAAACATCGTCGTCTACCTCCGCTATAGATAATACAATTAATGTACCAACAACCGCTGGATTTACTCCCGGCAGTGCAATTGTTTTTGTTCCTACTCAACAAAATACTACTGCTTTCCAGACTATTCGTACTATTGCTACAATGACTACTGCTTATATTGCAGGCAACACATTATATGTTGTTTCAATGGGTGCCGGAGCCGTTGCAGTTGGTATGACCTTGACTGGGGCTGGGGTAACTAGCGGCACATACATCACAGCTAATAATGCCGGAACCGGTAGCGGAAGTACTTGGCAAATTAGTGTAGCACAAGTAGTTGGTAGTCAAGCAGTACCAATTACAATTACTGGAACTAATAATTTAATAACCCTAACCTCCTCTGCAGGAATGGTTATTGGAGAACAAATTGTGTTTTCCGGAACAACATTTGGCGGAATTGTAAGTGGAGCAACGTATTATATTATTAATGCAATTATAGGAAATCAAATTACTATTAGTGATACCTATCAAGGTCCAGTAAAAACATTAACTAACGGTTCGGGACAAATGGCCACAGTAGCTGGCGGAATGTTAGGCGGCTTAACAGCAGGACAAATTTATTATGTAATTGCAACAAACTATTCAGCAACAAAGTTTTCAATATCTACAAGTTTTGGCGGAACAATTCAATCAGTAACTACACAAACTTATGGAACAAAGATGGATGTACATGCAGTAGGATGGCAAAATATTGTTAGCGGCACCCCGGCGGTTGCCTTATTAGATTCAACCAGCGTATATTCAATTGAGCCATGTGTTAGATTTAGCCAACCAAGCTATTCTTCAAGCGCGGTAACATTACCTACTACTGGCTGGGTATCAGTTACATACGGCAACGGAAAATATATTGCAATGACCTCAACAGGAGCAACTGCAAATTCATTAAATGGAACAGCTTGGACTACAGGTACTGCCTTGCCCACCGGAACGTATGCAAAACTAAAATTTGTCGGCGGATTTTTCTATGCAATAACTTCTAATAGTAGCAGTATAGCATATTCTATTGATGGTACATCTTGGACTTCGGGTAACACTACATTAGGTGGCGGCCACGCTGATATTGCATGGGGTAATAATAATTATATTGCTTTACAAACTACAAGTAGTGCAGTTGCTTCAAGCTCTATTAATGGATCAACATGGAGCGCAGTAACATTACCTACTACTGCTAGTTGGAAATCTATTGCATACAGTAACATTGGTGTGTGGGTTGCTATTGCAGGAAGTAGTAATATTGCCACATACTCATTAGACAACGGAACAACGTGGCTTACAACATATTCTACAGACGGCGGCATAACGCAGACTAACGTTCAGCTACCAACTTCGTCAAACTGGATTTCTGTTATATGGGGAAATGGTAGATTTGTTGCAATTTCCACTGGAGGAAGTGCAGCCGCATACTCATTCGATGGCAAACTTTGGACAGCTAGCACAATGCCTGTAACAGCATCCTGGCAACAAATTACATACGGCCAAGGAACTTTTATAGTAGTCGGCAACGGGACTTCGACCGCGCTATCTAGTCCTGACGGTATTGTATGGACTCAACGTACCTTATCATCGTCTGGATCGTGGGCAAGCGTTGCATTTGGTAATACTAACTCAACTCCACTATTTTCCGTAGTATCTTCGTCGGCTAGCGGATTAGCCGTGGCATGCGGAGCTCAGGCGTTTGGTCGAGCTACTGTAGCTTCTAATAAAATTAGTGCTATTAAACTGTTAGAGCCCGGCAGTGGATATATTTCAGCTACACTAGGGGTTACTGATCCTAATCCAACATCATTTGTTACAACACTAGCGCGAATAGGTAACAAGGTCTTGGGAAATCCAACTTTTGTTAATCGAGGTACAGGATACAGGACATCGACAACAGTTATAACAGTTCAATCAGGAGACGGCTATGCTGATATATATCAACCTAGCAAATTCTTAACAGTTTCTAACTTAGGATTTTTACCAACTCCAGGCGCCGCTTTAACAATCAACGGTAACCCTAATCAGTATCGAATTGTTCTTATTACCGACTTAGGTGCAAATAAAGCGCAATTCCAAATAAGTCCTCCGTTGACTATTTTATTAGCACCTGAGCATAATACAAGTATCAATATTCGACAAAAATATAGCCAGTGCCGTATTACAGGACATGACTTCTTGTTAATTGGTACTGGAAATAAAGAAACGACGAATTATCCAAATGTTGATGTTAATACAGCACTTCCATACCAGCAAATTGCTGAAAATAACGGAGGACGAGTATTCCAAACTTCAACAGACCAAGACGGCAACTTTAAAGTTGGTAACTTGTTTGCGGTACAACAAGCATCTGGTATTGTTACAATTTCAGCAGATCAGTTGAGTTTAACAGGTCTACAAACACTGTCACTTGGCGGATTCCAGTTAGGAACAAACTCTGTAGTAATTACACAGTTTAGTACTGATAGTTATTTTACAGCAAATAGTGATAGTATTGTCCCGACTCAGAGAGCAATCAAAGCCTATATTGCTAGAAACATTGCAGGTGGTGGTGCAAATGCACAAGCAGGCGCAATTGTTGCAGGTACATTTGGTGTTGGTGGTCCTAATAGGATTTACTCGTCAACCCAGCAACAACTATTTGTTAGAAACTCTATGAGAATGACAAAAGGTATTAACGGAACTATGTTAGCTAAAAGCTTCTTTGCACACGGATTTTCCGTTGGCGGCAGCGATGCAGGAAAGTAAAAAAGCAATATTAACAAATGAATAAATACAATATAATGAAAATCGGAGCATTGAATGGCTGAATTTAAACTAGGTAGAATCCGCTTTGTTTGGAAAAACAACTGGAGTGCATCTACAACATACGTAAAAGACGATGTTGTAAGATACGGTGGTAAGACGTTTGTTTGCGTAGCAGGACATACTGCCAATGCAGATTTCTACGTCGACCTAAACCATGGTCCGACACGTTGGAACCAAATTGCTGACGGCACAAGCTGGAAGGGCGATTGGGATACTGATACATATTACAAGATTAACGACCTAGTACGATTTGGCGGCAGAGTTTACTTATGTAACACCGGACATCAAAGCAATGTACTAGCAACATCTGGTACTAGCCCAGAAGTAACTGCGGGCTTGGAAGCAGATCAAAATAAATGGGATTTATTTGCCGCAAGTTTAGACTGGAAGAACGACTGGACTACCGGTACTCGATACAAAACAGATGACGTTGTTAGATACGGTGGTATCAGTTATATCTGTAATACTGGGCATACAAGTTCAGCTACTAACAATACTGACTCTGATGGTCTCGAACAAGACCTAAGTAAATGGGATATTTACGCCAAAGGATTTGATTGGATTGGCCAGTGGACTATTAATACACGTTACAAACAAAACGATGTTATTTTATACGGTGGCATCACTTACGTATGTAATACAGGCCATCAATCTGCCGCCACTCTTGCATCAGGTTTAGAAGCAGATCAGGGGCTATGGGATCCGTTCCATAAAGGTATTAAATATTTAGGTTACTGGTCATCAGGCGCCAGCGTTACTGGATATATTTCTGGAACAACATTAACTGTTAGTGCAGTATCATCTGGACATTTATCTATTGGTCAAGTATTATCTGGTGCTGGAGTAACCTCTGGAACTACTATTACTGAATTGTTAACTGGTACATTCCCAGGAACTACCGGAACATATACTGTAAACTTTTCACAAACAACAGGCAGTGTTGGAGCACAAATTACAATCACAGGTGCCGCTGTTCGCTATCGCAAAAACGATATTGTAAAATTTGGAGCAGACCTTTGGATTTGTACAACTGACCATACATCTTCCGGTACATTTGCAGAAGCAAACTGGGTTATATTTGTTGGCGGATTAGAATTTGAAAATAGTTGGTCAAGCTCAGAAGTTTACCAACCAGGTGACATAGTATCCTATGGTGGATATGCATACGTAGCTAAAACAAATAATACTAATAAAACTCCTACTGCTTATATTTCTGATTGGGATTTATTTACTACTGGATTTAGTTTCCAGGGCGACTGGTCAAATGCAACTGCATATAAAGTTGGCCAGGTAGTAAGACTAAACGGTTACACCTATGTAGCAATCCTTGACCACACCGGCAATACCCCACCAAACCTAACCTACTGGTCACGCTTAAATAGTGGTGTTAAATGGGCGGCAACGGGCCAAACATTTACAGGCCTAAGTGGCACAAACATTGTCGGTACAGGCACTAGCGCAACATTCGATGTTGCGTTGTCTAACACAAAATATACAGTTACAGTCAATGCTACAGGATCTGGATATGCAACTAGTAACACTATTAAAATATTAGGTACTCAAGTTGGCGGTATTACTCCAGCTAATGATATTATTATCACAGTCACTGCACCTAGTGGGGCTATAACCGCAGTGTCAGTTGCTGGGGTTGCAGTATCATGGAAAACTGGTGTTGATTATGTATTAGGTGATGCAGTACTGATGGGTGTTAACACTTATATTTGTATATTAGCTCATACCGGATCAAACGGCAACCGCCCTGATAACGACACAACAGGTACTTACTGGAACGTAATGTCAGTTGGTTCGATTACTTCTATATTGACAACCCAAGGTGATACAATTTATTATGGCGGTGCTGGCCCAACTCGCCTACCAATCGGCACTGATGGACAAGTACTACGTGTAAACAACAATACTCCGGCATGGTCTTATTTTGGTGTTATTAATAATGTAGTGTATGTTGCATTGAACGGTGTTGACGTTCTTGGAAACGGCCAAGGGTTAACTATGGATAAACCCTGGAGAACTGTTCGCTATGCGGCAAAACAAGTTGAGGACGGCTATTTGAATCCCAATGCTGCCGCATTACTAGCTAAAAATAAACAATTTATAACTAAAGAGGTTAATAATTTTGTTCAGTATACAAATACTACAACAGTAGCATCTGCATCAACAACAGTATTCACATGTAATTCAACTGCAGGTTTATATGTTGGCATGCCAATTAGCTTTACGGGAACAACTGGCGGTGTAACTGCCGGCGTAACCTACTACATATTTGATATTCCTAACACTACAACATTTGGTATTAAAAATAATTATGCAGATGTAACTCGTAGAACATTAACTGCTGGTTCAGGCTCAATGACTGGTTCGTATGTGTATAGTTCATCTAAGACAGAACGCGATGCAGGTATTATTCTTGATGCATTGATTTTTGATATAAGTCATAGCGGAACATTTAAAACAACATCTGCGGCATTAGCATATTTTACCAGTGCAGGTAATGCTTATATTAGCGGTGTTTATGCATATGATATTACTGCGTTTGTTGGCGCACTAAATTATCTAGTAACTGTTTCAAATAAGGTACTAGTTAATTCTGCACCTGTAGCAAATTATCAAACACTAAACGGAGTATTACTGGCTAACCAAGCAGAGCAAATTATAGATACTAGCCTAACTTCTGAGTCAGGTACTACGACTACACTGACAACCTTAGTGTCAATTATTACAACAGGACTAAGCGCAGGAACAACATCGGCAATTCCATCTGTAATTAATCCAGGAACAACAATTAGTGTTAAGACAGGAACATATTTAGAAATTTTACCTATAGTTGTTCCAAGAAATACTGCGGTAGTTGGTGATGAACTTCGTTCAAGTGTAATACAGCCAGCAGGTGCAGTTACAAACTTAGTAAACGACAAACCAAAAACGATTTCAGTATTGACTCGCATGAAAGCGATCATTCCAACGCTTGTTGCTAACGGTACAGTTACTCCTACTACAGGAAACACAACCGCTCAAGTTACTACATTGCCCGTGGGTGATGTTGGTAGTACTGCGGCAGTTTCGTCAGTATTAACTAACGGCGCAACTATTAGAAATATTTTACAAAATACAATCACAGCGGCGCCAGCATTTACATTTACAAATCCAACAGGATATAACGTTGGATTCTTAACAGGATACGGTGATGGTAAGGCACAGGTTGTTCAAAACTATCAATATATTAAAACTTATATCAGCCAGTATTTGTTTAACAATTATCTATCAGTATACAATGCAATTAACGTAGCAACCTGCCAACGTGATATTGGTTACTTGTTAGATGCATTACAATATGATATGACCTATGGCGGCAATACCCAGACATTAATTGCTGGTAGTTCATATTTTACAAGTTCTGCGTTAAATATTGCGTCAACAGAAAAGACAGCAACATTAGCCGCATACACAACTTTAAAAACAATGATTTCAAACATTGTTTTAAAGACTACACCTACAGTTAACAGTCCTAACACTACATTTAGTACAACTGGTTACATCAGTGGAACTACATTAACTATCAGTTCAGCAGTTACTGGAACTATCATGGTTGGACATGTTCTAACTATGGTTGGATCTACAGCCGGTACTTATATTACTGGTTACATTGCTGGCGGCGCTGGTTCCGGTTCAACATGGACAGTTAGTGCCAGCCAAACAGTTGGTTCGAGCGGAAGCCCGGTTGCAGTAAGTGGTGCTAACCCAACACAAACCACAGCTGGCACAGCAGGTTCAGCAGGTGCGGCAACATTTGCACAAGCTCGTATCCAAGATATAATTGACTGGATTACTAATGGTACAGCACCTGCAACTGTCGCACCAACAGCGGCCATTGCGTTGTCTTCAACCGCATTACAAAACGGATACAATGCATTGCAAGCGGCACGATCAGAAATTCAAGCTGATACAGTAGCATGGGTCCAGAAGTTCTATCAATCAATGAACTTTAACTCGGCAACGTGTTCACGAGATACAGGATATATTGTTGACGCATTAAGTTACGACCTAGTGTTTGGTACAAACTTTAACTCTGTTAAAGCCGGTATGGCATATTACAGAGCAACAACTAGTGCTCAGTATGTTATTAATAATCAGTTAACAGCAGAAATTGGTGCTGTTAATTTTATTGCACAAAAAGCTAGACAAATTGCAGCCTACGGCAGTGCCACACAGATCGGTACAATTATTGACGATATGATTCTATCAATTGCTGGTACTATAACAACAACTGCTTCAGCTACCGCTGTTGGTGGAAATATTACAGTTGGATCGACTGCAGGTATGGTGGTAGGAATGCCAATTGTGTTTAACGGCTCAACAGGCGGCATCAGTGTTAATCAGACTTATTGGATTATTTCTATTGTTGACGCAACTACAATTCAAGTAACATCGACCTTTGGCAGTGCAACTCCAATTACTTTAACAAATACTTCTAGTTTATTAACTGCTACCGCAGGTGGTGGATTTGAATACGCTGGTACAAACACATATAATAATGTGTTAAGTACTATTAAGGGTGTTGAAATTTTAAGAGCTAATACAGCATTCTTAGCTAACGAAGCAACGGCTTGGGTAACTCAAAGTTACGGCGGCACAGTAACAACTACAACTCAATCAACCGGCAGATTTACAACAAGTTCTGCACACAATTTCACTATAGGTGATCCTGTAACATTTACAGGCGGTTCGTTGCTCGGAGGTGTAATATTAGGCAGTACTTACTATGTATTAACAGTGCCGTCGGGAACAGAATTTACTGTAGCTAGCACATCGGTCGGCACAAGTCCGTTAATTATTAATAACGGATCAGGATCAATGACTGTTCGATACCAGTTTAGTCAGGCAGCATGCCAACGCGATATGACAGAATATGTCAACGGCTGGATATATGACATAAATTATCTTGGTAATTATAAGTCTTTACGATCTATTGTTAGCTATAAAAATGCAGTTAGCGGCTCTATTCAGTCTGACATGTTCTATCTACGTAATTCAACGGGGTTACGTAACATGACAGTTACCGGATTAACCGGTACTATAGGCGCACCTAATATATATGGAACCCGTAGACCAACAGCAGGTGCCTATTCTAGCTTAGATCCAGGATATGGCCCAACAGATTATAATGCTTGGATTTCAACTCGCTCACCCTATACTCAAAACTTAACATTATTTGGTACTGGTTGTATAGGAATGAAAATTGATTCATCACTACATGCAGGCGGAAATAAATCTATTGTTGCTAACGACTATACTACTATTATCAGCGATGGTATTGGAGTATGGTGTACTGGTTCAAATGCATTAACAGAACTTGTTTCTGTGTTTGCCTACTATTCATATGCAGGCTACTTAGCAGAGCTTGGCGGCAAAATGCGAGCTACTAACGGTAATAACTCATATGGCACATATGGTTCGTTAGCTGAAGGTGTTGATACTTACGAAACTCCAATTTATGCATCGGTAAACAATCGTTACACACATGCACAAATTGGTCTTGCATTAACTGACAGCGTTAATCAAATCTATCGACTTGAGTTTACTAATGCAGGAACAAATTATTCAACTGCTAGTTATGTGGGAAATATTGGTGGAACAGGTTTTGGAGCCACAGCAGTAGGTGATGAATTCCGTGACGGCGCAGTATTTGAAGGAAGATTGTTAAGTAACGGTGCTAATTATGCATCTATTACTAACGTGGCACAGGGCGGAACGGCGCTAGGAATTACACTGGCAGCAACTGATTCGGCAATTAGTGCAGCCTATGTTGGTATGCGAGTAATGGTCACTGGTGGTTCAGGTGTTGGCCAACAAGGTTACTTTATAAATTATAACTCAGGTACTAAGTTTGGCTCAGTTGCCAAAGAAAGCTTCCCTTACACTACTGTAACAGCGACAACAACATCGTCTACGACATTTGTAAGTTCGGGAATTAGTGGCACAACATTAACAGTATCTGCTGTCAGCGTAGGAACAATTGTTCCAGGTATGTTTGTTACAGGTGGAACAACCACAGCTGGTACATATATTGTTGCTAACTTAACAGGTACAGGAACAACTGCAAGTACTTGGCAAGTTAGTATTAGCCAAACAACTAGTGGTGCAACTACTGGTACACAAAATACGCTAACCTTGTCTAGAGCAACTCCTGCGTACAATACTATGCCAGTTATATTAAGCTCGGCAATTGGCGGGTTATTAGCATTTACAACATATTATGCTATAGGCGTTATTCCTGGCGGCACAACTATCAGCGTAGGTACACTATCAAGTTCAACAACTGCTCAAACAGTGTCGGCTACAACAGGCCAAAGTGTGTTAATTCATCAACCGGGATGGGATCATATAGTACCAGGTACAACCATTTCATCTTCATTAGATTTAACCACAGCATATATCATTGAACCAAGAGTGGTATTTACCAGTCCAACATATACTGCTACTGCTACTACTTCAACAAGTGGCACATGGGCCGATATGGCCTACGGCGATTGGATTACTACCTTCAGCAGTATTACTGTTAGTGGCGGCACAGGATCTAGTGCTACATTTAACGTAGTAAAATCTGGACTTGCTTATACTGTATCAGTAAGTGGTGCAGGAACAGGATATACTGTAGGTGACACATTAACAATCTTAGGTACTAACCTAGGCGGAACAAGTGCAAATAATGTTGTACTTACAGTTAATAATGTTAGTTCACCTGCAGGAGCTATCCAAAACTTTACATATGATGGCGTAGGATCTGGTGGATACTTTGTTGCAATTCCGACAAGTGGCACAGGCACACAAATTAGTGCTAATGGAACCACATTTATAGCAGGCGGAGCCATTGCAAGTGCATCATGGACTGCAATTGCTTATGGTGCAGGACGGTGGGTAGCAGTATCTAATGGTACAGCTACAGCAAACACAACCGACCCAACAGTAGCATGGACAACTGGCGGACTTCTTACAAACGCTAACTGGTCAGCAATTACCTACGGTAACGGACAGTTTATGGCGGTTGCTAGTGGAACAGCAACAGCGGCCTATAGTACTAACGGTACAAGTTGGTCAAATACTGCGGCATTGCCTGCAAATACAACATGGACCGGCGTTGCTTATGGTAACGGCGTTTATGTAGCAATTGCCAGCGGCGGCACACAGGCTGCTTCAAGTTCAGATGGACTATCATGGACCACTCGTTCACTACCAACATCAGCAACTTGGTCTAGTGTTGCATTTGGCGATGGCACATTTGTTGCAGTTGCATCAGGTAGCACAATTTCTGCATACAGTAAAGACGGTATAACATGGGTACAATCTGCACAAGGAACAATCCAAGCTAGTAACTGGTCTAAAGTTAGATACGGTGCTGGATTATTTGTTGCTATTGCAGGAACAACATCAACTGCTACTATTGTAACTTCTGACAATGGATATACATGGTATCAACAAGCTCTAAGCACAGCCGCTACTTGGACTGCGCTTGCCTACGGTAATCCAACACGAACACCGCAGTGGGCGTTTGTACGTACTACATCATTAGTCGCTAATAGTGTAGTAATGGGCGCGACAACACAAGCTCGCGTTAAGGTATCTAACGGTGCAATTAGTGAAGTTAGAATTATAGAGCCAGGCAGTGGTTATGCTGTAACGCCAACTATGACTTTAATTGATCCTAACTATACTTCGGCAGCAACTTGGCAGATTCGTATTGGTAACGGAGCATTGGCTAGCCCAACGTTTACAAACAGAGGTAGCCAGTATGCTACTGCTACAGCAACAGTAACTGGTAACGGGTACGCAGACATATATCAAACAGGATATTATGTCAACGTATATAATTTACCAAGTTCACCAACACCTGGATCAAATGTACAATTTGCACTTAATGGAACTTATTATAAACTAGTTGCAGTAAATAACTTCTTAGGTACCGATAGAAATAGTTATCAGGGATGGACTGCGGCAGGCGGCTCAACTCCATATAGTGCTCGTTTCCAAATAAGTCCAGCATTAACAGCTTCTAATAATCCTACTCACGGTACATTGATTACCTTGAGATTAAAATACAGTCAAGTTCGTTTAACTGGACATGACTTTTTAAGTATTGGAACGGGTAACACCACTACTACTAACTATCCAGGAACCCCGACACAGCCAGCTATTCCAGCTAATGAAACAGTAGGTAACGGTGGTGGTCGCGTGTTCTACACAAGTACAGACCAAGACGGTAACTTCCGCGTTGGTACTTTGTTTAGTGTTCAGCAAGCAACGGGTGTAGCAAGTATTAATGCTGACGCATTTAATCTAGCAGGTTTGAACTCACTAACACTGGGTTCTGTGGCACTAGGCGGATCTGGAGCAACTATTACTAGTTTCTCAACAGACCAGTATTTTACAGCCAACAGTGACAACATTGTTCCAACGCAAAAAGCTATTAAATCATATATTAGTAGCCAAATTGGTGGCGGATCAAGTGCATTGAACGTAAATACACTAACGGCTGGTGTTATCTACATTGCTGGTAATAGTATTAGTACTACTACTGGTGTGCAGATTAACGTAACAGCAACAATGAACTTCACTGGCGGAATTAACGGGTTGCCAGTAGCAATGGACTTCTTACTTTTAGGATAACGGAGAAATAAATTATGGCAACAGGAAGATTAGGTACTGCAAACCTTTCGGCAGCAACAAACGCTACACTATACACATGCCCTGCAACAACGTTTGCAGTGGTAACAGTGTCTATTTGTAATAGATCTAACTCGGCAGTTACTTGTAGGGTATCACTATCTACAACAACAACTCCAGCTAACGACGAATATTTAGAATACGACACTGAAATTCTACCAAAAGGTGTACTTGAAAGAACAGGTATAGTAGTAGATGCTGGTAAAAACATAGTTGTGCAAACCAGCACAGCCAACTGTTCAGCAGTAGCAATGGGTATTGAGACCCCAACAGCATAAATACACTGATAAAGGAACATTGAAATGGGAAGATATATTACAACAACAGGAACTGCTGGCACAGTAACTAGAATTAATGCTGGTACTGCTTACACAGCAATAGTTAATGATCGTATACTATGCACTGCTGGCGGCCAAACAATTACATTGCCCGTTAGTACAAGCTGTATCGACGGCGACACGGTGCAAGTTATTGACGCATTTGGCAATTCGTCTGGTAGCAACATAACTATTGCAAGGAACGGGCCAGCTAATATTCAACTATTAGCAGAGAATTTAACAATCAACGTTAATAACTCTACAACTACATTAGTGTATTCAACAGCATTGGGTTGGTTAATTATTAAATAATAAGAGAGTTACAATGTCAACATTACGAGATTTAATACTTACTACGCCAATTAGCTCTAGTTATAAACAACAGCAACTTGCTGTGTTTAACGGACGAGAAGGTACTAGTGCGCAGGATGGCGGAAGATGCTGTTGCTGGTTAATTCCTTCAGGAACCACTTGGGCCACGTTTGAAATGTGGGGAGCAGGTGGTGATGGTGGCGGAGCATGTTGCTGTATGGGGCCGTATCGTAATCCTGGAACAGGCCAATATGCTAAAAAAACGTTGGCAGTAAATTCAGCTAATTCATTTTTTATTATTTGTGCCGCTGGATCAGGATGCTGTAGTCAGCAGTGTTGCGGTGGTTGCGGATTCCCAAGTTTTGTACTTTGCTGTACATTAGCAACATCGTCTTGCGCCGGTGGCGGCTCAGGCGGATGTACAGTATGTCATCGAATGGGCGGTCAGGCATGTACAGGTATTTGCGTACCAGGTTGCTGGCAAGGATGTCAGGGTGGTGGCTACGACCTAGCACTGCCAAGTGTATCCAACGGTGACATGCAGAACAACTTCTGTACAAGTGCGGCACTTCCATATACACAAACAGGTTTAAAATATACTCCAAATATGCGTCACGGAGCTGACTCTTGTGGAGTTGGTATGACAGTATCAGGATGTTACTATTATCATGGACAAATGACAACATGGCCAGGCGGCCCGGGCGCATCAGGCCAAGCCTGCGGTGGTCCTTGCTGTTGGGGCGGCTGGGGCACCGGCGGATTAGTTTTAATAACATACGGTTAAAAGGGTAAAAAAAATGCCAGAAATTACAAGAATTGAAAACAAAACATTTGAGTACGATTTACCAGATGAATACTTACATTTAACAAATGATTTACAACGCAAGGGCACTTGGTCTTATTCAGGCCCGCGTTACTTGTGGATATTTGCAGATGCAACTACTAAAAAAATTATCAGCCGCTTTCACTATACAGAACGCGACAATGGTGCAGATGTACCAACACCAGCTGGCCAAATTAAAGTGTTAGTAGATGCAGAGGTTAATCCACTTATCTCAGCTATGATACATAACGAACATAATTATGCTACTCTTCCACAGAAAGTAGATATATTACCAGACGGTAGCACATACAGTACTCCTGATCCACAAGCACCTGATCATACTTATGAACTCAACGAAATTAAGTGGAACGAAGAAACAGCAGAATTTGAATTTACATATCCAGATTGCTGGAAAAAACCGCATACTACGTGGGATGATTTAATTAAGTGGCGTAATCAATTGCTATCAACTACTGATACTAGAATTCAAAAAGCCATGCCCGATAAAATTGCAATGTGGGAAGAATATCGTCAAATATTAAGAGATATCCCTGCTGTATTTGCCGGCGTTGATCCGTGGAAGGTTCCGTTTCCGTCAGATCCTGAAAGAGAAGAATTACCTCCAACTGATCCACCGATTAATCAACCGGGGGTATAATCGATGTCAAATTTAAGAGATTTATTTCCTGACTCAAGATTTCTACAAAGCGTAACAGTCAACAATCCGTATAACGTTGTTTATGTCTATCCTGCTGACAATGCAACGCCGTCAAACGGCGGCAAATGTTGCCTATGGGTAGTTCCAGCAAACGCTACTTGGGCAAAATTTGAACTCTGGGGTGGTGGTGGTGGTGGTGGTGGTGCATGTTGTTGCCAACATGCACAAATGGGTGGTGGTGCCGGAACATATGCTCGTAAAACTATTCGAGTAGTACCTGGACAATCATATACTATATGTGCCGCGGGTACTACAAATTGTACTCCTGATTGTCGAGGAGCCAAAGGTTTTGATTCATATGCGTGTAACCCAAGTGCAACATATCCACTATGCTTGTGTGCGCAAGGCGGCTCTGGTGGATTTACACAGTGTTTTGTAGCAAACAACGGATGTTATCACTGTATCAGTTGTATTTGCGGCTGTGCTTGCGGGCATGATTTTGCTCTTTGCGGCCCTACCGGTGCCGCACATAACACAAGTTGTGGTTTTTCAGCGTTCCATTATACTCCTGAACCAACATATATTGGTGGCGGACTACGTGTATCACAAGATCATTGTCGTATTGCTTGCGGAACATTTATGAACGGTTGCGGATCGTTCCCAGGTGGTGGTGGCGGAACAGCTAACACCCACGACGGATCATGCCAGTATGGCAGTCTTGGTGCTGGCGGACTTGTAATTATCACATACAAATAAGGATAAAGAATGTCAAATTTAAGATCACTACTGTATACGGTAACTGCTACGGTAACTAGTACAAATTTCCCTCAAGAATTTATTGTTTATAATGAATGCGCCAGTATTAACGCATTAAATGGCGGAAAATGCTGTCTATGGACTGTTCCAGCAGGAACAACTTTTGTTACATTTGAAATGTGGGGTGGCGGCGGATCAGGTGGTAATAGCTGTTGTTGTACTACGGGCTTTGGTGGTGGTGCAGGCGCATACTCAATAAAAACAGTTTATGCTACTACCGGCACTCTAGCGGGATGTCAATATACAATCTGTGCCGGTAGTTCAAGCGGTTGTTCACAATCAACTGCTGGTTGTAGTGGATTTACATCATATGTAAATGGTTACGGATTAAGTAACTTCTGTGCCGCAGGCGGCGGCCAGGGTTGTACAGATTGCTGGAGATATTGGAGTTGCTATACTGGTTGTAGAATTCAATATTGTTGTTCTTGTGCTAACGGTGGAGATTTAAATATTCCCGGATATCAAGGATCTGCTAAACTAACACAATACTGCGGAATGCATGCGGCAGGCCAAGCGCCATATGCCCCAGCAACTGCTTCAGGCCCTAGTGTCACAGGACATGGTTGCCAGTGGGGTGGCGGACAAAGTTGGGGTTGTACTATGATTCCGGGCGGCGGCGGCCCAAGTGCAGTTGCATCGGCAAACGTTTGCTGTTATAGTGCAATTGGCGCAAACGGATTTGTTTCAGTAACATACGGATAATTTAAAATGGCAAATATTATTACTAAAGTTTTTACATATAACTTACCCGATGATTATCTAAGTCAAGAAAGAACATTAGGTAAGACAGCAGAATGGACTTATATTGGTCCAGACGAAGTGTGTCTAGTTGTAAAATCAGAGACAAACAAGTATGCTGGTAAATTTTTAACACACGATCATGATAAGGATAACATTCCGGTTGCACTTGATGAGTATCACGTACATGTCAATTGCGAAGAAAATCCATTGCTATGCGCTTTAGCACATTGCGAAATTGAAAAACCAGATTATGCAGATTTAGATCAGCATGAGGAATTATTACCAGACGGATTAACATACAAACGTCCGTTGCATCCACCACCAGATCACACCCACGATATTCAGGACATTGAGTTTACACCAGACGGTGTTCCTCCAAGTGTATCTACTTTTCCGTGGAAGGGTAATCACTCAGATTGGGATCGTCTAAGATTGTGGCGTAATAATTTGTTAATGATATCTGATGATAAAGTACACGAATACGTACCTGCTAGGGTTAGAGAGCCTTGGGAAGAGCATCGTCAACTGTTACGTGATATGCCGCAAATTCACGGCGCATCTAATGTGCATACTTTTTTAGATTTGTCTGCATCCGCACCGCTTAATACTCCAGGGCAAACTTCAATTAAAGTAGTTAGCACTGCTAGTATTAATATTGGTGACGATATTGGTGTTCGTGGTTGGCCTACTACTGATATTTTCAGTGATCATACTCGTGTAGTTAGTGTAGACCCAGTTAATAAAGTTGTTGAATTAGATAAGCCGTTAGTATTAGCACCTACAGCAGGTTACAACGATGAAGTGGCATTTAGTCCGTGTCCGGGAACCGAACCACACAAGATTGGGGCATATACAGCACCAGACGGTACAGGCGGAGTAGATGGTACAAACGGTCACCCAGACTTTGATCCAGCAGATCCTACTAAGCCGTTGGGAAATCCATTAGCCCACATTGATGGAAATGTATTCTAAGTACAATAAAAAAGCACCCTAGGGTGCTTTTTTGTTAGTTAGCTACTTTAATTAATTTACTGTATTCTGGCAAATACAAATATTCAATGTTACATCTAGATAATGTATCAATTGCATCATCTAATGTTTCTACTAACGGATCACCACCTAGGTTAAAGCTGGTATTAAACAAGATAGGTACTCCTGTACGACTATGGAATACTTTGATCAAATCATAATAGTGTTTGTTCTGTTCTTCTGTAACTGTTTGAATACGACAAGTTCCATCTATGTGAATAATAGCAGGAATCTTTTCTTCGATGCCAGGTTGGCAGTTAACAGCATACATCATATAAGGACTATCTTCCATACCTCGTAAATCAAACCATTCATGCACATGATCCTGCATAATAGAACCTGCAAACGGTCGGAAATATTCTCTATTTTTAACTTGGTTTACAAAATCCTTGCCGTCAATATACGTGGGATTAAACAATATACTACGATTACCTAATGCACGTGGCCCGTTTTCACTACGACCTTGGAACATACTAACAATGTTTTTATTCAATAATAATTCAACTACGTCTTCGTGTGTTGCATCTGTGATCTCAACACCGTGCGACTCAACATATTTTTGTAAATATGCATCGGTATAATTATATTGAAATCCTAAATATAGTCTATTTTTAGTATAATCAATGTCACCTGCTGGAACTAAATTCTTATACATCATAATAGCGGCGCCGATAGCAGTGCCAGCATCGTTACTAATTGGCTCGACATAAATGTTAATACCGTCATCCTTTAATGCTTCTAAATAATGATAGTTAGCAACACAATTTAAACCATAGCCACCGCTAATAACAACATTCTTTTGTCCAGTCATTGCAACTGCTTTACGAATTAACTTTACAACTTGAGCTTGGGTTTGAGTTTGGCAAGCATATGCTAAATCTCTACGATTTTGTAGTAGTGTTACATCACCGCCATCACCGTAATCTTTAAGAGCATCATATAATCCAATGTTAACTACCGCGCCATTAGGGTAAGTAGGAATAATTATATTTCTATTTGGCAATGGAGCAATTGTTGTCTCGTCAAATAGTGGCGGAATAGCGTCGTTAGGGCCACCGTATGGAAATAGTCCCATAGTTTTGCCAGCTTCGATTGGCGCCCACCCGCAGTATTGTGTTACCGCTTCGTATACTTTAGTAATACCAGCACGATCAGTTACTAATGCTTCGTGCGTTTGTCCCGGTTCTTGGTAAATGCTACTATCAAATTCTGTAGCAAGAACACCAGGATGTGGCCCACGTGTGCCAATATGCTTATAAACAGTCTTAAACCATGCTGGATATTGACAATCGAAAACTGATTCAGTTTCCCATCCAGTCCACTGGTGATCATCATTGCTAATTTGCAATGGTACAAATGTACCAGCGCCGTCAACAATAACACCCACTGCTTCTTTAAATCCACTGCGATAAAATGCACATGCGGCATGTAATTTATGATGTACTGAACTCATGTCAATAACTTGTGGATGTTTAAATGGATTTTCTTTCCGACTAATTAATCCTAATTTTCTTGCAAGTCCGGTATAGACATCTTCGCCTGAAAAATCAACTTTACCAGCAGTTTCTGATAAAGACTGTGTATGTGCAATAGCAATATAGTCTAACTTATCAGTATATTCAAGAATTTTAAGCATAGCGGCATATGGCCCACCGTCATACTTCGCTCTAGATAGGCGCTCTTCTTCTATACTAAAAATGATTTCACCGTTTTTTAACAAGCATACACTACTATTATGCCCACGGGTAATACCTGCAATCCATATATCTTTTCTAAGTTCTTTCATGTTTATCCTTTAAAATCCTAACGGGCTTCCTGGCCAATTCATTTTATCAATTGCCGCTTGAGGGAATCCCTGTTTTCTTGCTAATGCATATTCAAATGCTGACTTATCATACTTAAATTTTTTATGTACTATATTAATACCATCTACTAAGTCTTGTGCTAGTGCTAGTGTAACATCTTTTATACCTAATTTGCTACCTAATTCTTGCTCTAACCATAATCTATGTTGGGCGACACTGGGGTGTATATCAAGGAAATGGACATTTGTTTTATCTAAAAAGTCAAAAGTTAATTCAACATGTGATTGACAGAATAGTTCTAAAGGCATTAACCAGTGATCTTTGTGATCTTGCCATATCGATTTGTCATATATTTTAAGAGTGGGTACCATTTCCCATGCAGTGTATGAACCTTGAGATTTGTGCTTATCAATAAGAGGACTGCGCTCTCCGTATGTAGTATTAACTCGCATATCTGAACCCATATTACGAATATCACTCATGCTGGTCATGTACCATTGGCAACCTGTAGATTTTAACAATGCCTGAGATAACACAATATTGTTAAGTGTATGCATTAAAAATGCAGGTTCGTAAAAAAAGGTGTCGATCCATTTTTTATCATAGAGTTTATCATTATGATAGTTAAAAATACTACCATAGGTTTTCCACCCTCGTGTACGATTTAATACTGGTTCTTGATGCCACCAATCATTTCGTAAATGACCAGACCATTGTACAATAACTAGGTCATCGGCAGTAAATGTATTTTTAGCATGACATTCTGCAAGTCGTTCGGCAATAGCACGATTGCCAAGCCCAGGTAGTCCCCAGTTTTCAATGTGACCATATTCAAGTTCCAGCATGTTAGCCCAAGTTGGCCAACTATAACATGTATAACTACAACCAAAAACAAATACCCGTTTGGCCATATTAGTGTCCGCAAGCAGGAGCCGCAGGGGTAGTAGCTGTTATTGGTTGAGCCTTATTAGTATTATTAAACTTTTTAACGCCGTCAACTACTGATTTTACAATAGCTTCTTCGACTTTGTCATTCATTAACATAATACCGTCGTTACCTCGATCTGCAACTTCGTCCATGGTAATACGTATTGGACTGTATCGACGAATACTACCACCCATATCTAATACATCAAACTTTTCGTAATCTGGAAATGACACATTAATTGCAAACGTAGATCCTACTACAATTGTAGCAGGCTTATCTAGTGCGTATGCTAGGTGTTGCCCCACAGAATCACAACCTAAGAAGTAATCTGCATTGGCAATAACCCCAGCCCACTGGCGCAAATTAATACCTTGAGGATGTGCTACGGGATCTTTACATCCATGTTTTTGGAAATCAATGCCCAGTTCACTCATAAGAATCACAGCATATTTTTTCTGTAGTTCTTTAACAATATTAATAACACTTTGACCTTCAAAACTGCGAGCAGACGGATCAAAAATAACATTGTTTTGTGACTGTACGCCCCGACCAAACGGCTGGAACACTATTACTTTATCTTTCTTGGTCTTTTCTTTAACTTCAGCCAGTACATTAAAACCAGTAAACATTTCTTCGTTGGAAAGTTTCATAGTTGGCTTTGGTAAGTCTCTTATACCTTTATTATTAATTGCAATATCATATGCCTGTGCAATTGAACATTTTTGATTGTAGTATTCCCAAACTCTGTATGGTTCTGGACTGACTAAATCCATATTAATTAGCTTGTCTTCAAAGAGGTTTTTGTGCCAATGGTCGTAGGCTCGTTCGTGTAAAATTGGATGACCCTTATAAAAATCTGTTGGGCCTTCGCAAACAATGATAAAATCGTTGCCGTGTTCTTCAGCATACTTTTCAAGTGCAGGGATTGAACATACTACTCTGCCAGCGCCACCGTTGATAAAAAATGCTTTTGCTCGTTGGGTCATAAACCGTCCTATAATAATATACTATAATTTAGCAGATTTTAGAAAGGAAAGCAAGAGTTTTGAGTCAGCTAAATATACTATAAAGAGACTAATAATGAGCAATTTATCTTCATTTTTTACCACTAGTGCGAAGGGTATTTTAAAATTTTTAAGAAAGCCTGCCCTAACCTATAAGGGTGATTGGGTACAAGTATTTCCAAATACCGTACTTGATAGTTGGCACGTCGGTGAATTTTCAACAGCCTCTTATCTACTTACAGTAGAACACAACTCAAACAAAAAAGAAGTGATGCACATAAATGTAGTAGCAAGACCAGATCAAGCTAGCTACAACGTATATGGAAGAACTAGCATTGATGACGAATTAATCACGTTGGATGCCTCTGTAACCAATAGTATTTTTTCATTAAAAGCTAGCCCAACTGACCCGATATTTTTAGGTGTAAAAGTTACAATGCTGGCATTCTACGGTGAAACAATTAATCCATTAACTCCGCCGTTGGCTGTTTCGACGGGCCCAGGTTATACTGCCGGTACTGGTGGAAATACAGAAGGTGGCGGCAGTGGATCAACATACGTTTTGCCAACAGCTGGAGTAGGTAGTGGTGGTGTATTAGGCGGCGTTAAAGTTGACGGAACAAGCATTACTATCAGCGGCGGAGTAATATCATCTACTGCGGCTGTTAGTAGATCTGCAGTATCGACTACTGTGAGTTTAGCATCTGGAGCAAGTACAACAGCAAACGTAGCAATAGCAAAAGGCTATCTGCTTTATAGTATACAAACGTCTTCGGCAGCATGGGTAACTTTGTACACTAGTTCGGCAGCTAGGACATCAGATGCATCTAGAACAATTTCAACAGATCCCTTACCAGGCGCCGGTGTAGTAGCAGAAGTTATTACTGCTAGTGCAGACCTAGTATTCATGAGCCCAGCAGTTGCCGGATATAATGCAGAATCACCAGTAACTACTAGTGCTTATTTAAAAATTTATAACAACGGTGGTACAACATCTGCAATAACAGTTACATTAACCTATGTTGTACAAGAGGTGTAAAATTATGTGCATGATACCGAATAAATATAGATATAATCACGAACTGGAACAACAATGGGTGTAATACAAAAACAACTAACGTCAACTTCGGGTTTTAGAAGCCCGGGGTTTTCTGTCGACGGCTCCGGTAATTTTTCGGTAACTACCCTTGACGCTACGGGCACACTAAAGATCAACGGCTCTGATGTATTAAGTACAACTACACTAGCTAGTTCAGTTGTTAACAGTAGTTTAACTAGTGTTGGTACGTTAGCTGGACTTAGTGTAGATGCAGGATCAGATATTAATATTTTATCAGATACACTTATTAACTTAACAGCACCATTAATTGAAATTAACTCCAATAGCCTTACTATAACACCGTCTGGTGCTATAACACTTACTTCAGGCACAACTGGAACTTTAGATAATATTAGCATTGGTGTAGATACTCCGGCAACTGGAACTTTTACCACATTGACTGCAACGACTGACTTATATGTTGGTACACAAAACATCAAAGCCTTGGCAGCGGCTCTGGCAGTAGCCCTTTCATAAATACAAGACTTGGAGATATAAATGTCAAAGAAAAGAATAGCAAATTATGTATTTCAACCGGGAGTGTCAAACGCAAGTAATGCGTACCCCAATGCATATTCTTTGTTAGATGCTAATTTAGATTTTATTAAAAAAGAAGCAAACGCTTATATTGCACAACAAGTTATTGTTGATAGTGCCAACAATCTTTATCCTAAAGCTGTTACTCTACTAACAAATAATAAACTGTTTATCATTGACGAAGTGAGTGCATGGACTACTGCCCAAGTTGCCGCTGCCAGTGCTGGCGGAACATTTTATAACTATACCTACGGAACTACAGAAATTGAAAAATGTAAGCGAGATATGGGATACCTTATCGATGCTATTATCTATGATATTAGATACGGCGGGAACGAACGTCTAACTTTTGTAGCAAGCCAATATTATCTAAGCGGAGTTATTCAAATTATAGCTCCTGCGGTAGAAGTTGCAATCCAAACACGCTTGTGGAATATTATTATAGGGTTTGTACTAAATGCCATTACACTAAGTCCGGTTAGCGTAGGAAATACACGGATTCAATATACCACAGGCGGTGCCGCCGAAGCAGGCGCAATAGCACAAATGGCCGGCTGTCAAAATACCATTAGTAATGTTATCAATGGTGGTTTATCAACATTACCTACAACAGTATATTCAGTATATAATTTCCCAGGATATACGTATGATGGACCAAAGTGCGAGCGCGACATAGGATATGTTGTTAAGGCATACACACACGATTTAAGATACGGTGGAAATGTTCGTACAAGATTAATGAGTAGCAAGTATTGGAACGGAGAAATACCGCAAGTTGACGGCGATCGAAAACCAGAGATTGCTACCCATACTTTCATCCGTAATTTAATTAACAATGTAATATTTGACGGCGGCAAGTGTGCCAGAGACATTGGATACTTACTAGATGGCGTAAGATATGATGTTGCCTTAGGCACAAATTATAACCAAGTATTTTTAGGTCTAGCAGAATACAATTCTTTAGAAACTAGTAGTAATGTTATTACTAGTATACTGGCAGCAGGTAATGCCGTTTCAAATCTAACTGCGGTATCTTCTGATGCTACTGCTCTTAGCAGATCGAATACTTTCTTTGCTGAAGTGGTTAATATCATACAAAACGGTCGTACAGCGGCAGATCCATTGGTATTTCCTAATCCAACCAGCGCAACTGCAAGTCAAATAGCTGCCAAAGATAAAATTATTGCCAATAGAGAGTTCTTAGCGGCAGAAGTTAACGCATGGGTGGCAGCAACATATCCGGCAGCTGATCACGATCCTGCAAAGTGTACTAGAGATGTACACTATGCAGTTGATGCAATTTGCTATGATATTTTATATGACAGCAATCAAGCTACATATTCTCAATCAAAATTCTTTTTCTATAGTTTTGCAGACGGCTCCCCAGGAATCCTTGCTTCACATAAGGCAGTAACTGTTGCAGCCTATGGAAGATTAAAGGCAATTATTGGCCAAGTGGTTCAAGGACAAACTGTTACTAAAACAACAACTGGAGCTAGTCCCAATACTGAAACACAAATTACTACCGGTAACAATGCCAATGCTGGCACAGCAACATCATGCCAGGGTCTAGTTCAAATTACTGCAGATGTTATTAATTCTGGTTCAAAAGCAGCCGCCCTTGCATATCTTACTAGCATAGTCGAAACGTTTCCAGATGTAACATGGGCTACTGCCGGATTACAAACAGCTAAGACAGCTATTGAAACTAATAAGGCTGATATTATTGACCTTGTTACAAGTTATACTGCTTTACAAAACACTGAACCAAGAGTATTATTAAGCGGCATTGCTGGTGAAGCTGGCAGTCGTGCAAGAATCACTACACTATCTGGAGTTGTTACTTCTGTTATTCAAAATGGTCTAAGTAGTTTACCTGCAGTTCAAGGCGGCGTGACTAGTATTAAATTACAAGGTTACTACCCACTTGATAAACTATTATTAATTACCAACAGTGTAAACAATCAAATTATTTACAATTTTAGTGACGGTAATTTAGGAGCAACTGCAACGTTTGATTCACCCCATAATAGTAATGGAGTTGATCAAGATGATGACTATCCAGCATATATTAATGTTACCGATTACATCACTGTATTAGAATTACAAGCCGATACAAGTACCTGTTCTAGTACAGACGATATACAAATTTTTATTGAAGCAGAAGAACAAAAAACTAGACCGTATGACTTTGGCACAGACGCTATTGAACGTATGCGTGTTGCACAGCCACAGTCCATGCTTGACGCTGACTTTGAGTACGGCTTACAGCCAACTAAGTGGCAAGCGATTGGCGTTGCTCGTGGATACCCATCAGTATATGAAATTCCAGGATCTGACACCGCAGTAGTAACTGTAGTAACAGATGCGTCTGCAGGCACTGCCGGTATCGGCAACTCATTAATCACAGTTACTACATCAGGAGCACACGGATTTAGTGCAGGTACTCCTATTACTATTCGTGCATTAGCAAATACCATTAGCGGATTTAGTCGTGCAGAGGGCACGTTTATTGTAATTTCAATAGGTAGCCCAACCACATTTTCATACTACTCAACAGCTAAAGTAGGAACAAGCAATGGCCAAGTTCTTGCAACAACCTATACGCAATTACGTAAAGGTGCGTTTTATACAGGCGCAAGTATTGGACAACCGGTTGTTAGTGTGTTTAGTAACGGTATTACCGGATCATTTACAACAAAATATATAACTACATCAGGCACTGATCAAATTGCAGTTACTGGCGCATTACCTTCACTTGGTGCTCCAATTACTGCTACTGGAATTAATCCAGGTACCCAGATAACGGGTACTGTTGGTACTGGTGGTATAGTAACAGCAAGTGTTAGCATTCCGGCAGCGATTGGCGATACATCTGTTTCTTTTGTAGATACAGCTGGAATATTAGAAGGAATGGCTATTGACAATGGCACTGGCACTGCTGTTTTTGTAAGCGGCATAATTGGCAATACTATTATATTTACACAACCGTTGACTTCAGTAAGGGGCGGTGCAACACAAACCTATTTAAATAAAACAGGAACAAATATTATTCCAGCAGGAGCTGGTGCAGTTTTCAGTGTTGATCGAGTAGCTGGAAATTATTCAAATATTACAGTAACTAGTCCCGGCACCAACTATGTACTAAATTCAAGAATTAAATTGTTAGGCTCTGACTTAGGCGGCACAACACCTGCAAACGATTTAATCCTTAAGATTACTTCTATAACTAACTTAGATACCTTTTCAACTGTTAGTGGAACTGCTAGTGCATCGGGAACTGGCGCGGCATTTGACATTCTAATTAGCCCTACTAATGTATATTCTCTAGCTATTCATTCAAATGGAACTGGCTATGCTGTTGGCGAAACTGTTACACTACTAGGTACTAACTTAGGTGGTACTGCCCCAGCTAATAATGCTGTGGTCACTGTGACCACAGTTACAAGAACATATACTGGAGTATTACAAACATCTGCCACGGGAACTCCGGGCACAGGTGCTCAATTTACTGTAGTACGCACTGGAGCCCTATACGCACTAACAGTTACCACTCCGGGTACAGGTTACACTCCTGGAGATGTTATTACTATCGCAGGTACAAGTTTGGGTGGCACAACACCTGCAAATAATTTAACAATTACTGTTGTTGATGTTGATCTTAGTAACGGTATTAACTTGTTTAATAATCTAACAGGCTCTGGTGCAGGCGTTGGATCAATTTATGCGGCTTCGATTACAGGTACTGGAAATTTTGTAGGCGGACTAATTAACGTTGTAGATGTTGTTTCGGGTACCAGTGTTAGTGGAGAGAGATCATACTCTGCACTAGCATTTGATACAACTAGTGCATCTGGCATTAATGCAACATTTGATGTTAGCACGTTGAGCGGTACGTATGATGTTATTATTAATAATCCAGGTTCAACTTTTTCATTCGGTGAAATTATTAAAATTTACGGTACTCAACTTGGAGGAACAACTCCAGGAAATGACCTAACATTAACTGTTACTAGCGCAGATTCTTTTGGCGGCGGCATTCTTGCATTTAATACAGCAGGAACTCCATCATCTGTTGATGCGGCATTTACTAGTTTGTCAGCAACTAAAATTGCTCCAGGTATAAATGCATCTTTTGATATTACTCGAGCAGGCGGAGCATACACTACTGCGGTACCTAATATAGCTGGTACTGGATACGAAATTAATGACAAAATTCTATTTGCTGGTGCAAACTTTGATGGCGCAACACCAACAAACAATGTAACCGTTACAGTTACTAGTACCGCCGCTGGAATAGTGACATCTGCTACTGCAAGTGGAACTGCTGTTCTTGGTGCTGCCGTTGACTTTTATTCAGCGGTATCGTTAAGTGAATCTACAATAGCAAGTATACCAGATGCAACAAGTATTAGCACAAGTGCTATTGCAACATTACAATTAACATTTTCCTCAGCTCACGGACTGGTACCAGGCGCAACTGTACTAGTTGATATAACATCATCCGGCACTAATCATGCACTGGCCAAAGGACCTTTTTATGTAGAAAGTGTCCCAAGCTCAACCGTTGTTCGATACACTGCTAGGACAACCGGTACTATTGATACTGGAACTAGTTTAGTAGGTACTGTTTATTCAAGACCGGACAGTTACTTTATTCATAGGCCGTATGACGGTGGTGTACAGTTAGGTACTGGTGGCCCACAGCATGGCGCACAAGCAATTCGTATGAGTAAGAAATATATTCGTTACCAATCTGGTAAAGGTATTATGTATACTACGGGCGCACTATTTGCGCCAAGCTATAGTTTGCAATCAGCAGGTGCTACAGGGACAGCAGTTGGTTCTTACATTACGTTTACAACTGACGACGTTGATCACGGGTGCCAAGTTGGCGGCCGAGTTAGAATCATTGGCGTTGACACAGCTGGCTACAACGGCGAATATACAATCACTGACATTGTTACAGAACGTCAATTTAAAGTTCAAGCACAAACAACATTAGCTAATGTATATGCTACAATTACTACTGCGGCACAGATGTCAATCCTTGGGTGGCACGGTGCAACGGTCCGCGCTGGAACATATGACGATCAAAACGGTATGTTCTGGCAATACGATGGAACACAATTAGCTGTTGGTCGTCGTTCAAGTACCTTACAGTTAGCTGGCGTGGCAAGTATTGCTAAAGACAGCAACGTATTAACTGGTGTAAACACACGTTTCCGTGATCAATGTAAAGCAGGCGACCGCATTGTTATTAAAGGCATGACTCACGTTGTATCTAACGTATATAGTCAAACATCAATGTCAGTTACTCCTGACTATCGCGGCGCAAGCAATTGCGTAAGCGGTAAACTTTGTCTAGTGCAAGATTTAATTATTAACCAAAGCGAATTTAATTTAGATCGGTTAGACGGTACCGGGCCGAGCGGCTATAATCTTGACATTACAAAAATGCAGATGATCGGTATGCAATGGTCATGGTACGGCGCTGGATTTATTGACTACATGTTACGTGGCTCAGACGGTAATTACGTATTCTGCCATCGTATTCGTAACTCAAACGTAAACACAGAAGCCTACATGCGCACTGGTAACATGCCGGTGCGTTACGAAGTTATTAATGAAGGTGCAATTGGAAAATTGCGGCAGTCAGTAACTGCTACTCAAACAACACTCCCATTGTACGATGCAAGTGCATTTCCTAATGAATCAGGCGTAGTCTATGTTGATAACGAACTAATAGTGTTTACTGGCAAATCAGGCAACTCATTAATTGGATGTACTAGAGCAGGCCCAATGACTAACTTTGTCGGCGGTGCCCAGCGTACATTCCGTGCAGGTACTGCAACAGTTCATGAAGTTAACACTGGTGTGATTTTAGTCAGCAATACTATTAGTCCAATTATTAGTCACTGGGGTAGTGCAATGTTAACAGACGGACGCTTTGACGAAGATCGCGGATATTTGTTTAACTATGCGTCTACCGGTATTCAAGTATCAACTACAAAACAAACTGCATTCTTGATTCGACTAGCACCAAGTGTGTCAAACGCTATTATTGGCGACTTAGGTGATAGAGAACTTATTAATCGTGCGCAGTTGTTGTTAAAAGCAATCGAAGTGACATCAGATACAGGTACTGGTGGTCTAGTTGTTGAAGGTATTTTAAATCCACAAAACTATCCAGTAGATCCAACGGCAATTTCTTGGGCAGGGCTAGCAGGAAGTTCAGCAGGTGGTCAACCAAGTTTTGCGCAAGTAGCCCCTGGTGGTTCTGTATCATGGGCTGGCGGCGCAACCACTGCCACTAGTACTGCCACAACTACTGCGGCATTAACTGGAACAGCAACAGTACCAAGCAACGCAGCCTTTGCAAGTGCAATTGGTTCAAACATACTTTACTTAGATAAGGCCAGCTGGGATACCTTAGGAGCCACTACCGGATTCTCAGTTGCGGCAAGTGAAACAAAATATCCAAGCGGAACAACAGTTTCAACCGTAACTGAAAACCCATCCCCAATTGCAACAACATTAGGTCTTATTACTGGAACTGTAACAGTTCCTAATAATGCTATTTTTAATCAAGGCGGTGGCGCCACCGCAAGTAATTGTTCAATTAGTGGAACAACACTAACTGTATCAGGTATAGTTACAGGATACATTAGTTCAAACACTACAATAACTGGCGGAACAACAGCCGCAAGTACTCGAATTACTGCCCAGCTATCTGGGACATCAGGCGGTGTAGGCACATATCAAGTTAGTATTAGTCAATTTGTAGGTGCATTTGCCGGTACAATTAGCGGTAGTAATGTTTTATTTGTCACCCAAGCTAGCTGGGGAGCTCTTAATGGAATTGTAACCTCGGCAATATATAGTGCCGACTACCCGGTAGGTACTACTGTTACCAACGTTGCAGGTCCAGCAATTGCGGCTGGCTTATCATATTATACATTAACAATGAGCCAAAACGCAACATCGTCGCACTTGGCTACTTCGACTACTACATTCTTTGTAACTGGTCAAGCATCATCTCTTGCAACAACATTAAACTTTACGCAATCTAGTTGGACTGGATTACCAATTGGATCAGCGGTAGTTGGTAATACTGTTAATGACCTTGCTAAGTTTGCTAACGGGACTTCAATTTCAAATATTAGTGCTGTAAAAACTTTTGCAGGTGTTAACTATTATACAGTGACGTTTAATACTGGATTGTTGGCAGCACAGGCATCCAGTGTTGCGGTAACATTTACATTTACTCCGTACTATACATTAACATTGAGTAAAACGGCAACTAGTACTATTACCGCCGCTTCTACAATAGCATTTACACCAGCGGTGATTGCAACTAATACTTCGTTCTTGTATTTTACAAAAGCAAGTTGGGAAACATTAGTTGCTACTTATGGTGCAACTGCTGGTACTGAAATCGTTGATCCAACTAAGTTTCCGTCTGGTACAAAAGTTGCAAGCATTGGCGCACTATCATCATTTGCCAGCGTACAATATTATCGTATAAACTTTACACAAAGTTCAATTATAGCCATTTCAAACGGTAGCACAATTACATTCCAGTTCGGTCTACCGCCTTACGCACAACCGGGTGAAACTGTATTTTCGTTTATTGCGGCTCCGGGTACTACTAGCTCACTAGATTTGTCAGAGTTGAAAGAGTTGACTAATACTACATTAGGTGGCAGAGGAACATATCCAAATGGCCCAGACGTATTAGCCATTAACGTATATCGTGCTTCGGGTGCTGGAAATATTCCGACTAACTTGGTTGTGCGTTGGGGTGAAGCACAGGCTTAAACAATATCGATGATATCGATGATAGTTTGAATCTTAGTCTGTATAATTTTATTACGCAGACTAAGACTTAGCCCACTATGTACTGGTTTAGGTAATGAGTTTAGGTCAAACCATCCCCATGCAGTATGCTCATCACTTAAGATAGGAATAAATTCGTTGTCAATGATGCAGAAGTAGGTATGGAAATTAAAAACAGCATCGTTAGATACAAATGTTTCTAATGGTAGGGTTTTAATAATAGCAGGTATTGAACCAATTTCTTCAGCAATTTCACGCTGTAAACCTTGCCAGGGATTTTCACCTTCGTTAGTAGTACCGCCTACAAGCCCCCAGGTGCCCTCGTGTTTACCTTGCGCTTTCTGTAATAATAATACCCTACCGGCATTCCTAGAATAAAATAGCGCACCGCTACAAACAATTTTATCTTTTGTTACTGTCACTTATTCTTTTATCCTAAAATCAAAATTAATAATACATCTGCTTCTAACAGTTAATGGAGAATTACCAGCATGATAATATTGTCCATCAAAATATAGACCTGATCCTTTTTTAGGAGTGTTAGTAAAAATAGGCAGGAGGTCTGGTTGATTTTTATTTAATACAACTGGGTTTCCATCATGTTCGTATTTTTTATTAAAGATAACAGTATCACCATCGCTATTGTTAACATAGTACACTAGGGTTCTAAATTTTTGAGTTGATCCAATGTCAACGTGGGGAGCATTAAACATGCCTTCTTTATGCCCAGGAAATTGTGGAGTAAGACGAAGACGAATTCTAATAACCTCAACCACTTCAATACCTAATTTTAATTCTAAAAATCTAAGTATTGTTCTAAAGAACTCGTAATATTGTGACTGGACACGACCGTCTGAAAAACAAACATGCGCAAAGGCAAATGCGTCTGACACCCTAGGGTCTTCAAACGGCAATCCTGCATCTTTGTATCTATCTTCTGGAAATAACGAAATTGCCTCGGTCCAAAACCACGGCATTAGCTCAATAGTTTTTTGAATCTCGTTTTGGAACGCTTCTGGTAAAAAGTCATCTACAACTTGTGCAATATGACTTATATCTGTTAAAGTTCTATTCTCCATCGTCCTGCCCTATATTCACCTTCGAATGACTTGGTCCACATGACGCCATGCCATGCATACTGTACTCCAGTGTATATATTCGTTTGATAGAGCAAAACTTGAGATTTGTGAGTGCTATCAAATATTACGCTCCATTGATTGCCGTCCCACTCGATGATGTCGTTGGCCTTAGCTATAAAATCGTTGTCTGCGGTTGATTTCCATGCATCCGGGCCGTCTTCGTTGCCTTCTGCACCTATATCTTCTATAATTAAAAACCTATCCCCAGCTACTACATTTTGCATACCGTGCCCCGGCCATACTTTCTGGGGATCAATGATAGCGTCAAATGTACCCGGACTTGCCGGCCTGTTGCTTGACCCAGGATCATACTCTGAGTCAATATATTGTATTCTACCGTCACTATCAATTCCATAATTTTTTGGGTATGTATCAGGATCCCAGTTAATTGCAAGTATTGTAGGATCAAGTTGATTAACAGCAATTGTGCCAACAACTTCAGTGCCATCTTGCTGTACTAAAAATATTCTACTAGATCCAGCTTTGAGTTTTCCGGGATATTCTGCAAATAGCAAATCCCAACTTAAGGGCGGACCTTGCCGCACAGGAATTTCTAATGTAAGTCCTGCCGGAACAACATTTTCATTTTTACCTAATAATAATGCTTTACCGTTGTATACTTGTATGTGATAATTTGAAATTGTAATTCTATCTGATGACAACATTGAACCTAATGTTACTTCTGAACCGCCAAGAGGATTACCTAAACCGTCTACATACATATCATCATCAACTTCTGCACGTTCGTAAATACTAGCAATAATATTTGTAATAACACCAAGGTGCTTAACTTTAACCGGCGGACTAATCCAGATAGGTGTTTCTAAAGTCATTGTAGCAACGTCAATTGGTGTATCTGTTCCTACTGGAATAGATTTATTACTCCAGGTTAACGATGCTAATTCTAAAACAGTAAGGCTAGTCCAGTCTATGTAGTTGTCGCTAGTTTGTAATTCAAGACTAGGATTAAACAATACAAGAATTTGTTCAAGTATTTGTAATTTTTGATCAGTGCTAGTTGACCAAATATCAACCTTCATAGTTAATTTAAACGGAGTAGGCATTAACCGTTCTACTGTATAGTTTTTACCTTCTTGCGTTGTGTAACTATCTGGATCTGTAGAAGTATCAATTTCTCGTTCTCTAAAATGCATTTTCCCTACATAGGAAGAATCACTTAGTCTAGTACGATCAATGTCCAATCCAGATATATAAACACTAATTCTTGGAGCACTATTCACTGAATTTTCTGAATTATTGCGCATAATACTAGCTACTTGACGATCAGCATCACCATACATAACTGGTACGCGAACTAAACTACCATCACCGTACTTAACTACAAAGTTACTAAGTACACGAATAGTTTGTGTAATGTAACGTCTAATTTGACCATCATAAAAATGTTGCATTATAGATCCGCCTTAGGTCGAAGAGCTTTACTAAGACTCTGTCTTACTTCTTCTCTATTATTGTATAAACCAACACTCCAAATTCCAGTCTCGGGTATTACAATTTGATCACCGTTTATAATCGGCAACGTGATTCTAACTTTATCACTTACCACTAGTGTAACTGGGTTGGTATATGAATATGATGACAGTATATTTGAATAGTCGGCTGTTGAGAACCCTAGAATAACAACTGATAATTTTAATCGAATATACGGTGCTGTTGCATAATCAATAATAGTATCTATAACAATATCACCACGCTCTAAGGCAACTGAATCAATAATACTAGTTGGTTCATTATAAATGTATTCAGTATTATTAATAAATCCGGTTTTCAAAGTTTGACGATTACTGTCATTAGTCATTGACATGCGCACAGCATCTTCAATTTTTGTCCAACGACTACCATTGAATCGAAATAATCTGTTTGGTAAAAAATCAGTACGCAAAAAGAAATCATCAGTAACGGCTCCTTCGGGAAATTGAATTCCATGACCAAAATCGTGACCGTTTACCGGGAACCCATCACCAACTAGATATCCAGTGTAGCCTGTTCTAACCGGCCTAGCACTACTTTCTTGTGCGGTAATAGTACTATTACTAGCATCAAAATTAGTAGCATCAGCAGTATTTAAAATTGGTTTGCCATCTGTTCCAACAGCTAGTGTATAAAATTGTCTAGTCTCATATCCGCTCTTGGGAGCATCAACTTCTGCTTGTTGCAAGATTCTATCATTAATTTCTAATTCTTTTGCGCGAGTACTTAAAATACTTTCTAACGTATTGTTGTATTCACTAAAGAAACTAGTGTTTGGTGGAACATTGCCTGTGGTATCTGCTGTAACAGTATATAGTGTTCCATTATATCTAATAATTTCACCAGCATGATATGTAACTTCAGGATCATAATCCCCAGCAAATTTATCAAGGTCGGCACCTGCTGGCATGTTAAGAATATCAGCAAATTGTTGATTGTTTGTAAGTTTCTTAAGTTTTAATCTGTATAAATGAGGATACCATGTAGCTGAGAATCCCTCGCTAGCCCGCCCCACGTCTTCAATTACAAAGTATCTAGGAAGACTTATATCTGCATCACCAAGCGCAAACTGATCTCTTAAATGTGGTAATTCAACTACGTCACCACTCATAGGTTTACGACCAATATATTTGATAAAATCGTTAATATGCACTGTCATGAATACAGTGTCTTGGTCTAAGAATAAACCAAACTGACTTAGGTTAAAGTCGATATTTGCAACATTATACAGGCCACGAATACGATAAATTTCTGTACCATATTTTCTATCACGGTTTTCTAAGAACAACAAATCTTGAATATTTGCCACGTTTTGAGTGGTATAAATTGGTTGATCTAAGGTACCGTTAGTGGGATTTTTAGGCCCTAGGTATTTGTGCAAATATACATCAGTACCGCCAACCTGAAACATTTCAGAAATTTGGCGATCTATAAATTTATAGTCCTGCCCTCGTTCGGGCTTATACAGTGAGAGTCTTGGCATATGATATTTATCGTTAGCTAAATATGAATGGAGAGTAAAAAATGTCAGATTCCACCTCATTAATTGAACGTAACAAAGTGTTTGAGTATGTTAAAGACATGCTAGGCGACGGCATGATCGAAGTAGAGCTAGATCCTAAACATTACGAAACGGCACTTAATCGTGCTATAACACGTTTTAGACAACGTAGCAGTAATGCTGTTGAAGAAAGCTATATGTTCTTAGAACTTATACAAGATCAAAACGAGTATAGGCTTCCTGATGAAGTTGTAGAAGTACAAAGCATTTTTAGACGTGCAATTGGTAGCCGTAGTGGTTTGGGTGCAGGCGGAACATTGTTCGAGCCGTTCAACTTGGCGTACACAAACACCTACTTGCTATCAGGCACTATGATGGGTGGACTAGCAACCTACGAGTTATTTGCTGGATACCAAAAGTTAGTAGGGCGTATGTTTGGTAGCTATATCGAATTTAAATGGAAATCGCAAAGCCATATTTTAACTATCTTACAACGCCCGTTTGCTCAAGGTGAACAAATTTTAATTCGATGTCATAATTATCGCCCAGATTGGGTATTGCTAACTGATATCTATGCAAAGCAGTGGTTATACGATTATACTCTAGCAGTTTGTAAACTAATGCTAGGTGAAGCACGTAGCAAATTTGCCAGTATTGCTGGCCCTGGCGGTGGCGGTATTACAATGAACGGTACGGCTTTGCTATCAGCTGGCAAAGAAGAACTAACCGCCCTGGACAAAGAAATTGACAATATGGTTTCGGGCGGAACTCCGTTAACATTTGTAATTGGCTAATAAATAATTTGACCCCTGTGCAAAAGTGTTATATACTAACACAACTTACAGGGGATTCTTATGATTATTGGCGTATGCGGATTTATTGGCAGTGGTAAAGATACTATTGCAGACTATCTAACTAACTTCCATGGTTTCCGACGAGAAAGCTTCGCCAACAGTTTAAAAGATGCAGTAGCCCACGTATTTGGTTGGGACCGTACTATGCTAGAAGGGCGCACAAAAATGGCCCGTGAATGGCGAGAACAAGTTGATCCATGGTGGGCAGAACGTTTGATGATGCCTAACCTTACTCCACGTTGGGTGTTACAATTCTGGGGAACTGAAGTTTGTAGGCATGGATTTCACGACGATATCTGGATTGCCAGCGTAGAAAACAAACTCCGTAATAGCAAGGACGATATTGTCATTTCAGACTGTCGTTTTCCTAACGAAATCAAATCAATTAAAAATGCCGGCGGCATTGTTATTTGTGTAAAACGTGGTGATGATCCAGTTTGGTATCAAGATGCGTGTGATATGAATGCCGGCGATCGTTGTATGAATTATATGATAGCAAAAACTCGTATGCAAAACCTAGGTATTCATGCTAGCGAAACAGCCTGGGTTGGCACTAAATTTGATGCGGTATTAACTAACGATAGTACAATAGATGAGTTGTTTGCTAAAGTTAAAGATCTGGTACAAGATCCCCTTGTCGCCAGCGAACACCTTCCTTATGCAGGACTCGAGCACAGTTAGAACAAACTGTTTTTAGATTAGCAGGACGGCAATTATCAAGATTGCCGTCCACGTGAAATACACTAAAAACTTCTTGGTGTGGTGATTTAAATCCGCATTTGTCACAGACTGGTTTTATCTTATAACCAGCCCTAGACCATCTTGGTATTCCGTGATATGTTCCGTGTGCTAAACATTGTTCACACAAACTACGGTAATAGATTTTGTTGTTTTTTTTATAATTAACAGCACAAGGCCTTTGGCCACATATACATAACGGTCTCATACTGTATTTAAAAAAACTAAACCTTTTTGACCCCTTTTTTGAATGGTATAACAAGTACAAAAAGTCAAAATCCTATAAATACATGTAGAAATAGTATTCATTGGAGATCAACAAATGGCTCAATTAAGTTCACCAGGCGTAGCAGTTACAGTAATAGACGAATCGTTCTATACACCGTCTGCACCTGGCACAACCCCTTTAATTATCGTCGCTTCTGCCGAAGGCAAGCAAAATGGTTCAGCAACAGGAACCGCACTTGGTACAGTAACAGCAAATGCTGGCAAGGTTTATTTACTAACAAGCCAGAAAGATTTAGCAGATACTTTTGGTACACCAGTATTTAAAACTGATGCTAATAACAATCCTATTCATGCTGGTGAACAGAACGAATACGGATTACAAGCCGCATATAGTTATTTAGGTGTAAGTAATCGTGCTTTTGTAGTACGTGCAGATATTGACACTACCCAGCTAGATGCTAGCGCAGAACCGCCAGCAGGCGAACCAGAAAATAATACTTACTGGTTTGAAACTGACGCAACAAACTACGGTATTTTCCAGTGGAACAGCGATAGCCAATCAGTATCCGGCGGTCAAACATTTACTGTACAATATCCAATAGTAATTACAAACGCATCAAAATTATCATCTGGTGCTGGCAGTGCTCCTAAGGCTAGTATCGGCGCAGCCGGTGATTATGCTATTGATGCTACAACAACATCCATTACATTATATTTTAAAAACACTAGCGGTGAATGGCATGAAGTTGGATCAGACTTATGGGCTAAGAGTTGGGCAACTGTACGTGGTACAGCATCTAACCCAACACTAAATGCCGGTTCTATTATAATCAATGGTAGTACTGTAAACATTGGCGCCGCAACTGTTTTAGGTGACGGCGTAAGTGCCGGCCTTGTTAAAAACATCAATGATGCAAGCATTCTAGGTGTTACAGCAGCCAAGGTAAACGGTAGATTAGAACTTTATTCTACAGGCAATGGCAATAATATTGTTATTAGCGGTTCTGGAACCGGCATAACTAGCGTACTTTACCAACTTGGATTAATTAGTCAAGCTTCACAATCAGGTGCAACATTAACATTTAAAGCCCCTGCATTGAATATTAAGCCACATACTGATATTCCTAATTTTAAGAGAACTACAGAAGTGTACAATAACGGTAATGCAACTGGTTCAGTTTGGGTTAAGACAACAACTCCTAACTTAGGTGCAAACTGGAAGGTACGTTATTACAATTCAGCTTCGGCAGCTTGGGTTGACTCAAGGGCTCCATTATATGCAGACAATGCTACAGCCCTTGCAAAATTAGACCCAACCGGCGGCGGCATTAATTTAGCATTGAATTCATTATATGTTAAGTTTGACGATGCAGAACAAGGTACAAATGGTGCCGGCGATATCATGGCTAACTTTAAGTTGTTCTATCGCAACGGTGTTGGCGCTACAACTCTTAAAACTACAAGTTTCATAAGTGGTGGATTTGCCGAAGACGACGTTATAAACTTTACAATTAGCGAATCTTTAAAAGGCAGTACAGAATTATCTGGTCCAAGTTTAGCGATTACATTTACAGCACTGGGCGATAGCACAGACGGTGAAACACTAGCTGAAGAAATTGGTCTAGCAGGATTAACTAATATACTTGCAGAATACGATGCAACATCGGGTATTGTAACAATTAGCCACAAATTAGGCGGTGATTTTAGAATTACAGATAACGGAGCCACACTAGACTCGATTATGGCCGTAGGCACTACTGCACATTTATATGATGATCCAAGCGGTGATGCAACTTATCAAGTATCATTATGGTCTTCAACTATTGCTGGCGTGGGATTTGCAGTAGCAACCCCAACTGAGCCAACAACACTTCCAGCCGATGGACGTTTATGGTACAACTCAATGATTGACGAAGTGGACATTATGATCCATAACGGTACAACATGGGTTGGGTATGCCAACTTTGACCAAACAGCAGTAGGTGGCCCAGCAACAGATCCAGCAGGTCCATTTGTACGTGCTAGTAAGCCAACAGCGGCTGATCGTACAGACGGCGAAACTGAACTAGCCCACGGTGATATTTGGGTCGACACTAGTGATTTAGAAAATTTCCCAAAGATCTACAAATTCAACTATGTAACTAAGAAATGGGTGGCAGTTGATAATTCTGATCAAACAACAGAAGATGGAATTTTATTTGCTGATGCACGTTGGTCAGGTGCAGGCAACGATATTGAATCGGACTCAATTGCTAATCTATTGACATATAATTTCTTAGACTTTGACGCTCCGGATCCTGCACTATATCCAAAAGGTATGTTGTTATGGAACCTACGCAGAAGCGGTTTCAACGTTAAGCGTTTTGTACGTGATTATATTGACACAACTGAAACTAACTATAGAATTGGTGGCGCCGGTGGCGATCCGATGACAGAATACTATCCACACCGTTGGGTAAGTGAAGCTGGCAATCAAGAAGATGGCAGTGGTACATTTGGTCGCAAGGCACAGCGTAAAGTTGTTGTACAAGCACTACAAGCATTAGTTAACAGCAACCAACAAATCCGTGATGAAGAATCACGTGTGTTTAACTTAATTGCTTGCCCAGGATATCCAGAACTAATTGGTGAAATGGTCAGCTTGAACTACGATCGTGGTCTAACAGCATTCGTAGTTGGAGATACACCTGCTCGTTTAACACCAGATGCTACAACATTAAGCAACTGGGGTAATAACTTAGCAGGAGCGTTAGAAGATAACGATGGTGGTTTAGTTAGCTTTGACGAGTATTTAGGTTGTTTCTATCCATGGGGTTTCACAAGTGATAACTTAGGTAACAACGTAGTTATTCCTCCAAGCCACATGATGCTACGCACTATTGCACTAAGCGATAACGTTTCTTATCCATGGTTTGCACCGGCAGGAACACGTCGAGGCGGTATTACTAACGCAACAGCAGTTGGTTATATCACTAGCGAAGGTGAATTCCAATCAGTTGCATTGAATAACGGCCAGCGTGATACGCTAGCAAGTGTTAAGGTTAATCCATTAACATTCATTACAGGAACAGGTCTTGTTAACTACGGACAATACACTCGCGCTAAGAATGCAAGTAGTTTAGATCGTATTAACGTAGCACGTTTAGTAATTTACTTACGTAGACAGTTTGCGCAGTTGGCAAAACCATATGTATTTGAACCAAACGACAAAATTACACGAGACGAAATTAAACAAGCCGCAGAAAGCCTATTGTTAGAATTAGTAGGACAACGTGCATTGTATGATTACCTAGTAGTGTGTGACGAATCAAACAACACACCATCTAGAATCGATCGTAGTGAACTATATCTAGACATTGCAATTGAGCCAGTAAAAGCAGTGGAGTTTATTTACATTCCATTACGCTTGAAGAATACTGGTGAGATCAAAGGCCTAGGCAAATAAACGGAGCATAAGAATATGTCAATTGCATCATTATCGAGATTTACAGTACCGTTAGCTTCAGGACAATCAGCAGCCTCACAAGGTATGTTGATGCCAAAGCTAAAATATCGCTTTAGAATTATGTTTGAAAACTTTGGCGTTTCATCAGGTACTACAGAACTAACCAAACAAGTTGCTACAGCAGTTCGACCAACTGTCACGTTTGCTAACCAAACTATTGGTGTTTATAACTCAACTGTTAACTTTGCCGGCAAACCAGTATGGTCATCTATGGCTATCAAATTACGTGATGATGTAACTGGTGCTGTAAGCAAACTAGTTGGTGAACAGCTACAAAAGCAGTTTGATTTCTTTGAACAAAGTTCAGCGGCGTCAGGCGGTGACTATAAGTTTACTATGCGTGTTGAAATGTTAGACGGCGGCAACGGCGCAACAACTCCACAAGTTTTAGAAACTTGGGAATGTTACGGTTGCTACATACAAGTGTCAAACTACGAAGCATTAGACTATACTGTACAGACACAAGCAGAAATTACTTTAACAATTCAGCCAGACAACTGTGTACAAATTGGCGCTACTGCTGGAGTTGGTACACCTAACTTCAAACAAACACGTAGCACAAACATTACCGGCGGCGGCGGCCAGATCGGTTAATAATTAGCCCACATGATGTGGGCTTTTTATTGACTGTGTATTAACTGCGTAGTTTATTATTTAAATAAATATTGTTATGGCATTCATACCTAGTCAACATTTAAATCTTACTGAGGCAACTCAGTTGCGTGATCAACAACACGCGGCTCGTTTGTTCTCCGATGACGGTTTTAGATTATTACCTAAAACTAAATTTCTATACCATGTAGCGTTTAATATAAATCCTGCGGCGTTGAAGAGTATTGATCTTATACAGCGCCACAGAAATGAAATTAACATGTTAGTTAAAAGTGTAGACTTACCTTACTATACTATTAGTACTGAAACGTTAAATCAATATAATAGAAAGAAAAATGTGATGACAGGTCACAAGTATAATAATTTAAACATTAAATTCCATGACGATAATATGGGGCTAATAAATCAACTGTGGCAAAATTATTACAGCTATTATTTTGCTGATTCAACCCAAGCACAAAATGCTGGCGCATATAATAGAACAGCTACAAAAAATTCTAATTACATTTCTGGTAACTACGGGTTTGATAACGGCAGTATCCTACCGTTTTTTAATTATATAACCATTTATCAATTAGCAAGACACGAATACGTTAGTTACAAATTAATTAATCCTATTTTTGCCAGCTGGAATCATAATCCATTAGATTCTGCTCAAGGAACACAAGTTAACGACAATACTGCCGTAATTCAATACGAGGCAGTGGCTTATGGGTCAGGACAGATATCTGCAGGTGATCCAGAAGGCTTTGGAATAGAGCACTATGATACAACACCTAGCCCGTTACAAGGCGGTGCAGGATTAACAACAGCAAGTCCGTCTTTTGTAAGCAACGGCGCTGTACAAAACAACGGACAAGCCTTTTTAGATAACTTAACATCAACTGTCAATGGTTATCAAAATACAAAAGAGCCTGGCACCCAAGGTACCCCGGGACTATTGTCTAACTTAGTAAAATCTGCCCAGCAGGGCGTGAGCGGCATACAGGGTATTGCATTTCCAGTAGCAAATGCAATAACTAATACAATTGCCGCATTACCAGTTAAATTAGGTTAACAATATGCCATCTATAAATTTACCTTACAACAACATAAATGACAGCAGTACAGAAGTTAAAAGTTTCTTTGACAAGTTCTTTGTTAATCAAATCAGCTTTCCAAGTAACCAAATTGATGCAATTGTAGGATTCTTTTTAAAACATGGATTTGATGCAGAAAGTGCTAGAAGTACAAGTATTGTATTATTAAATCAAGCTAGAGTTGATAATGTAAACGTATTTGAATTAGTTGATTCATTAAAAAAATTAACTGAGATTCAATTAAGCCAAGTAGTTGCACAGGTACTAAATGCTTATAGAGAAAAAACTAGTTTACTAGGTTATAGAATTGCACCATTAGTTGATACCTACGAATCACGAAACATATTAATTTAATATGGCTTCAAAATTTGCGCAAGGTAAATTCACAATGACTCGACCTGACAAGTATGTTGGTACAAAGATGCCAACGTACCGATCAAGTTGGGAATGGAGTTTTATGAGATTTTGTGATACAAACAAAAGTGTACAAAAATGGGCTAGCGAAGCAATCAGTATACCTTACAGAGACCCGCTCACTAATAGAAATACAATATATGTGCCAGACTTTTTTATACAGTATGTAGATAAGAAAGGCAAGATGATTGTTGAATTAATCGAAATTAAACCAGCTAGTCAAACAATTTTAGAGCGTGTTGGGAAAAACAAATACAACCAAGCACAGTTCGTTAAGAATCAGGCAAAGTGGGCGGCCGCGTCACTTTGGTGTCGTCAACAAGGTATAAAATTCCGTATACTTAACGAAAATGATTTATTCCAGCAGACTTAATTGGCATAAGTAATTGCATGCCACATCAAGATCGCTCATCCATATCGTGTTTTAAACAAATCAATCCAGAATTTCAATATAAGATTATTAAATGGTACGAAGTTGGAATCCTTGGCATAGGTACAGGCGGAAATCCGTTTTTTGATCTCTCTGATATTATTAACGTCGACTCTACCCAAGCTAGAGACGTTGAACAAGAGCTATTACAAATTATAAAAAATCCTAAAGTATCTCATCACGCATACAACAGCACATACGTGCCTGAAGATATTAACAATCAAAAATATTTAACTTACTATGTATGGAGAGCTGAACAATACATTCCCGAAAATATTAGAGCTTCTTTAAAAACAAATATAGAAATAACCTCTTATGTATACAATACTGGTTTAGCAAAGCCTAGTTGGAATAATATGACGTTTATTATGAGGCCAAATCTTAATTCTAGAAATGCATCGGGGGCTGTTGACTTTACAAAAATTCAGTCTAACGGAGAAAGGATTGAAAACACTCCATTGCTTGACAATTGGATTAAATCGTGGAACATTTTTGATGAGATAGGAAGAATTGTAATTTTTGAAAATTCTAAAAACAATCCAGTTTGTATACACCGAGATAGTGGATTATTACCTAGTAAGATGCATCATATTTCAATTCAATTTACTAAAAACAGGCCTGCTTTTGTATACGATGAGATAAAGAAAGAAAAAATCTATTATAATTGCCCAGTGTATACATTTAATGCCGCTGATAATCACGGTGTAGATACTGAAAGCGAAAATAAATTTACATTAAGAATAGACGGTGTGTTTAATTCAGAGTTTTGTAAAAAATTAGGATTAATAGACGGATATATTTGGACCTCACAATATAAGAGCGGATCTAAACTTAAAGATATACAGATTTTTGAACCTGACGAACGGCCCTAACTGATAAGTATTAGTATGAAAAAACTTGAAGAAATTTTAAATCTGCCAGCTAGTAAAGAACTTATCAAAGCAGAAGAAAAGAAAAAGCAAAAAGATATGGCCGCAAAGCCAGAAACTTTTTTACGTAGTATGGAAGAATTTGACAAAATATCTGCTAGTTTACCACAAGTTAAAGGACTGGGAGATATTGCTGATGCAGAATTAGATGCACTTGCTCAACGTGCTACCGATGCATATGATGACCTAATGGACTTGGGCATGAACGTAGAAGCACGTTATTCAAGCAGGATTTTTGAAGTAGCAGGCGGCATGCTTAAGAACGCTATTGATGCAAAATCAGCTAAAATTGACAAAAAACTTAAGATAATTGAGCTTCAATTAAAAAAGCAAAAGTTAGATCAGGATGCTATTGGCGGAGAAGATCCCGGAATTAACATCAACGGTGAAGGATTTATTGTTACTGATCGTAATAGTTTAATTGAAAAATTAAAGAATATGAAATAAATATAGTAACAGGAATGTACAATGAAATCATTTAAAGAATACCTAACAGAAAGCAAAAAAGTTTACGAATTTAAAATAAGATTTGCTGGCGAAATTAAACCAGAAAGTCTTAAAAAAATTAAAATGGCTTTAGAGCAATATAAACTTGAAAATTGCTCAGCACCTCGCAGAACCCCGATTCAAGAAAGTCCAATTGACTTCCCATCTTTAAAGAATACCAATGTTACTATTTTTGATGTTACATTAGCATATCCTACAACTAGTTTACAAGTTAAAAATGCTATTGCTAGTGCTGGATTCACTGATAGTAAAATTAGTGTAAGAAATTTAAAAGAAGAAGAAGAAGACGAACTTAATCATGAACATGACAACAAGTCAGGTGAAACACTATTAGGTAAAGATTACGAAGCAAATAATGATGGACAATCTTTAGTTGGTGAAAAACAAAAGATGGCATTATTAAAAGAATTAAGCAAATCTAAACATACCGGCAAAGAATATACCGGAGTCAACGATCAACTACTAGCAAAATCTGCACACAGAGAGTATGCTAAAGAGTCAAAGACTACAAAGAAAACAACAAGTACCGTAGGCAGCAAGAAAGTTAAATTGCCCACTACTAAAGGATTATAATATGAACTTTCAAGACCTACTAACAAAAATTAAAAACATTGATGAAGGTAAATCAATGGAAGAGTGCGGAATGCCATTACCGGGTATTTCAATTGGAGGACCTAGGCCAGAGCAAGCTGATTCAGTAACAATGAATGTCAGCATGAATGGCAGTGGCGCAGGTGGTATCCGTGATTTAATGGGCATTTTAAAAAACATCGAAGACAGAGACCATAGTATAAGCCCAGCTGATATGCACGGCGATGACGAAATTATCATCGGCAGTACTAGCAAGTTTGATTCTCAAATGCAAGATCTAGAAGACGGATATGCTAACGAACCAAATCCTACAACTACCGGTACAAATATAATTGACGGCGACGATTTAGCCAGTGACGGTAGAGAAGCACATAAAGTTAACGGTGGTGGGAACCCGATGCACGAATCATTAGTTGAAAAATTATCAGCTATGTACAACGACATTAAAGAAGCTAAAGAAGATAAATTTGATGCACTAAAACATGTTAAGGATCCTACCAAAGGTGAGAAGACAGCAGCCAAAGATGTCAAACGTGGTAGCTATGCTGACCGTGCGGCCATGTTAAAATCAGCAGAAGCTGATGGTCGGCTAAAAGGCTAACTATTTTCTAGTATCCAAAAAAGGGCCTTTATGGCCCTTTTTTTATGTAAATAAGCATATGGCAAAATCACTCGACGGCGTCTTAACCAAAAAAGCGCACACAAAAGAAAAGTTTAGCGAAGACCAAGTTACGCACTTATTGAAGTGTGCTGACCCCGATTACGGCTATTTGCACTTTGCCCAGAACTTTTTTCATATCCAGCATCCTGTAAGAGGTAAAATGAAATTTCAGCCTTTTGAATACCAGGAACGATTGTTGGGCAGTTATCACGATTTTCGATTCAATATCAATATGCTACCCCGTCAGAGCGGCAAGACAACATGCGCATCAGCATACTTGCTATGGTACGCTATGTTTCATCCTGATCAAACAATTCTAGTCGCCGCGCACAAATACACAGGCGCCCAGGAAATTATGCAACGTATTCGTTATGGATACGAATTATGCGAAGATTTCATACGCTGTGGTGTTGTTAGTTATAACAAACAAAGTATAGAATTTGACAACGGATCACGAATTGTTGCGCAGACAACAACAGGTACAACAGGTCGTGGTATGTCTATATCATTACTATATTGCGATGAGTTTGCATTTGTGCAACCGAACATTGCGGAAGAGTTTTGGACTTCAATATCCCCTACACTAGCAACTGGTGGCCGTGCAATTATTACAAGCACACCAAATTCAGACGAAGATACATTTGCTACTATATGGAAAGAATCAAAAGATTTGTTTGATGTGTTTGGCAACGAACGTACTGATGGATTAGGCCGTAATGGATTCCACGGATTTCGAGCTGAATGGCACGAACACCCTGATAGAGATGATAAATGGAAAGAAGTTGAAATGGGTCGTATCGGTGAAGAAAAGTTCCGTCGAGAATATGGTTGTGAGTTTTTAATCTTTGATGAAACATTAATTAGTTCTATTAAACTAGCAGAACTGGTAGGAAGAGAGCCGCAGTTTAAAACAGGACAAGTTCGCTGGTATAAGAAGCCAACGCCGGGAAACATTTATCTTATTGGCCTAGATCCTAGTTTAGGAACAGGAGGCGACTTTGCGGGTATACAGGTATTTGAGTTACCTAGCATGATTCAATGTGCTGAATGGCAACATAATTTAACTATTGTACAAGATCAAGTTAAATTATTTAGAGATGTAATTAGATACATTAAAGAAGAAATTGGCGAAGAATACAACGATAATATCTACTGGAGTGTTGAAAATAACACAATCGGCGAGGCGGCCCTAGTTGTTATTGCTAACCTAGGTGAAGAAACATTTCCCGGATTATTCCTAAGCGAGCCTGTTCGAAAAGGGCATGTACGTAAATTCCGCAAAGGATTTAATACTACCCATGGCAACAAAATATCAGCTTGTAGTCGTTTAAAGTACTTTATTGAAGAAAATAAAATGACAATACACAGCAAAACCCTATTAAGTGAACTTAAAACATTCATTGCTTTGGGTGTTACGTTTAAAGCTAAAGACGGACAGCATGACGACTTAGTATCTGCACTACTGCTGATTGTACGTATGACTGTAATTTTAGCCGAATGGGATCCGGGAGTTTTTGAAAAACTTACAATAGAAGCAACAGCCGACGAAGATTGGGAAGCACCGTTGCCTATATTCATTTCTAGTAACTAAGCATAAATATAACATGGACGCAAATTTAGATAAGATCGCTAAAGATTTGTATGGAAAGATACAAACACGTTTCCCCAACATCAAGATTGGGGACGAAAATGCCGCTGTATTAAGCAAAAAAGAAGATATTCCTAAAGCTCGATTTTTTGAATTCGAGTACACCGAAGACGGTGAACCTTTGGGAACTATTGCTATTACATTAGATGCCGATGACGGAATTGTGGTGCAAGTAAGTGGAGATTTAGTCAACGATGACGACGATACTACACATCATAATGCTTATAAATTCATCCGTAGTTTTAGACAATTTGCTAAAGATAGACTCTTAAATTTTGATGTACAAAACATTGGAAAGAGTAATATGGATAAACGAGATTACGAGTTTCAAGCAAAACGTAAGGAAGAACCAGTTATGCCTCAAGAACCAGTTATGGAAAGTAAAATGTACGGCAATGCTAGAATGAGCTACCAAGATCTAGGGGAAGCGAGACTAGTGGTTAAGCATACACAACCAATCAATTTAGATTTGGCTGCTGGCCGCACTATGCACATTGACAGTATATATGTTGAAAACAATCAAGGCGAACGGTTCCGTTATCCTTACAAACATTTAAATGGTGCTCGTGCATTGGCAGAACATATTAAAGCTGGTGGTAATCCATACGATGCTATTGGTAAACATATTTGCAATTTGTCAGAAGAGCTTGCAAGTCTGCGTAAGTTTAAAGGATATGTTAATCGCCAAGAACAAATCAGCGAAGCAATGGGTAATGTAACAGAGCGTGTTATTGAGCGCATTGAAGAAATTAAAGAAACTATTCACAAATTACAACGCCCGGCATATTACCAATCATTTGTAGAAGCATTTGAAGAACAAGAAGAACAAATGATTCCCGAAGCAGTTGCAAACGATCTAATCGATCGTTTGACTATCCGAACATTTAACGAAGAACTAAAAGCAGTATTTCCATACATTTATAAGTTTGTTGACGAGTCCGAGTTGCCTGTGTTAGAACTCAATGCTGAAGATTTAGTTGATGAATCATTTAAAACTGAGACTGCAATAAAAACAGATTGGCATCACCGTTATAAAGAACATAAAAAACGTCATGATGATTATTTTAACAGTGACACACCCGATGAAGATTCTGCTTCAAAAGCAGGTAAATCAGCTAGACATGCGGCCAAACAACACGAAATAGAAACAGGCAAAAAGATTCCCGGTGCAGAAGAGTTTGACGTATATGAAAGTTTAAATCTCGAGTTAGCATACGAAAACTTTATGAATAATATTATTCGTGAAGATAAAGATGAAATTTTTAGTCCTAATAAAGATGCACAAAACGCCGCCATTGAAAAATTAAATCAAATTCTTTCTAAAGAATTAAAAGGTGGCCCAGAAGGTGTTAATGCAATTGAAAGTTTACGTGGCCTAATTGACGACGTAGAATTTTTAAATTCATTACGTGATATTGATCCAGATTTAGATGTACGTCCTTTAGTACAGCAATTTATTTTACAAAGAGATCCAGACATTGCAACACGTATACATTTTGATGGCGGCAATCCTGAAGTACAACAACCTCCTGCTCCTGCGGCAGCACCGGCTCCGGCCCCAGTTCCAGCGGCAACTGAACCTGCTCCTGCATTACCAGGCGGTCCAGAAGCGGTAGCAGATGGCGGCGCATTAGGTGCAACACCCCCAGCAACAGAACCAACACCTCTACCAGAAAGCGAAGATCCACCGTTTGATCCTGATCCTCCTAGAAAGAATCCTATTGCTAAAGCCGGTAAGCATGGATTAGGACACAGTACTGCTAAACATCTAGCACATCAAGGTATGGCCAAAGCAATTAAGAAAGCTAAAGACGCAGGCGCAACTCTTGATACTAAAATGGATCTTGGATCTAGAGAAATTACATTACACGATGCTATTAAAGAATCTGGCATGAGTCCAGAAGACTTTGGATTTGACGGCGAGATAGTAGACGGTCTTCATGAGATGATGAAATTTATCTCTGGATTCTACAATAAAGAAAACGGTACATTCCCACTTGGCGCTGAAAGAATTAAAATTAAATTAAAGAAACAGTTTGAAGACGGTGCATTTGGGGAAGTTAACCCAGAAGAGTTAACAAGAGTCATGAAATTTATTGACATGAAAGATCCTGGTAGCGCACACAATCAACATGTTGATATTATTCGTTTAGCAGGCGTACCAAATCATAATATTGAAGTTGACGAAGCAGGCGCAGACCCTCGTTTAGACCAGCTCAATGCGTTGATTGCTAAATTACAAGGCCCGCATTCATCGAACACTAATACATCTACTAACTCATCTACTAGCACAGGCACAATTAACGGTCAACCTGCATCTTATGATGATGTAATGGGCAAATTTAACGACATGGCTAATTCATCAGGTGATCTAGGAACTAAATTTAACGACATGGCTAAAAACATGAAACTTAAATTTGGAGATGAAGAATTAGATTTTAATAATCCAGATGATATGGCTAAAAAAATTCAAAAATTGGTTGGCGGTCAATTTACGAATGCTCAACAAGGTATGCCCAACCAGAACATCCAATTCCCAGGAGGACAAATGAATCCTGCGGAGTTAATGAAATCAATACTATCAAAATTACCAAAGAATTAAGGAAAAATTATGAATACATTTAAAGGTTTAAGACATTATATTGATATTGTCAATGAAGCAAACGTAGTATCTGGATCTGGGGTTCCTGTAACAAGCGGCTCCGGTGCTCCTGTAACTACTGGCACTCCTGCTCCTGTGGCAGCACCAGCTGGGCCGGCAAATCCATGGACTAACGATCCTGCTAAGGCAGCGGCTTGGTCTAAGCTAACACCAGAAGACCAAAAATGGTTAGGTGGTGCTGATCCTACTGATAAATTTATTCTTGCTCGTGCTCCTAAGAAAGGCGCGGCAGCTCCTGCGGCAGCTCCTGCGGCAGCTCCTGCGGCAGCTCCTGCGGCAGCTCCTGCGGCACCAGCACAGTCTCCAGAACAATTGGCAGCGGCACAAAAAGCTAACGGTGTTGATCCTGCAACCGGTCAGAACGTAACAATGCCAAATGGTATTAATCCAGAAACAGGCGCCCCAACTACAGTAACAGCTGGTGCTCCTGCGGCACAACAGGCAGCTAGACCTAGAGTTCCAGCTAAGTCTGATCCGGCAGTGTTAAAAATTCAGCAAGACTTAATTGCTAAAGGCGCAAAAATTAAAGCTGACGGTGTTATGGGTCCAGCTACTCAGGCAGCTCAGAAACAATTTGGCGGCCAAGGCACAAGGCCAACACCAGCACCTGATTATTCAAACGGAAACCCAATGGTGACGCAAAGTGGCATGGATTTTTCAGCAGGTAATTTTGAAGAATCTGTTACGTACAGAGAAGATCAAACATTAGCACGTATTGTAGAACTAGCAAGGAAATAATATGAAATCGTTACGCGAATATATTGATATAATTAAAGAAGCTGATGGTGTAACTAATCCATGGCCGGCTGGAACTCCACA